CCAGTTAAGGCACATCCGTTACTACCATTACCGCCGTTGCCTGTATCAGCACCAGGCACACCAGAACCAGCATATTGAATAGTTCCGTCAACCCATCCATTTATTGTACTGGCACTATCAATTGCAGTGCCCGGAGAGGCAATCCACAATCCAGTTATTCCAGTACTACTGTTTAAACTGATGTCAAAGTTAGCAACAGTTGCCCTTCTAAAAGCAAAAGTAAAATACTGTGTTCCTGATCTACCTGTGTTTAAATCAGGACCTGCTGGCAGATACCCACTGCTTAAATCTGTACTAAAATGTTTAAGTGTTCCCCAACGTACAACTGCTTCGCTTGTACCAGCAATGGTTTCCGCTCCAGTCCACACATTTCCTGTATACCAATCTTGATCTGCAAAGGTTGGATTGTCGGCAGCACTTCCTAATCCTTCAATTCTCAAACCATCGTCATCGTACACACTTCCAAGAGAATCACTGACTGGTATGTTTCCTTCGTCAAATCCTGACAAACTAGCACTATAAATCTGTATGTACTTGTCTGTCACATTAACAATTGAACTAGATCCATTAACATTAAACATCTGACTGTCTAGATAGCCGACTGCTCTTGCACTGCCATTTATACTAAGTGTGATGTTTCCTAATTGTTGCGGAGATGCTACTCCAACATCAGCATCAACTATGCCAGCAGTAACAAAACTTGGAGTACCGTCGATATCACCATAGGTTTTGGTTTGAGTTCCAATAATACTACCAGTGGTGCTTTCTGCTAAGGTACCAGTTGTAAATTGTATTGGTTGAGTTGTGTTTCTATATGTTTGTCCTGTGAGATTCGATACTTCTAAACCTGTAATAGTAACTGCCGGAGAGCCTGTATTGTAATATGGAACTCCTGAAATATATCTATAGGTTCCTGCAGTTTGTTCTGCAATAGTTGCGTTTCCTTGCACAACTGTCGGAACGTCTGTCATGTCATCTTTAACAAAGTCTACTAGATTAGTATCACCAGCAGTTGTATGACTAAGTTTTGCATCGTTATAACCTACACTTATACCGCTTAGAGCACGTTGCCAACGTGCATCAAAAACTTTTGCAAATCCTGTTGGATAGGTACTTGCACTTATTTCATCGTGTGCATCACCATCGTTTACAACTATAAGATCTGTATAGGTACCTGCAGCATCTCCGTCTGGAGTAAAAGTTACATTACCAGCTTCACTGCCGTTGAACACTGCTGATAAATTTCCTGAAATAGCAGTATTAGCATCAGTAATATTGTTTGTGTTGATTGTTGTAGTTGTGGTATATCTAGTGACACTACTACCTGCGGAAACTATGTTTCCGCCACTGTTATCAGTTGCATTAGCTGCCAATAATGGACTTGTGCCTTGGCTTGCGTCTTGCAAACTAAGAGTCTTTCCGCTTAGTGCAGTTGGTGCAGTCGGGTTTGCATTAATTGTAATATAATTTGTTTTTGTTTCTGTATCTGTTTGTGCAATACTTACAGGAGTTCCTGATGATGTAAGAACAACTGTAAAACTACTAACAGTTCCATAACTGTTTGTAATATTTGCGGCTCCTGGTGTTCCTGCACCACTTGTGATGTTTCCTGTGGTATTACCATCACCAAATGTAAAATTTGTTGTTGTAACGTTCTGACTTGTATTTTGAAATGTAACTAGACCTCTGTCAGTTGTGGACAAGCCTGTTCTATAATCTGTGAACAAATATCCATCTTGTGCAGTATCACCTGTTTTATCACTGGTAATCACTGTTGTTCCAGTAAAAATACTGCGTATATCTGGTTCAACTGTAATTGTTATATTTCCAGCATTAAAAGGACTGTTGGTGCTTCCGTTTTCTGTGGCTAGTTGTACTTCAAAAGTTTGTGCAGTTCCGCTTGATTGGTTTCCGCTGTCTAATGCAAAAGTATGATTGATTGGTGTACCAGGGTTACCCGCAACACCAGTTTGAATATTTACAGCATTAACGTTTCCGTCACCCCAGGTCCAACGATATTTTTGTTGTGAGCCAAATACTGCGGTTGTTCCCGGATCTGTTGCAGTACTGTTTGTAAATTGTACTACACCACCTGATGTAGCTTCTTCATTAACCACTGTTGTTACGTTAGCACTTGACAATGAAGTATGATCACTGAAAACGTCTACAACACCTGGCGAGCTATACACAGTAACTGGACTAGGCCCAGCAGTATTTGATGTTCCTGCTAACACAATTGAATACTGTGCATCTCCACCTGCGTTGGTATAGGTATTGGTAAGTGTTGTCCACCCAAGACTTGGATTAACATTTGCGGCACCGTCACCCCAATCCAGTTCGTAACTAGAAGTAACATTGGTAGATGTGTTGGTAATTTCAGCGGCAGTTCCGCTATCTATAGTGCTATCAGTTATTGTAAAACTTGGTGCAGGCGTAGGTGTGTAAAGTGTTATATAATTTGTACGAGTCTTTGAATCAACAGATCCTTTTGCACCTAAACTTACATTGCCTTCGTAGGTTCCATCTGGATTGAAAGCAGTAAAAGTTACAGTAAATTGTCCACCATCTGTGTTAGCATAGGTATTTGTTGGATTTTGTGATGTACTGGTGTTGCCGTCTCCAAAATCCCAAAGATATGAGGTCGCATTTCCAATAAATGTTCCAGTGAAATCAACGTCCATTGGACTAGGACCAGCCAATGGTGTTCCTGTGAAATCTGCTTGTCCAACAAAGGTGCCGTTAGCAATATTTAAACTAACTTGATTTAGATCATCTAATCCATCAGTGACAACTGTGTTTGCTGTCCAGCCATCGTAGGCAACATTTGATGTTAGGTCACCATCTGTTGGCGTACCAATTTGTATAGTATTACCAAGCAGAGCATCTACGTTTGCACTATCAACCCAACTTAATGATCCTGAACCATCTGTTGATAGTATTTGTCCTGATGTGCCTCCAGTTAATATAACTGCACTGTTTGCACCAAGATTAACATTACTTCCACTGAGATCTAGATTACCTTCAGCACTGATAGCATTTCCTGCAATCGAAATATTTGCAATATTACTGCTTCCAGCTACGTCTAGTGTAACTGTTGGTGTATTACTACCTATACCAACTCGATTGTTAGTAACATCCACAAAGAAAGTGTTTGTGTCAATGGCTAGGTTAGCAGTTCTTTCTAAATTATCTGCGAGTGCTTTACCAGAGACTCTTGCAATTGCCATCTATTAATTTCCTTAAACTTTGCAGTATTTATCGCACTGTTAAGGTGTGTTGCCGAGTCCGTGAATTACGTTGATTGGTTCATTAAGTAAAGGAGCTTCTGTAAAAGTAATGTCATTTCCGCCACCGGTAATGCTGTAGGTAGATGGTTGTTGATATATATTTGAAATGAACACAATAGCTTGATCAGCGGCACTTACACTTGTGCTGAGAGTAAATGAAAGTGTACTATTATCACCTGTAAAGTTATCAACAGTAATATCAGCTTCACCACTTTTTGCAACTTGTTGAAACACAGTGCCGTCAAAATATTCCATACTTCCTGTACTGGTATTATATCTAAATACTCCAAATACAGGATCATTTGGTCGCTCGGCAGTAGCACCAAAAGGAATTCTGATGCTAGAGGAACCTGAAGGGATTTCTCTATTTTTTAGAAAAACTCCGGTTGCCATATTAGATACTCGTAAATGAAGTTACAGAATTTACTCCACTTGCAACGTTTGCAGTAACTTGTACAGTATCTCCGTTTTCGAGTAAAAGTTTTTCTCCACCCGAGTACAATTGATAAGAATCAGTTGCTGCAATGTCTAGAGTCTTTGCTACTAAGTTTATGTTACCAACACTGTCGCCACTTGGAACGATGTGTATATCGACGTTTACTGCGGCTGCGGTTGCATTTGTTAATGCAAGATAGGTAATTGCAGTATTATTGGTACTTGTATATACTGTTGTTGCACTGTTACTAACGTTTGCGGTTTGTATTGCCATTTTAGTTCCTTAAAATATAATTCCAAAAACAATTGCTTTGCTTTTGCTTACTAGTTCATCTGCAGTTGATCCATCTACAAAATAAACACCTGTTCCGCCACTGCCTGCTACGTTTCCGTAAAGTACGGTAGTATTTGCAACTGAACCAGGAGTTGCAGTGTCTGCTAATTGTAAACCTGCAGTAAGATTAACGTTTCCTGCAATATTTAATTGATTGGTATCAGTAAATGTTAAATTTGCACTTGCACCAAAGTTTCCTTCATTGTTGAATTGTACTTGTGTGTTTGCTCCTGCAACACTTCCTGCTGCAGCAGTTCCAATTTCATCCCACGTACCTGTTTCACCAGTTTCGCTAGTGCTGGTACTTAATTCCCATTTGTTATCTGTTGTATTATATCTAATACCTGCAAAAGTTGATGCAGTTTTATGAGTAAGTAAACCTGCATTACTAGCATATGTTGCGGTATTACTACTATTAGTTACAATAAACGGATCTTTAACATCAAGTACTTCAGTGTTAATATAGGTTATATTTCCACTTACAACTAGGTTTCCATCAACTTCCATCGTATTGGTATTGATGTACACCCTATCTGCAGTGTTTATGGTTTCAATGTAGTAATCGCCGTCGATTCTTTTTTTAGTATTCATAATGGACCTCTACGTGTATTTACCATTTCAAGAAACTTGTCCATTGACTGAATATTCATATTAGGCAAACTGTTAAATTGTTTTACAAAAGCACTTTCGGGTCCTTCAATTCTTGTAAAATTTACATTATCAAATTCTTTTGCAAGTTCTAGCAGTTGCCTTACCCAGTTTCCCGAAAATGTAGGAGGCTCTAGTTGTTTTTTGTAAAATTCTGTGTCTACATACACATTGTTAAACATACCATTGGTTGTTCCAAGATCAAATCCTACTAGAAATATTTCAGTATGACCATCAAGACATGCAAGTGCAGTTGCATTTGGACCGCTACTATATCCTTTGTATTTGTTTTGTAAAGGTTGAGCACCTAAACCTGGAATTGGTTTTCGTGTATGAAATCGATACTGTTTTGAATAACCACTGTTTTGTATTGCTTCAGCAATTGGTCTATCAGTGGCAACTAAACAATCAGGAACAAATGTACGGTACAATGCATTGCAACCATAGATTTTTCCTTGAGACTTCAAAACGTTAAGATCAACAACAAGTCGACTTTTACCATTTCCAATTATAAATGCAGTACTCATAAAAAACCCTCACTGTACTTAATACAGTAAGGGTTTTGGTAGTTAAAAAGTATCTATTAACCTAATGAGGCGTTCTCAACTTGTACTAGATCCATGGTTGCAGGAGAAGCAGAACTACCTGATCCACCAACAGCAACTGTGTCATCTAGAATGTTAAAAAAGTTAATCAATCTTACATTACCACTGAAGTCCACTGAACGTCTACCGCCCATTAGTCTTTCAATACGTACTGCACTTGAACCTTCGTCTGTGTATGTTATAGTCATACTACCTGTTGATAAAGCAGCATCAGCTTCGTTTGCAAGTGTACAAATTCCACACTCAGCAGCCGTACCTGAAGTACCGGCACCAGCGGCTGCAGTTACAGTAAAAATATGTCCTGCGGCAATTGTTCCTTTACCTGCACCCATTGCTTCCCAGTCGGTATCACCAACTGAAACCACTCTTAGTACACTGCCAACCACTGCATTTGCAGGGTCAATAGCGGCAGCATCTAATCTTGATACTTGGTACTTTCTTGCACCTTTTTGCTTGATTATAAAACCATCACCTTCGGTTGTTACACTTCCACCAGTTGGTCGAATACGACATGTCATTACTGGAAATGTGTAGTCACTGGTGTTAGGATTTCCACCTACTGCACCATAGAATAATTCACCAGAAGGTGTTCTTGCGGCACTGTCGTCTCCTGGATTGTTAAAACCAGCATCCTGTGTATCAGATATTTTTATTTTAAGAGGTCTACCCATTTGTTTTCTCCTTTCAAAAAGTTGGCGTTCTAGGCCTACGCGGTTTTGTCCGCATAAAACACTTAATTGTGTTAATAGTATTTATGGTCAAAAAAATAGCACCCAAAGGTGCTATTTTTAATAAAGTTTTCAGTGTATATTATGAGAATGATAAGTTCTGAACTGCAATCTCACCTACATAGTCACCGGCATTTCCAAATGAACTTGCAGTGTTTGATAACTCGATATATCCATATCTAGTCATAAAACTTACTACTGGCTCAAATGATGTCGGATCTAGTACAACACCTGAACTCATTAGCGGTACGTATGGGCAGTAGAAAGCTGGAGCGTCTGTTTCAGATGCACCTTTGTATCCTACTAATACTGCTTGAGTGTCAGCTGCATATGAATCACAGAATACTCTCATTGTACCGTTTAATGTACCTACAAACTTTGTGTTTGTTGGTGCTTCAAAAGTACCTTCTGTAGTTCTAGCAAATGCTGAAGTTGTAGCTGATTGTAACACTGTTAATGAAGCTGGAGAAACAACTGCATAGTTACCTGCACCACGTCTTGTACGTTGTGCAATTAAGTTAGCTGTTCTGTTGATCAATACTGCTAAAGCGGCATGCTCATCACCAACGAAAGTAGCAGTACCTGATACTGCAGCCTGGTTGTATGTGAACTCAGTTGCGGCTAATGTACGTAGAGATAATAGAATCTCTTGATCGATTTCTGCAGTAATCTCTTGAGCTAATGCTGCCATGATTTCTGCTTCTACGTCGATACCGTGCATTGCTTGTGCATCTTGAGCTGCTTCAAAAGTCCAACGTGCTTGTAACTTACGTGTCTTTGCTTCTACAGCTTGCTTTAAGATTTGAACAGAAATATTTCTTCCGCCTAATCCTTCCATAGCTGCTGTTGCACTTCCACCGTAACCAGTTGCGGCTGATGCTGCACCAGTTCCGTTAGCACCTGAATATGCAGTTGCAATTTTGAATGGTGATAATGCTTCATCGCCAGCTGCTGTTGGAGTAGCGGCTGCTGAAGTATCTGCCATTGCTGTTGCATAACGTACTCTTAGTGTATGGATTTGACCAACTGGTCCAGTCATAGGCTGAACACCAACTAATTCGTTGGCTATAACAGTTGGCATAACACGTCTGATAACAGGCAAAATAACTCTGTTAAGAGTTGCAATGTTACCTGATGCAGTTGAACCCGCAGTTGCGTTTTCATTTAAGTGTTTGCGAGTGTTTTCTAATATAACACCCATTGTTGAGCGACGAGCACCTTGTAATCCTTCTAGGAGGGCTTCTTTGGTCTCACCCCAACGGCTTTCTAGTAGTTCTTGTGACATTAAATGTCTCCTTTTTTAGTTAAAGCCCTGCTAGGCGTTTCAAGGCAATGACGTTTGAATCGTCATCTGCTTTATCGACAACCTTTGCAGTTTTATTACCAGTTTGTTCAGTTAAACTTGCAGCCTTTTTAGTTGCTTTGGTTTCGCTCAACACTGCTGGCAAATATTTTTCAAAAGCGTTCTTCAATCGAGATGTCTGAACGTTTTCAAGTAAGTTAGTCATAATTTCTCTCTTCTCATCATTGAGAGGAGATAGAAGCTCGTCCAATGTAGCATCACGCTCATTGGCTTCTTTTATAACTTTGATTTCGTTATTTTTGCTTTCAACAAGTGCTTTCGCCTTGTCTTTAACAGCAATGGCTTCTGCCAACTGTTTATCTTTTTCTACAATAGTTGCATTAAGTTTACGTACTTCTTCATTTTCATTTAAATGTGTAGCACCAAACTCAGTTGCATATGCTTCGAAGATTCGACGACCAAAATTGTTCTCACGAGCAATTTTAATGTCTTCTTTAAGTTGACCCATTTCAGCCTTAAGATGCGTAGATACAGTTGAAGCCATCTTCTTAGCAGATTCTTTTATGAACTTGCTCTTTAGATTATCAAGTTTATTGCGTGCTTGTGAAACAAGTCTTACCTTAGTTTCCACTAAGTCTTTCTTGTCAGCAGCAAATTCTTTGATTTCTTCAGCTAAAGCACCAACAACAAATTTTTCTAATTTTTCAAAACCTGTTTTTGATACCTTACGATCTGTGCGTAGTTCTTTTAACTCTTCTGAAAGTTGTTTAACTAAAAAGCCGTTAAACTTATCAGCATTTTCTTTCATCTTGTTATGAAACTTAACACGATCTTCAGCTAATGCTTTCTTCTCTTCGTTAAGAGCTGATATTTCATTAGCTAAGCCTTCTGTAACCATTTTATCTAGGGCTTCTACCATCACAGTTTTGTCATGCTCATAGCGTTGTGCAAACTCCTCACGAAGTTCAGCACGCACTGTCTCTTTGGCCTCGACCATTTTTGCTTCCCATTGTTCAGCAATAGCAGTACGAGTGTCCTCATTGACGAGATCGCTATCTAATAGTGGTTTAATAGCATCTAACATGCGATTCTCCTAAATTTTTAGGTCTCTGATAAGACGAGAAACTTCGTCTTTCAGGTACTTTTGTATTTTGCCGTCTTTCCCAGACTCACGAGCCATTTCTAAAATGTGATGCCCATGTTTCATGTTCATCAGTCCTTCATAAATTGCTTTTGGATAAGCATTTGGAGCACTGGGTTGTGCGACCACGTCTACAGTGACTATTTCAAAGTCACTGACACGTCCGTTATGTGGATCAACGTTACCTGATCCACGACTCGAGACGCCCAATCTCACACCGGATTGCAACATTGTTTTAACTAGTTGCCCCATTGGAGTTGGGAGAATTTTTAGTTTTCCATAACCATTAGGTCCGTCCATCCACATGCGTTCAATCATGTGACATACACGGTCTAAATTAATCTTAAGGTCATCTGGATGATCTACTTCGCCAAGAACGCTTGTTGTTTTAATTTGTTCATTCAGTGTATCAACTGCTTCTGCAATTTGACTCACTGGATAGATACGTTCATTGGCATTTTTCACGTCACCTTGTATGCAGATGCCTTCCATATAGAGGTCCTTACCATCTTTGCCTTCAACAATGTTGATTTTTGCGGCTTCAAAAGTAAGTTCCTCTTTAAGGTATAGCTGTCCCATGTACGTGATTCCTAGTCTAGATTAGTCTATAACACTTTTGGTGTTAACACCAGAAGCTTGTGATAATTCAGGCTTTGGAGCTGGTTTTACATCTGGCTTTGTAGTTCCATCCATGTCACCATATTTTGGTGTTGAACGACCTGATGTGTTTCCATCTTTGATGTCGACTGGCTTTGCATCCATTCCTTTTTGACCTGAGTTAGCAGCTACTGGACTTTTACTAGCTGGTGATGTTGTAACTGGCTTAGGAGCTGCAACTAATTCTACACCTTCTTCTAAACCTTCTACTTCAACATTAACATCGATTGGCTCGTCCATTTTGTCTTCCATGCCATCAATCTCGTCCTGCTCCATGTCAGTATCGCTATCAATGTCTGAAATCTCGTCTTGCTCGCCTTCAATGTCGTCTGTGTTATCGTCAACCTGTGCCATTAGCTCTTCGAATTCACCCATTAGTTCGTCTAATTTGTCTTCGATGTCTACTACACGGTCTTCTAATTCTTCTTCGCCGTCATCGTCATCAACGTCTACGTCGATCATTTCGATTTCTTCTTCCTCATCTTCCATTCTGACGCCTTCTTCTTCGGCCTCAACTTCGTCAATGAGATCGTCAACCTGTGATCCACCTAAATCTGTTTCATCAATCTTTTGATCGTTGTCATGTTCTGCGTCACGCTTGCCACGCTTTCCCATTTCGTCGTCTCTACGATCTTTCATTGATTGTTTTTTGCCTGATTCAGCACCGTCTTTAGCACCTAAATGCTCATCTTCGCGGTCCTTGTAACCTTGCTTTTCTGTAATTTCTTCTTCTGACATAATGTCTTCGTATATGTCTTTTGACTTTTCCACAACAATCTCATGGAAAAGAGCTTTTGCATTTTTTTCATCATCGTTGATGACGAATTCAATAAGTTGCTCAAATTTGTTCATTAAAATAATCCTTCTAAGTATTGGGCTCAGTATAGTACTTACAAGAAAATTAAAAAACTAGTAGTTTATAGGGGTAAAAGTGGTAGAAAATGAATTATTTTCTGTGCTAACCTACATCTGTGGTGGAGGTGGAGCAAATTGTGCTTGAATACGTTTGAGATCTTGCTTCTTCTCATAGTTTCTAAGATCGTACATTCTACGCAGTTTAGATATCTGCTTTAGTGTTAGTTTTGTTTTACGCAACTCGCCAAGTTCCGGAACAGAGTTATCGTCTTTCTGTTCTTGATATCCGTCTGCTGGTGCATCATAAAATTCAAATAGTTTCATAATAGTATTTATGCAGGAGGTTCTTCAGGAGCGGCTGGTGCAGCCATGTCAACATTTACATCAACTTCTTCGCCACCTGCAGCTTCTTCACCAGCAACTGCATCTCCCATCTGTACATCACCTTCAAAGTCGCCAGGGCTTACACCTACTGTACGTAAATCACTACCAGTTGGTTCAGTTTCAATTGGTTGTCCCGTTTCTTCTTCCCAATACTCAGTATTTTCTTGAAGTTCATCGTCGGTTAATCCAAGGTAGCGTTTCAGAAGAAAACGCTTGCTCATGTAGGGCAGTTGTTCCAATGCACTGAATGCTTGTATTCTAGTTGTGTCTAGTTCGGCCTGTCTATAGCTCGCAAAATTCTGTGGAGGTGCAAATGTAATGTTAAAAAGTCCACTGTCAATGTTGAACCCTCTCCAACGCATGAACATTTTGAATTCATCATCAAGTTTTTCAATTACCTGCTTTTGCAATCTTTCGCAGTATTGATTGAATCTGTATTCTTGTATGAGTGCAGTACCAACTCTACCGTCGTTCATTGGTCGATCTGAGTCATCTGGACCGGTTGGTAGATAACTGCTAGGAACACGCAAGCCTCTGCACATTTTGTTGTTAAAGTATTTTAAATCGTCAATCTGTCCAAGGTTTTCACCACCCGGCAGTGTTTCAACTTTTGATCCACGTCCTTCGGCAGTTTGAGGAAAGAAATAGTCTTCGTTTATGCTCAATGGATTGTAAGTTGTATCCATGGTTGTTGCTTGTTGACCACCCTGTGGATTTGGGATACGTCTTTGATGTACTTCATTTTTCACACGTTCGACAAACTGCATGGCTAGATGTGATGGCATGTTTCCAACATCAATGTAAAATACACGTCTTTCAGGAGCACGTTGTACTCTGTATATAAGAATAGCATCTTCAAGCAATTCTTTTTGTTTGAACACTTTGAATATCATTTCCAGCACACTCTGCGAGAAAGGCCAGAAAAAATCTAATCCTTCACTGAGTCCAAGATGCACTACATTTTTAGCATCAATTACGGTTTCATTTACTGTGTGTTCGAATCTGCTTTGTCCAGCAGGAGCATTTGGAATGGTATAGTTTGAACCACCCATGGCACTGCCACCAGTTCCAATTATTTCGCCTGAGTTTAATCCAGTGCCATAGTCGGTGGTTTTCTTTGGTGCAATACTGAGATTTTGAAAGTTTGGATTTATATCTCTAATCACATACTGCTCAGGACGTTTGCCTTCATTTTCATTAACAATCACACGCACAACCTTGGTCATGTCAACCCAGTATAGTTCAAATGTTTCTGGATCACGCACAAACACTTGATCGCCGTACTTTATAGTGTTCCTAAAAATACGAAACATACGCTGATCAAGTTTATTAAGTTTTGTCCACTGTTGTAGTTGTGTACGTATTATTTCAATTTCATTATTTGTTGGTTTATCAGTGTATTGCACTTCAAATGGAGTATTATTGCTTTCATTCTTTTGTGTTGCAAACTCTGCTATAATGTCCAAACAAGCATTGATTTCACTGTCAGTATCCATGTTTTCATACTGATTGTAGCGTTCTATCCTGTTAGGATGACCAGAGTATACTTCTGGTAGATGACTTTGATAGTTTTTAAAACCAAACTGTCCGCCAGAACCACCACTACCATAAGCAGGACCCCTTGCGTTTTGTCCACTTATAGGACTCAGTTGACCACCGGTGCTACCAACTGCTTTGAAGTATTTTTTCCAGGACATATAATTTCCATGTAAATCTTTGTTATGGAGTATTTATCAGTTGTTGCGAGCGGCCTGTAATTGTTCGCCTTGTAATCTTGTGCCTTTGGTTGTTTGATCCAGCATGGCCTGTAGTACACCAAGAATTTTCTCGTTACTGCCGCCATCACCTTGCATCGTTTGCGTTTCTCCTGCAGCTGGACCACCTTCCATGTCTGTGAGTCCTTGGTTGCTAATAGATAATCCACCTGCGTCGCCGAGTTTTGGGCCAGCAACTGATCTAAGTTGACTTAGTGCATCAAATTGACCACCTGTAGCAGCACCTTGAGCACCAACTGTTACACCATCTCCCATGCCATAACTCATTGAAGAAACTCCGCCTTTGCTAGTGTAACTGCTTACATTTCCTTTGTCTATTCTTTGGCCAGCCATTTGACCATTTACATAATCTCTTTCGTAGTTTACACCGCCAACAGTTCCTTGCATGCTCATCGAAGTTGATGCATCTGCTGAACTGCTCATTTGCACGCCGCCTATTCTTGGTCCTTTTCTATAGAGTTCGTTTCCTCTACTGTCCACTGTTACAACAGAACCATCGCCGAGTTTGACATCAAAGGTTCCTGGTATTCTTCCTGGCACACCTGGACCAACCTGTCCTGGTATTACCACTCCACTGGTTTTTCCCATTTTCAGTAATTCTGGTCCTTGTTCACCAACCAAATAGGTTTTACCTGCTTCGGCTGCTCCACCTTCTGCAAAACTACCAGCAACTTTAGCTTTACTTTTATCACCGCCTGAAGAAAAGTATCCAGTTAACGCACCAATTAAAGCACCAATTCCTCCGCCAATTGCTGTTCCTATTCCAGGAGCTATCGCTGTACCTATAGCAGCACCGGCTAATCCCAGTGTGCCAGCGCCTTTTAATGCATTTCCTGTACGATCAATAGTTTCGTCTTTTATTCCTGCGTCTTCTTGCATCTTTTTCATCAGACCAGGTATACCATCTTTAATCAGTGTATCCATGTAGCCAACCAGCGATGACATGGTTTTTAATTGTATTTCAGCAAACTTTTTCACTGCCTCACTGGCCAATGGTAAAGTTTTATCTAAGGCAAATTGATCAAGTGCAGTAGCGGTTTTAATCATGGCTTCTTGAGCACTTACAACGTTCTTGGTTAACGAGTCTTGTGTGTTTGCAAGTTTGTTTGTTTCGTCTGTTGCTTTTTTAGAAGCTGCACCAAGATCTTTTGTAAAGGTCAAGGCTTGAAGTGCTGGAATAAGATTTTCAAGTGAAGTTCCCATTTTACTAACTTGAGATGCAAATGCATCGCCACCTAGTCCTTGGTAGAATGTTTTACCTTGTTCTTGTAGCATGCTCAGTGCAGTTGACGAATCAATGGCACCAGATTTTAACTGCGATATTACCTGTTGACCAACTGGTCCCATGACTTTTAAGAATTCTTGAGCAGCTGGTGTTCCGGCATTGCTTAGTGCATCAGCTAAACCATCACCAATTGCTTTTAAACCAGGTATACTGTTCAGTGTGGTAATTGTTTTAAGTGTAGCTTGAGCGGCATCTTTACCATTTTTACGCTCAATTTCACGTATTGATGCACCTTGTCTAGCATCACGTTGGACTGCATCAATTTCTTTCTGAGATTCTTCAATGCTTTTTCCAGTAATCTTGGATAGCTCTTGTAGATTCTTCATGTACTCTCGAGAACCTTGAGCCAGTGCTTGTGTGTTCTGAACTTCGTTACGACCTTGTCTTTGTTGGAACTGAATATATTTTGCGGTTAGTTCGTTTTGTTGTTCAACACCTATACCGAGTGTGAGCAATTCTGACCTAAATGGTCTCATGGCTTTGGTTGTATCGCTTAATCCTTTAGCAGCTTCAGCACTTGTGCCAAATGCAAACGATAATGTTTCACCTTCTTTGGTTACTGTTTTTGCAAAACTATCAAAACTCAATCCAGCATTCACAGCCTGTTGACCAAGTCCACGCATTCCGTCAGCACCAAGAGCACCAGTCTGTGCCGCAGTTCTAAAAGCACCAGTGATTCTATCTAGTTCAGCAGTAAATGTTTTACCAACTGCACTTACTATTTCACCAGCAGCTTCGCTTAGAGCCGCTATCATAGTACCTGCAGCCTTTCCTAGTCCTCCAATTAAAGGTATAGCTCCAATAGTTGCTGATACCAATCCGCCTGTGACTTTACCAGCCATTTTGATTGCACTACCAGCCATTTCAATAGACGGATTTAGACTGCGAAACGACTCTCTGTTGTCTCGCATAGCAGTTGAAGCAGCTTCTAGTGCTTGTGCAACGCTTAAGGTTCCACCAATTGCTTTTGTTGTGGTACGCATCGCCTTAGTTGTTAGACTTTGGCGTTGTCCTTCTTGTTTCATGCCTTTGGCAGTTAAGCCTTGCTCTTCTTTGTCAAGTTTGTTGCCTGACTTTAAAAGTTTAGTATAGTCTTCGAGGCTTTTTTTAGCATCCTCCATGTCAGGGCCAGAGCGACCGCCAGCTCGTTGTAGCTGTTCTAATATTTGTTGCAGTAGCCGCTCTTGTTCGTCCATTTAATTTTTTACCTGTTTTAAAGCCGTATAAGTACACTTACAACTATATTTATGGTAGGAAAAAACATGGCAATACAACCAGGCGCCCCAATTCAACCAGTACAACCAGTGATACCAAAAACTGCACACGCACCATCAGGCAATCCATTGGCTAAACACTTTAGACAACCATCGATCTATATAAAATTGCCCAGTGAAGGTGTATGGTATGATGAATCTATTATTACTATCCCCGAATCAGGCGAAGTACCTGTTTATCCAATGACTGCACTTGACGAAATCACTTATAGAACTGCTGATGCATTGTTCAATGGACAAGCAGTTACAGATGTTATCAAAAGTTGCATACCTGCATTTAAAGATCCCGCACGAATCAGCACGTTGGATCTTGATACTGTGCTTATAGCAATTAGATTGGCAACTTTTGGTCATGAAATGGAATTTACCAGCAAGTGTCCAGAATGCGAAGAATCAAATGATCTTGCACTTGATCTTAGACAAATTATGGAAAAGGTTAAAAAACCTGACTTTGGATCACCGCTGTCATTTGGTGATATTGAAATACACTTCAAACCTTTGACCTACAAAGAACAAAACGACAACAACATGGCACAGTTTGAAGATCAAAAAACCATGGAAAGCCTTCCAAATATGGAAATGTCTGAAGAAGAAAAACTTAAGGTATTACAAAAAGCATTTGGAAACATCAGCAAACTTACACTTGTTGCTCTTGCAGACAGTATCAGCATGATACAATCAGGAGATGATGTGGTTGTTGATCGGGCACATATTGCAGAATATTTGGAAAACTGTCCATCACAACAGTTTGAAAAAATCAGAGAGAAGATTGCTAAGATTAGAGAAAGTGGAGAAATGGATCCACTGCACATAGTGTGCAACGATTGCAAACACGAATATACCACACCATTTACAATGAATGTTGCAAATTTTTTCGCATCAGGCTCTTAACGTCCACGTCTGAAGAGATTGAAAAAATCATTGACGACATGGACAAAGAAGTTAAGAGCCTTAAAGAAAGCATGCTTAGAAGCGTTTGGTACATGCGAGGTGGTGTTACATACACCGAAATCGTAAACATGAGCTACGATGAACGAGTATCAATCAACAAAATCATCGAAGACAACTTAGAAACTGCAAAGAAAACTGGAAGAGATTTTTGGTAATCGATCAAGTGAAGGCTGATATTGAAGATTGGTTGATCAACTTTGTAGAAGTTCCTCATCCAGCACTAGGAAACTGGCCACCATGTCCGTTTGCTAGGCAGTCAAGACTGAGAAACAAGTACGATGTAAGACCAGGCGCAGATGTTGAACGTGATTTATTTTTGTTTGCTAAGAAACAGTACCTGGGTAAAAACGATGTTGTGATATTTGCCTACGCTCCTGACCAGTATGATGATGCCTACTTCAACTGGGCAGTAGACACTATGAACATGAGCAAAGGTTTTAAAAAACGCAACCTACTAGCACTAGCAGATCATCCTGACACAGTCGAAACACACAACGGTGTCTGTTTCAACATGGGTAAATATGCACTAGTATTACTACAAGACAAAACTAAACTAAACGAACATGCACGTATGTTAGCACACAGAGGCTACTATGATGGATGGGACGAAGAATACCTGCAAGAGGTATTTGCACATAGACGAGATCCAAGAAAATGATATACGCAAGAATTGACCTCAGTCAAACCAATTACACAATTATGGATAACTGCAAAAAACTTTCATGCCCATTTCCAAAACCACTTGAAGCAATTTACGATGCTTACTGCAAGCACAAAAAATTTAAAAGTGTTATGCCTATATTTCCAGAAGAATATTATGACGACAAAAACGAAGTCTATGGTTACTACAACAAAGATGAAAAACTGGTTGCATTCAGTCTACTTAGATGTTATAATAACAAGAACGTTGAAGCTGTACAGTTTGCTTGGGACTATAAGAACCCAGGATTGCGTTTAGGCATACGCAGTTTAAAAAACGAGTGTGCAATATATAAAAAACGTGGTTTTGAATATTTGTATCTCGGCCAAGCAGATGATTATAAAGCAAAAATTGACGGCTTTGAAATACTTGGAGGCAGAATATAATGAACGTTTACACCATTTACGCCGATGTAAAAGAAGGTATAGATGCACGAACATTTGTAGCAAACATGAAGCTTTTTCTCGATAAATTGCCCACCATGCATGCCTACAGAATCACAAGAATGAAACTAGGATTCCGTTCAATGGATTTGCCAGAGTTTAGAATTGACATGGAATTTGAAAGCATGCAGGCACTTGACGATGCTATGAGTCACGTGGTAGCAAACGTTGATGATATTGAAACAGAACATGTAGGTTTCAATCAATGGGTTGATGTAGAAACCATACAACATTTTCTCTATAGAGACTATCCAGACTAACACCATCCATTTATGTAATCTTCCAGCATGATTTGCTTGATACGCAGTTGTTGTAAATTGGTTGGGGCCGCACGCATACGGTTATCTTTGCGATGATGTGTAGTACCTGCTGGTACGCCTAGCTGTTCTGCTATTTTGTGAACTTCTTTATAGTTATAGATATGTGTATACACAGATTGATCAGGACCTAGTCGAGCAGTGTTAGTTTCGCAATGATCAGCAACGTTTGGATTTTGTTTATAAACATCAAAATCCTTAATAAAGTTGTTTAGACTAGGTGATTTAATCCATAGATTTTGATTAGCACTATTGGTCATGGTATGATAGAAACCACTTACAAACTTTTCTATTGGATCACGCCACAGTGCAATGCGTATGTCAGCTGACATCAGCTCATGTTCAAACTCTTCAAAATACCTAGACTTATTGTATACACCAGGACACTCGTTTTCAAAACTTCTAAAATGTTGAATTTCGTTTGGATCAGCATTCCATATTGCTTGTGCAACATAACTCAACATGGTCGTAGTGCTACATTTATGATTACGCACTATTGCTATCGTTTTGGTATAATGATCAAATTTAATTAAGCCCATGTGCTTATTTAATTAGATGTCTAAAGACATCTGTTGCTTCGTTAACACTCAGCAACACTTTTTAGAAGTCCTCATCTAGATAGTTTGGTCATACTTGCCCTACTAAGGGCAAGTCTAAAAAACCGGTTCTCATCTGAGTTATCCAGTCACTTGAATAAAGAGATTTGCGTATGCAACAGGGGCGGTTGTGCTGTACCCCTTACTCTAGCCTTGTCTCACAACGGACCGTTCTGTATACCCCTTCAAGCAAAGTATACCAACGTATGGGTTGTATCTGTTTCACAGAGCCCATGTCATTCTAGCCTTAAGTTAGCTATATCCTTTGACGCACCAGTTCTGTCGGCTACAACTTGTGTTGGCAGACCTCAAGGTGGATCGAGGTTCCTCGATCAAACGATGTCATATTAGCTTGGGAAATTTAAAAAGTTGCTCTGAGCATAGCTCTAGTAGTGCCTGTGTCATACTTGTTTATGACGTGGTATTGAGTGCCTGTACAAAAATTGTTGTCAAGTGTTTGTTGGTTTTTATGCCTGGATGCTTGTTGTCTTTGTTGGTATCTATCTTGTTTGATTCCATTGAATTATAAAGATTTAGCCATTTATCTTCACGTATTGTACCTGCTTTTTGATATTCGTCGTGCATTTTATTATATAATATTTTATAGTCTTCATCATTTCGTGTTTCTAAATCTAAAAGATCTTGTGTATACGGAGTAGTTTCTTTTGGAACCTCATACTCCACCTTTTTAAAAAAGTTCTTGTCCCAATTGCACAAGCCGTTTATAAAGCTAATGTTGGTATTAGTTAGTTCTGCTATACAAGTCAAAATGTTTATATATTCGATCAATTGAACCAACCTATAATGTTCGTGTTCTAATAATATAAATCTATCAAAACAATCTTGTACGTAATCACCAGGATATGAAACATTGTTGTGCAAGTTTATCGATCGTTCTTTACCACCTGCACACGAACGTCTTGTTGTATCCCAAGTCTCTAATCCAGGTGACCATTCATGTCTCATAGGCGACGTCCATTGTACAAATGCATGGCTATACCTGTTCTTTAACAATGCACTAGCAGTAGTTTGAAATATTCTTAGATTACTGTTGCCTCCGGTTGCAATGTTGTCTAAAGGTTGACCAAAAAATAATTGATTATGAAGCAAATTTACCCACAGATGATTGCTATGTTTACAGTCACCGAACCCGCGTTGTCCTTCTTCATTGATCCATTCATCACAGAAACCCACGCCAGCAGTAAAACTACAACCTGAATACAACACAGTCATCCTTTGAGTATTCCTTTCTGATGAACACGTACTCTAATATGCCCGTTATACCAATCATTTGATTCTAACACCTTGTGTGTGAATTGTTCTCTGGCCTCAATGTAACTTAATTCACTTTTGTTTTTACACCAAAACATTATTTCTCGTTTGAACTTGTCTTTTCCTAATTTTTCTACATCTGCTGAAAGCTCATCACTGCTTCCATAGTATTCCTGCCAGTCACTTTCAACAGTGTATCTGCGTTTGTTTGTTCTACCCTTAAGTGGCTTTTTACTACGTTTAAACTGTGTTAGTTTCTTGCCTATGTATTTCCTATCATTGGTTGTATTTGTTATTATATAAACAAAACCAATCATGCCTTCTGGTATGTCGAGAACTTCTTTGTCTTTATAAAACCAACTCATGCAATATCTATATCCGTGCTATAACTTGTAAAGCCGTTTTCCTTAACAACCTTCAACAGATTATTTACACGCCCTGCAAGTTCATCTTTATGAGATACCAACCAAATGCTTTTTGCTCTTTCTCTTGCCATCTTTTTCAGTAATGCAAGTGCAGCCTCAACACCTGATGTGTCCATACCTGAATCAATCATCTCATCAATGAACAGTAAGTTAATAGCTCCGTACAGGCTCTCCCATACATCACGGAATGCCCAACTCATGCTTATAATAAGTCTGTTGCGTTCACCTCTGCTCAAGTTATCAAAGTCTAAATCTCTACCAAGTTCTTGTATTTCAACAGTCAAATCGTTTTGAAATATAACTGTGTGTGGCAATCCTATTCTATCCAAATAGTGTGTAAGCCTTGAATTCAAGTAGCTGAGATTCTGGTCAATTATACGTTTACGCACAAAACTATCTTTGTTGGTTAGCAGTTTTAGCAAAAAGTCTTGATGATCATGTAGTCTTGTTAGATCATTTAGTTTGTCGTATGAAATTTCAGTGGCGGCAGTGGTTTGCATTTCTACTATTTGATCAACGTAAGGATCGGCTTCTGCACGTTTGCTTTGCAACTGTGTTTCAAGTGAGGATAGAGTTGATCGATGATTGTGTGCATCAGACACGCTATCATAAAAAACTCTTGGTCTCGCTGGTACTTCTTTCTTATCTGCCTTGAGTGCATCAATTCCTTCCTGTACTTCTCTAAGGAAATCACTTGCCCCATTGTATTCCTCCTGCGCCTTTGCTACATGTTGTTGGTGCGAGTCCATTTGTGTAACACTTTGTCCGCAACTGCCACAAGTACCTGATTCCAAACTTTCTAATGCACGTTTAGTTCTGTTTACGTCTTTTTCTGCTCTAGTAACCTGTGCAGTTAGTGCGGCAATATCTTTTTGTAACTGTGTTTGTGTATTATTTAATTCAGTCCAAATTAGGAGGTCAGCATGAGCTGCTAATTCTGCATCAATATCTACGTGTGCAAGATCTTCGATAGCAGTTTCAAACTTTTTTACGTCTTCTGCTTTTTTGTTCATCCACAGTGTTTGTCTGCGTTTCAGTGCTTTGACTTGATCACCTATTTTATCGTTTGCAGTTTGCAATGCCTTGATGGTCATTTCTTCTTGTTTAATATCATCACGTGTGCGTTTGCTAAGTTCTTTGATCTTGTCAGCACGTTCACTGAGTTGTGTTATTCCTAGCAGTTGCTCGATTATCTCTCTTTGATCGTTTTGTTTTAGACTCAAAAACGGTTCAGTGTAGGTGTTTAGTGCCACAAGATGTTTGAACATAGTGTGACTCATGCTCAACAGTTTTAGTATAGCACCTTGTGTTTCTCTACTATCACCTTGAGCATAGTCATCTGCTTCTTGTTCACTGTCATTGATGTAAAACTTTAGTACATTGGGCTTACGTCCACGTTCGATACGATAGCATTGTTCACCAACACAAAAGTCTAAACTAACCATCATGCCTTTTGAATTGGTTTTGTTTATGAGATTGTCACGGCGTATGTTTGTAAGTGCTTCACCATAGAGTGCATAACTTAGTGCATTGATTATTGTGGTCTTGCCAGTTCCGTTACGTGAACCATCACCACCTAAGTCAATGTTTTCACCAAGTACCAGTGTAAGGTCTTGTCTATCAAAGTTAATTGCCTGTGTAGCATTACCCACACTCATAAAGTTTTTAACTGTAAGGTCTTTAATTTGAATCATGTTTTATTATACTATGTTTATGTCTTATTTGCAATTGAAAACAAAGCCTTAAACTGCGGAAAGATCATGGAAAAAGATTCATTTCTGTGTTTATCGAGTGTCACAGTTCGTTTTGTAAATTCATTTAATTCGTATTGAGTATCTATTGAATTCATAAAGTTTCTAAGTTCAGCCCAATTTTGTGCTAATTCACATTGGCCTATGTAATCAATGTGATTGTTAATTTGTATGGTTAGATGTTTTTTGTGTACATCTGGTAAAGTAGTTACACATAGATAACGAGGATCAACGAGAGTAGTGATTCGCAATTGATCAGGTGTAAATAACTCAGTATCAATCCAGTGTGTTTGTAATTTGATTAGATTGTCAAGTGTAGGCCAACTTACCGTAGAAGAAATATGTAGATCTACATGTGGTGTGTGACTTTTAATCGCATTGATGTTATCAATTATATCTTGCCATACTGTTCCGTGACGCATGTATTCTGCTACTTGACCGCTTGCATCAATACTTGCCCCAACAGATATATTAGAAAACTGTTTCCAATAATCAAATATATTATTATTCTTGTATGTCAGTTTACTCAAATTGGTATTGTACAAGAGTTTAATATCAAAATTTTTGACTTCAATCAATTGATCAAGTATACCATAGTGTTCTTCTGTTATTAAAGGTTCTCCTCCAGCAAAATATATCTTTTCAAGATCATTGGTAAGATAAGGTTTAAGTTTTTCCAAGTTTTTTTGTCTATCTTTCCGGGTGCTAGAATCGAGACTGATTTTTTCGTAACCAAGTACTGCATCTTTGCCAAATATTTCAACAGTTTCTTGTTGAATACTACTACTGAAGTATTCACTACACATTCTGCACTTGAAGTTACAGATATTATTAAGTCTTACATCTAAAAATGTCACCTTTTGCCGACTAACAGAAATAGGTTTAAACTTCTGCCTCATACTTTGTAAATTGTTGTCTTCTTTTTTGTAACACTCACTACAACATTTTGTACGATAACCCTTAATCATCCATTGTCGTATGTTCTGTGCTTGACTTGAATCTAGTATGTCCTCAATTGATTGTTCTTTAATATTTCCAAGAGGATACCTGTGATCAGCAATACAACACGGCAACACATTGCTATCTGTTCCAACATATAAATGATTCCATAGTTTTTTACATGCAGTATCTTTGTACGACGGAACTGTAACTTTATAGTTTCCTGGATAGACACAACTTGTAAACAATGTTGTATCAGAACTGTATACTGTGTTTACTTCTGCTATTTCAGTTTGTATCTTAGTATTTGGTGTAAGGATTAAAATAAAACAATTTCCAATATCAACTTGATTGACTATTTTTTGTAGTTCAATTAGTTTTGAACCACATGCATCAATAAAAGGATAATAATCAACACTCCGTTGTACTATTACAATTCTCTCGTTTAGTTTAAAAGTGTCTTTCCGTAATGCAAGTAACTGTTTCTTAAGTTGTTCTGAACCAGCATCAAATTCAACGGTACCAACTACCTCTATGTCTTTGTCAACATAAGATAACAGATCCATTATAAACTCCTGTAAATCTCCAGCAATAGTTTGTTGTCATAGAACTCTGAGTCAATGTTTATGATTTGTTCAGTAACAATCTGATCGACACTTTCAAATTTAATATCGCCTGGTTGCATTTCTTCTTCTAATGCACTGCGTTTGTTTGGTATAAGCGCCATTTCACGTAGGTTATATTTGGTTGCAAACTGTTCTTTGATATAGTTTGCCTCTTCATAGGATATTTCTATATCCAAGTTCACTCTAACATGCATGTTTGGTTTTAGTATTGTGTCAGCATAATCGATTACCTGCGACAAGTCAAGCACTTTGTACAATGGTTGATCTGGCCAAGCAATGTATTCTGGCTCTTTGCCCCATTCAAGTATCATGCAACCACGCTGATCATCGCCTGCATCTGAGAAGTTGTGCGGAAATGCATTGCCAATATAGTTGATGTTGTTTTTCTGTTGACGCAAATGAAAGTGTCCACTGAACACAGTGCCATACTGTTGGAAGTGTTCTGATTTGATTTCTCCATGATCGGGCATCTCTACCATTGCATTCATTTTAAAGTGTGGAAGTTCAAAGTGTCCAAACATGTACTGAGCACTTGCAGTCTTAATCTGTTTGTGATCATCTCCGACTAGCCAAGGAACAAGTATTACATCATCCTGTTCAAACCAGTCGTTGCATATTTTTAGATTTGGTATGTGCTTGGCCCATTCAAAACTGTATATGTCACGTTTGTCTCGATAATACAAGTCGTGATTGCCAGTAATAAAGTAGGTGATGTCAAAACTACGTGAAAGATTTTCTAAAGCACGTAGACTGTGGCTCATGGTTTGTAAACTTAGGCTTGCTCTATGATGATGCCAGTCGCCCATGAAGATAGCAGTTTCACAGTTGTGTATCTTACCCTGTTGTACTGCCCACTCTACAAAGTTTTCACAGTCCTGGTTATGCATGATGCTATTGCTTTTCATGCCAAAGTGTATGTCTGTGAACACCAGAGCTTTCTTAAACAAACCCATGTGTATTCCTATTTTTTAGCAACGTCTGGTTGTAGTTCTTTTGCTTCTGGTGAGTTGTTAAACTGTCTTGTCCAACTTGGATTCAATCCATTTTGTTCAAGTATATCATCACGTATGTTTTGATTTTTCTTTTCGATGTTTAACACTCTTGTAAAACTGTTTGTTATAGCGGCAGTATAGTAAGCAAATGGATTTTGACTTTTATCTTCATTAAACTGTAACCCAATTTGACTCAATTGTAATAGTGCAGTACCACGCATTTCTTCATTGTAGGTATATCCACGCCAGTTTGATCTAGTTGCATATCTTTCGCATAACTTAATCAACATATGTGCTAGTTTATCCGTCATCTTACCGTGATCTTTTGAAAAATGTCCGTTTTCCATTCCGCCAATCCAATGTGATTTGCCTACAACATATGGCACACGATTTTCATCAATCATGTAGTGCCAAAATGGAGGAAAGTTAAGTTTCACATAATTAAGATCTTGTTTTGTATCTGAGATCAGTTCTTGAAGACCATCATCTTCATAGTCTACATTATCCATTTCTAATATTTCTTCTAGTTTGCTTTTTTTCTTTATTTGTGCTTTGGTAAGTTTTTTTGGTACCATTGGAATATGATCCCAACAGGTTACACGAAATACCAGTTCTTGATTGCTGAGTTTGCGTGGATCAACTATTTCACCAGTTTCTCTTTTGATTCTGTCTGCTTTGTTTCGTCTTGCTTCTGCAACACTACGTTGGTTGATCTTGTCCACACTTGGCAAAATAATATCGTACTGTGCATATTTTTTTTCGAGAAATGAGCAGTAAGTGCTTTTGCTTTTGTGAATTTCTTTTAGTATGTCTCGATTGTTAAGATAGTTGACTTTTCTAGGTGCTTTAAAAGCTGCCATTCTATAATTCTCCTTATAATAGTACTTATTATACACGTTGCATAGGGTTTGTCAATCATTATATTAGCCGTTTTTAATTACCATAAATAATAACATAGGAGATAGAATGGCATTTTCACAAGCAAAAGCGGATAGAATGAATCAGCTTGCTCAGCAGTATCCGCGAGCACCAATAGGCACTTTGGCAACACTTGCAAATATTCCAGCAAGTGAAATCGGTAATTACACTACTGACACTATTTCTACTCCTGGTCGAAATGCCAACTTTGGACGGGTAACCAGCACGCAGTCAACAGAAGTGCAGGCTAGCAATACTTCAAGAACTACTCCAGGATCTGGATCAGCATTTACTGATACTCCTACAACGCAACCTACAGTAACTTCACCGACTAGTTCAACCACTGCAAGAGTAAATCCAGTTACTGGTAGACCATTTACAACACCTCCTACACCAGTAGTAACATCGCCACCTGCATCAGAAACTGTAAACAACACAACTGGTTCAGGAACTAGTTTTCAAGGTGGAGGTACAATTGCAAGCCAAGCCTTTAGTGATAGAACACCACAACCAGATCCATTTCCAGCACCACCGCCAGCTAGACCAGTACAAGTACAAGATTCAGATGTAGATTTTACTGATGCATATGGAGAAAATTATAGGCAAGCAACACCTATACCTACGCCAGTAGTACAGTCAAATAATACAGAAGTTGATTTTGCAGATCCTTATAGCGAGAATTTCCGGAATCCTCAGCCAATACCAGTAGATACTAGACGTCCTGGTACACCGCCTAGTCCGTATCTTGACGATTTTCCAGATGATAATGTAAATGTTGAACAACCTACTCCTAGACCGGATATAAATGCTCCTGCACCACCTCCAGCTAGACCAGCACAAGAAATATCTCAAGTAGACGATTTTGGTGGTACTGGCATTACACAAGTAGATGACTTTGGTGGAGCACCACAAAATGTTACGCCGGTAGATGACTTTGCTGAATATAGTCCACCTGCACAAGTTGATGATTTTGCAGAATTTCAAGCACCTGCACAAGTAGATGATTTTGCTGAGTACCAACCTCCGGCACAGGTTGACGACTTTGGAGAGATAAACACACCGGCACAAGTAGATGATTTTGCTGGGTATTCAAACAATGACTTTGGTGCAGAGGACCCAGGTTTAGATGCATTTGGCCCTGGTCCAGAACCGGCACAAGTAGATGATTTTGCTGGCTATAGCAACAATGACTTTGGTGCACAAGTAGATGACTTTGGTGAAATTAACAACCCTGTGCCAGTAGATGATTTTGCTGGCTATAGCAACAATGACTTTGGTGCACAAGTAGATGACTTTGGTGAAATTAACAACCCTGTGCCAGTTGATGACTTTGCTGACTATTCAGACAATGACTTTGGTGCCGAAGTTGATGATTTTGCAGAATATGAATCACCATCAGATGTTAATCAATTTGGTGTGGATGATTTTGGCGATCCTGAAGCAGCACAATTTGACGAATTTGGGACTCCATTACAAGCACCAGAAGAAGTTAACCAATTTGGAGTTGATGACTTTGGTGATCCTGAAGCCGCACAATTTGACGAATTTGGTGATCCTATTCGAGCACCCGAAGATGTTGAAGACTTTGATGAATATGGTGACTTTGAAGATGAAGAAGGTGAGGAGTTTGACGCATTTGGCAATCGTGTACAGAATGATGGCGAAAGTTTAGTTGACGATGATCCAGTTGCTGATATAGGTGATGGTGCAGAAGGTGATGGTATAGACGGAGTTGAACAGGCTGCTCTTAGTGAACAACAACAGGCTGCTATCAACGCACAAGCACTAAAACAAAAAGCTCAGCAACAACAAACTATTAGCGAAATGCGTGAAGCATCTGGTGTAAAAAACGCAGATGGCGATTGGCGAGTCAAGCTCCGATTGGCTCCACAAGCAACATATCTCTATCAAGCTCAAGAACCTGGTATACTTGCGCCGCTTACTGAAACAGATGGAATAATATTTCCTTACACACCAAGTATAGATATACAGTATAGAGCAAACTATCAAGAATACTCACCAACACATTCAAACTATCAGCACTATTTTTATCAAGGCTCAAATGTCGCCGCAATACAACTTAGTGCAACATTTACAGCCCAGGATACTGTGGAAGCAGAATATCTATTGGCAGTGATACATTTCTTAAAAAGTTGTAGCAAAATGTTCTACGGAAATGATGCTCAACGAGGTTCACCGCCGCCACTGCTTTATCTAAGTGGACTAGGAGAATATCAGTTCAATGAATCGCCTTGCGTGATAAGTGAATTTAATTACAACCTACCTAACGATGTTAACTACATACGTGCAAGAAGCAAACAGATACAACGTGATGGACAGTTGCAATATAAAAAGCCATTGGCAACCAGCGTAACTAACGGAAATTTTTCAAGTTTAACCAGACTGAAAACTGCGATCACAAATGCATACAATGGACAAAGTCAACCTCTTGAAGCTGCCGCAGAACCTTACAAACCAGCACCTGGAAACCTTGGATCAAAAGGCGCAACCTATGTTCCAACAAAAATGGATGTTACCTTGGTACTCAACCCAATTGTAAGCAGAAAGCAAGTGAGTCAGCAGTTTAGTCTCAAAGAATATGCAAATGGCAATCTAATCAAGAAAGGAATGTGGTAATGGCGACATCATACGAAAGTACCAGTCCGTATTTTGACACCCCAGTAATTAACAATCAATATCTTGGATTGATGATCGAAAGACCGATACCAAAGTTAGTCGATGATCTATCAATGACTATCAACGAAACCTACAACCTACGACCTGATTTATTAGCGTTTGACTTGTATGGTGATAGTAATCTCTGGTGGGTATTTGCAATGCGTAATCCAAATCAATTACCAGATCCTCTGTTTGATTTTGTTACTGGCGTAACCATTTATCTTCCTCAAAAGAGCACTCTAGAAACTGTTTTAGGTATCTAACATGACGACTTCTGCACAACTAGGTGTTGCAAGACAAGCAGTACAACTGCAAATAAATCAGACAAAACCTGAGGTAGATGAACTTGAAGTATCAGCAGCTTCGGGACGTAGTTGGAGTGACATAGAAAATAGCTGGACCAAGACCAGTCAAAAACTGTTCAACCAGGCTAGCACACTTGACAACTTAAAAAAACAAAACGCTGGATTAAACAATGATCCTGGACAGTCAAGACTCAACACATTAATCACAAAAAATCAAGTTGAAGTTACCACAATGCAAACCACAATGAATGGTGTGCGAACTCAGGCTTTTAAAAATACACAAATTACCTCTGTTACACAAAACATTACTAAAAACAGCAGTGGTGAAATAATCAAGACAGAACAAATTGGTTCTGTTGAAACTTCAAGATTTACTACGCCAGTTTTAGGAAATGATCTAGTTTTTACCGCAGATACTGATATAGACCAAATAATTCCTAATCTTGAAAGCAAAAATAAACCAACCAATGCACGTAGATCGATTCTTGATAATGATGAACTTGATCAACTTGGCGACCTAAAAGGCAGCGGAGCCACATCAACAGTTGGCGGCGGAGCAACAATTAAAAAAATTGGACAAACTCAGACATCAGCAGTTGCTTCTGCAACTGGAGGTTCTGTAACTCCGCTAAGTGGTAATGATCTTAACACAGGAACAGGTCCTGGTGGTGGCGGTGCTGGCGGAAAAGTAGAAGTAGCTCCTGGAGATGATGCATTCAGTGTCAAGAGAAACAATGTTGGAAATGCTATCAATGCAGACGGAGTTGAAGGACGTACCAGCGTTGCAGAAGAATTTTTAAAACCAATAAAAGCATCACCAAACCCTCTACTAGGACTTGCTAGTCAAACCTATAGTGTATCCATCTACATGATGAATAGATCAGAGTATGTACAATTTTTAGGAACAGATAAAAAAACATTGCCAACTAGACAACTGATATTGCAAAGCGGTGGTGCCAAAGCAGAAGAACGTAACAAATATTTTGATGTTGATTTCTATATTGAAAATATAGAGTTTGAAACAGTGCTAGGCAGTCAAGGGTCAGGAGCACCTCATAATGTTACAAAATTGAATTTTGATATTCTTGAACCACAAGGTATTACGTTCCTTGAAAGATTAAAAAAAGCAGTAACTGATCATGTGCAGGAGCCTGGAGTTAATATCAATGCACAAACATACTTGATGGTTATACGTTTCTATGGCTATGACGAATTTGGAAATTTGGTAACCAAAAATGAACTTCCATCAGCAACTGGCAATGAAATATCTGAGCTAGAAAGCACCAGTGATCCAGAGGCATTGGTTGAAAAGTTTATTCCGTTTCAGTTTAACGATATCAATTATAAGATTAACAATAAAGCAGTGGTCTACAGTTGTAATTGTGCAACTCCACAGAATATTGTTGGCTATTCAACTGCACGAGGTAGCATACCTTTTAACTTTCAACTTAGTGCATCAACCGTCAAGAAGTTGCTTAACGGCAACAGCGAACTAGTACCATTGGTTCCTATAGTTACCACTACAACCAGCAGTGGTCTTACTGGTGGACCTCCAAATCGAAACAGAGTAACTTCAACAACCACTGAAGAAGTAACTACAGTCGAACAACAACGTGCAGGTAAACTTGGGCTTCAAGACAGAACTGTAACATCAGGATTGTGTGATGCACTGAATCAGCATCAACGTGAACTGGCCAAAAAGAATGGTATGATACCCGACGAATATATAATCGAAATTGAAGATGTACCTGGATTGATTGATGCTAAAATGAACAAGCAAGGTAGAACAAATCTTACAAAAACTACAATGCAAAAATCAAGCGATGCAAATCAACAAAAAAACATGGAAAAAGTATCTCTTGACAAGCAAACCAAAGAGTATAGTATTAGTGCTGGGACACAGATTATACAATTAATTGATCAAGTGTTAAAAAATTCTACATATGTAACTGCTCAACAAACCATTGCATTTGACGAAATAACCAACAAAGAAATACGTAATCCACCTGTGAGAACTGTACAATGGTACAGAATTACCCAGTTAGCTGCTCCAAAAGAATATTGCAAGATACGCAACGATTATGCTTATCAAATAACCTATAGAATCTCAAGATATCAAATTAACACACCACGATCACCTTATTTTCCACCCGCAATGTATCGAGGTGCTCACAAGATATACAATTATTGGTTTACTGGGTTGAACACAGAAGTTTTAGATTTTGACATAGAAGTTAAATCAAACTTTGTTACTATAATGGGCAAAGATGGACTAATCACAGATGAAGATGTAGCAGTTGGAAACGATGCACGATTTGCTGAAAAAAGATTTTTTCAAAGTGCACCAGATTCTAGTACACAAGGTGCTTCAGGCGATGCTGGCCGACCGGCTGCTCAATTGGCATCAAGGTTGTATTCACCAGCTGATGTTTCCAAAGCTGATCTTACTATAGTAGGTGATCCAGATTTTATCATGCAAAGTGAATTGTTTTATAGTGCCGGTAACCTAGAGGCATTTGAACCTGATGGAAGTGTAAATGGCAACGCTGGCGAAGTACTTTTTGAAATACGTTTCAATCGACCAGTGGACTACAACATGGCCACTGGAGAGACACCTGTAAACTCTGAAAACTCTGACAGTAAAATCACAGGAGAAAAAAACCTAGCCGCTGAAAGTTTAGTGTATGCTGCCACTAATGTTACAAATAAACTGGCTGATGGTAAGTTTACACAATCAATTCAAGGTGTAGCAAGAATGTTTGACAATGCAGTAAACAGTCCAAAACAAAAACAGATTGAGAAAAATGTTGTAGAAGAACCAGGATTGGATGCATTCGGCGGAGCAGGAGATTCAGTAAGACCTAGCAAAAATGTTATCCCTCCTGGAGCACGTAGTGGTAGACAAGTTCAACCAACTGCTGGTCAAGACCCAAGGGCTGGAAATTTTAAAACTGCTACTGTCAATGGTAGTAAGACAAATACGCAACCCTACTCGAGTGCAACAGTAAATAATGATGTCACTAATAAGATTGCTAAGTTGCCTGATTCAACTGTAAATTATTCAGATGATGCAGACGTTACACCAGGAGAATCAGATTGGCAACCACGTTCTGGTACAGTTGTTCAGCCTCCTGTTCAACCCAAACCAGGAAGTAACACTGTAAGTGACGATGCTGGAACTAAAACTAGTCCGTTACAAGAAAGTTTATTTGCTAAGAAACGCAGACAAGCAAGACAGAGAGCAGAAAATGCCAAAGCAAGAGGTGCAAAAGTTGTAGGCAGCTCAGGAGGCGGTGTAAACAAGAGTTCACTTTTTAAGTAAAAGGAAATAGATGGCAGAGAATTATCAAAGAAGCAGAGGCGTCCCTGGAGCATACAAGATATCCAAAGGCGGTACTCCGGCTGAATCAGGACCATTTCTTGGTGAAGTGGTAAACAACATTGATCCTACTAGAGCAGGAAGATTACAGGTTTACATCGAATATATTTCTGGAGACGATAAAAATAATAAAGATCTATGGCGTACTGTAAGTTATATTTCACCATACTATGGTTATACTCAACAGAGTGCTCAACAACCAACTGGTCCAGGTAGTTTTACCGGTAATAATCATGCATATGGTTTTTTTGGAACACCACCAGATCTTGGAACAAAAGTACTTTGCTTCTTTGCTGACGGTGATCCAAACAAAGGCTACTATGTAGGTATGCCAATATCTCCTGGACTTAATCACATGGTTCCGGCCATAGGGTCAAGCAAGAAATATGTCGATGATAGCAATTCACCATTGTTTGCTAATAAAGCAAAACTACCAGTGGTGGAGATTAACAATTCCAATGAGGCAATAGCAGAAAATCCAAGATTTTTTAATGAGACCAAACCAGTACACAGTGTTTTAGCTGGGCAAATGCTCTCTCAAGGAGTTATAGCAGATCCCTTGATCGGGCCTATTGGTTCAAATAGTCAACGTGAATCACCAAGCACAGTATTTGGAATAAGCACTGCTGGCAGACCAGTGTATCAAGGTGGACTAACGGATGCTCAAATAGCGGCCAAGGTGGCAAGCAGTACACTTCAAGCAAATGAAACCACCATAATTGCACGTAAAGGTGGACACAGTTTGGTAATGGATGACGGAGATCTTGCCGGCGAAGATAACCTAACAAGAATACGCACCAGTGCAGGTCATCAAATAATGATGAACGATACTGCTGACAATCAAACAATTCACATTATGCATGCAAACGGACAAACCTGGATAGAACTAGGAAAAGAAGGCACCATTGATCTATATGCATCAAACAGTCTAAATATTAGAAGTGCTGGCGAACTAAACATGCATGCTGATAGAAATATAAACATAGCCAGTGAACTTGGAAGTGTTAACATTTTTGCAAAAAGAGCAATGAGTCTTGAAACAGGCAGTCTAAGCCTTACTGGCACAAATAGTATTTTGGCTTATAGTAAAAGCTCAGTGGGAATCAAAAGTGATGGCAGTTTAAATCTAAACAGTCGAACAGGTGGATGGGGTGCAGGCACTGGACTCACACTTGAAGCAGGATGTATAAAACTGAATAGTGGATCAGCTCCACCAGTGAGTAAAACTGTTGAGATACCTAAGTTAAGATTAGCAGATACAAAATTTTCTCCTCAACAAGGTTGGATACCAGAACCAAATGCAATTGAAACTATAGTTACAAGAGCTCCTACACATGAGCCTTATGCAGAAAGAGGCACTGGTGTCAATACTAGTACCAGTTTACAATCACCTGCTGAGCAGGTTCCTTTGGATCCAAAAACCCAAGATGCAGTAACCAAAGCAGAATCAACAGAAATTGATAGTGTTACAGAAGCAGATTATGAAAAACAATCTCAAGCAAAAACCAACGTTGGTAAAATACCACCAGAAAAAGTAACCAGTATGATAGCACAATCAAGCAAACTTGTGCCACAAGATTTCAATGAAATATCCAATTCCAACGGTGTTGGTAAATTTGGTTTTAGTGCAACTGAATTAGAAAAAGGAGGACTATTGAAACCAGGCACTGCAGAGTTCTTTCTCAAGGATGCTACCTCTGATCTAAGTACAGTACTAGGAAGTGCAAGTGTTTGGACAGGTTCACAAGGTGTTAATGGACTTAGTGATTTTTTAAACAACGAAACATTACAAGATGTAACCAAAACAGATTTATTCAACAAAGGATTAGGCGAGTTGCAGAATGCAGGAATAGTAACCGGCCTAGAAGATGAATCTGCACTAGGCGGTTTGGTTAGTGGTGCAAGTAAATTTGGAGCAGACGCAGTTAAAAAATGGCAAGATGGTGCCGCAACACTAGGAGAAACATTTAGTGGAAGTAACAGTACAAAAATTACCAGTTCTGAAATGAATAAAGTTGTAAGAGGCGGTCAGTATTCAATACAATTAGCACAACAAAAATTGAGTAACGAAGTACAAGGATTTTCAACTAGCAGTGGAGGCGTAGTGAGTACAACAGTAAGAAGTTCAATTGACACTGCGGTAGCAAGTGTAGTTACAAGTAAGAAAGTCAATGGAGTGGATGACGAAACTGCGGCATTTGAAGCTGAATTTGATGCACAAAATAATACCACAAATACGTAGGTAAATACATCATGCCAACATTTATCGGATATAGTACCATTGGAAGGTACAAGAACTATACAGTCACAGATTTTGAATTAATCAAGCGTGATTTATTAAATGCTCTTACAATCAGACAAGGAGAAATGCCTGGCAGACCTAATGTTGGTACAACTATATGGAGTTTGTTGTTCGAACCTCAAGGAGCTCCAACTTCAAAAGCAATTAACAAAGAACTACAACGCATAGTTGCACAAGATCCAAGAATCAGTATCTCAGATATCAATGTTTACCCACAAGAGAATGGAATACTTATTGAACTTGAGGTTGATACTGTGAGTGGCCAACAAGGTGAACTACTTAATATATTTTTCAACAGTGAGACTATGAGAGCCGCTTACGCAGACGTGTAGATAAACTACGTAGTTTATTATTTTCATAAATACCATGTAAGGAAACACACATGGCTAAAACTACAAGACAAACAAGTATATTTGGTGTAGAAGATTGGAAGAGAATCTATCAAACCTATCGTGAAGCGGACTTTCAAAGTTATGATTTTGAAACACTCCGGAAAACTTTCATTGATTATATAAGACTGTATTACCCCGAAAGTTTCAATGATTACATAGAGTCTAGCGAATTTATTGCTATACTTGATGTTATGGCTTTTATGGGTCAAGCAGGCAGTTTTCGAAATGATCTTAATACACGTGAAAACTTTATTGATACTGCTGAAAGAAGAGACAGTGTTACTAGACTTGCAGAACTAGTTAGTTATACACCAAAGCGTAATACTGCCGCACAAGGTTTTTTAAAAGTACAAAGCATAAGCACCACTGAAGGTGTAATTGACTTTACTGGTGTTAACTTGTCCAATATCACAATAAATTGGAACGATACTACTAACCCGAATTGGCTAGAACAATTTACAGTTGTTGTAAATGCTGCTCTTAGCGGAAGTCAGCGTTTTGGAAAACCAGGAAATAGTCAAACACTTTTGGGAGTTGACACAGAAGAATATACACTCAATCTAATAGCAGGATTTTTACCTGTTGTACCGTTCAGTCAGACTGTAAATGGCACTAACATGACATTTGAAGCAGTAAATGCAACGTCATTAAATGAAACATACCTGTATGAGCCGGCACCTGCACCAAGCGGGCCGTTAAACATACTGTATAGAAATGACAAACAAGGATATGCTAGTGCAAACACTGGTTACTTTTTTTATTTTAAACAAGGCTCTCTACAAGATCAACAATTTAATCTTGGAGAAAGAATCAGCAACAGAATTGTTAACGTCAACATAGAAGGTATAAACAACGAAGATGTTTGGTTATACCAACTTAATGCACAGAACTCAATAATTGCAGAATGGGAAAAAGTTGAAAATATCTACACTGGTGCAGTTGAAGAACTTACACCTGAACAACGCAGGTATTTTAGTATTACATCAAGAACAAATGATCAAATTGACTTGAATTTTGGAGATGGTGTGTTTAGTAGTATACCAGTAGGAACATTTAGAACCTATGTTAGAAGTTCAAATGGCCTAAACTATATTATCAATCCAGATGAAATGCAAAATGTAACTTTTAATATAGGTTACGTAAGCAAAACAGGACGAAACGAAACACTAACCTTCACTTGTGCGTTAACTGTACCGGTGAGCAATGCAAGCAGTAGAGAAAATATAAACGATATCAAACAAAGAGCCCCAGCAAGATATTATACCCAAGATAGAATGGTCAACGGAGAAGACTACAACAATTTTCCATATACACTTTATTCAACTATAATCAAGTCCAAGGCTGTTAACAGAAGCTCAATTGGTACTAGTAGGTATCTGGACTTAGTAGATATCACTGGAAAATATTCAAGCACAAATGTTTTTGCCTCAGATGGCATGATCTACGAAAATACACAAGTACCCAGCTTTACATTCACTTTTGCCGATGCAAACGACATTACCAATGTAATTGTAAACCAAGTTGAACCTCTATTAGCAAGTAGAGGAATGCAAGAATTCTATTACGAGAACTTCAATCGACCAAGTTTAACAACGTTAAATCTTGAATGGAATCAAAGCACCACTAGTAATAGCGAGACAACTGGATTTTTTAAATTTGTATCAAACGGAGCACCTGCACCAGTAGGTCCTCAAGCAAGCGACAATAAAAAATATATCGCACAAGGTGGACTGGTAAAATTTACTCCACCAGCTGGACAGTATTTTACTGCAACAAATAGACTGGCAGTTGGTTCACCAACACTACCCGGCGATAAGATGGTTTTATGGGCAACTGTAACTGCTTTAGAGCTTGATGGGACAAACTTTGGAGTTGGAAATAATGCAGACGGAACTGGCCCTGTAACTTTAAATACTTTTATTCCAACAGGTGCAGTACCCACACAGGTAATTATAAATTTTATTACTGATTTGCCTACCTCTATTGAAACTACAATGAGGGAAAATATTGAACTCTATCGAGATTTTGGGCTGGGTTACGATAATCTTACGCAGACATGGTATATTATTACATCAACAAACATCGATAGCAGTATTACTTTTAGTTTAGCATATGCTCAAGATACGTCAGGCACGGGTTTAGATAATAGCTGGCTTGTTGATTTTCAAACTGATGGTGTAACTTATACAGTAAGCTCTAGAAGCTTGGATCGTTTTTGGGCAAGTATCTTAGAAACACGCTTTTTCTATGATGGTACACAAAAAGTTTATGACCCCAAAACAGGCAAAGTTGTTAATGATTTTATCAATGTACTAAAAACAAACAACCTACCTGACTCAAGTTCAACACTTAATAGTGATGAGATACTGGACATAATCGGACAACCAGTTGAAGCAGATGGCTTTATTGATGACTTTAGAGTAAGAGTCAGCTATAGAGATTCAGACAATGATGGCATTCCAGATAATCCAGATTATTTTGAAACATTGGTTGCACCAGATACAAATCCTGTTACCAAAAGGGTATACCTTCAGCAAACAATTGATTTTGATAATCTTGAAAGATATACACCACTTGCAAGTGGTGTAGTCAACGGCACTTATGCAACAAAAGATGCAATTGAACTAGATAAAAGCGAATATGCTGATGGGCAGGTTTTTTATGCGTACACAGATGAAAAATTCTATAAACTTACTGTAGCCTATGACGGAGTTAGAACTATTAGTGAAGTTAGTGGTTATCAAACCTATGTTGGTAGACAAGATCTTTATTTTCAGTATCGACACAATGCTCCACTTAGTCGACGTATTGATCCAGGTACAACTAATATTATTGATATCTATCTTTTAACACAGGCATATTATAATGCGTATCAAAATTATCTTCGAGACACTACTGGTTCTGTTAAGGAACCAGCAAAACCGACTATCGACGAACTAACTACGTCCTATAATACACTTGATCAATATAAAATGATTTCAGATAATATTATCTTAAACAGTGTAACATTCAAACCATTGTTCGGAACCAAAGCTCCAGAAGAACTTAGAGCAACTATTAAGTGTGTGAAAAACGCTACAAGCACAGTGAGCATAAGTGAAATTAAAAGTCAGGTTGTAAATGCTATCAATCAATATTTTACAATTGAAAATTGGGACTTTGGCGATACCTTTTTCTTTTCAGAGCTAAGTTCATATTTACACGATCAACTTGGTTCAATAATAAGCACGGTTGTACTTGTTCCGACAAATCCTTTGAAATCTTTTGGAGATTTATACGAAATAAGATCTCAAGCAAATGAAATTTTTGTGAATGCCGCAACAGTGAATGACGTTGAAATTATTGATGCATTGACTAGCAGTCAACTTAGAACTGCACCAAATAGTGGAGTAGTTTAAAATATGGCTAAGCGTATTCGCTCAGAGGATTTCTTACCTGAAATCTTTCAAACACCAGCTAATAAGCAACTTCTAAGAAGTACTCTTGATCAGCTTACACAAAATCCTAAACTTAAACCAACAGAAGGTTACATAGGACGTAAAATTGGTCCAGGGGTAACTGCCAGTGACAACTATATTCTTGAACCATCTGCAACCAGAACAGATTATCAATTGGAACCAGGGGTAGTTCAACTTCAACCTGATACAAGCACAGTTGATAATGCAATTACCTATCCAGGTATAATTGATAGTTTGAAAATGCAAGGAGCAAATACAACAAGACACGATAGGTTATTCAATAGCGAGCATTATAGCTACGATCCAATGATTGATTATGACAAATTTGTGAACTTTGGACAGTATTATTGGATACCAGCAGGTCCAAATAGTGTTGATGTATTTGCAAATACTATTCCAACTGCAGACAACTTTGATGTAACCTACAGCGAAGTCGGGTACAAGTTTAGTGGTTATAGTGGCACACTGCCCACAATCACACTTGTAAGAGAAGGAAACTATACATTTGATGTAAACGCAAGTGGACGTAATTTTTGGATACAAAGTGTTCCTGGAACCAGTGGTGTATTACCACAACAAGCCAACCAAAGTTCTCGTGAAGTACTTGGAGTAACCAACAATGGTGATGATGTTGGAACAGTTTCTTTTAATGTTCCTGCAAAAACTGCACAGAATTTTTTCTTTAATCTTGCTGACATAGGTTCTACTGACTTGGTCGAAGATACACTTCAGTTTAATCAAATAAACAATCGATATGTTGATGTTTTCTTAGAAGAACATGGCGGTATTGATGGCATAACTGATTTACAAAACCGGACACTTATTTTCAATACAACCACAGACCAAGGTTGGGAAGATGAAGAACCATTTTCTAGTGAAGGGTTTGATACAACTGCATTTAGTGATTCAGGTGCAATTCCAACAGACGCCGATCGGTATGTCCAATGGCGTATAAATTACAACTACGACGATCCACTTCGTCCGTTTATGGAACTTACAAAAGTACAAAGCATTGCAAATCTAAGCAAAACAAAGATAGAATATGGCACAGAATACTCTGGTAGCACTATGTACAAAACTGCTGAAGGTGTATTTGCACGTCAGCCACTGATAACTGCTAATCTTGATATCTTGTACTATCAAGACGGTAGCGATGAACTAAATTTTGGTGTAATAAGAGTAGTAGACCAAATAAATTCCTCAGACTTAAACATAGAAGATATCCTCGGTGAACCTAATTATACATCACCAAATGGTGTGGTTTTCACCAATGGCTTGAAAGTCAAATTTATTGGAAATGTGGTTCCTGCAAGTTATGCAAACGTAGAATACTATGTAGAAGGTGTTGGTACTGCGATTGAATTTGTAAAAGTTACCGACTTAATAACCCCTGAAACCTATACAAAGTCAGAAACAGTGCCTTTTGATAGTACTAGTTTCGACGAAGGTGGATTCGATGCAACTGCTGACGCTCCTATTGTACAAGATTATCTCTTAATTAACAGAGCAAGCATTAATCTAAATGCTTGGAGTAGAGGTAATAGATGGTTTCATATTGATGTGCTTACTGCAACTGCAAACTACAATAATACAGTATTAACCTTAGATAATGATGCAAGAGCAAAACGACCAATTATTGAATTTGTTAAAAATCTAAAATTGTATAACTTTGGTACTCTTGCTACACAACCAGTTGATATTATTGATTTTGACGAAACTGATGCGTTTAGTAATATAAATGGAACCTCTGGATATTCAGTAGATGGATATAGCCTAATTGAAGGTTCAAGAATTATATTCAATGCAGACGTTGATCCCGAAGTTGTAAATAAAATTTATACAGTACAATTTATTAATCTTGGAGCAGGTGATATAATTGACTTACAACCTGCAAGTTTGACCGAACCTGACATTGCAACTAATATAACTGTTGTTGTAAGATCTGGAGTAACTGAACAAGGAAAATCCTACTGGTTTAATGGCATCACTTGGACAGAAGCTCAACAAAAAACAGATACAAACCAGGCACCATTATTTGATATCTACGATTCAAGTGGTTATAGTTTAAGCGATACTTTAGTTTACCCTTCTACTACTTTTGCAGGAACTAAAATTTTTAGCTATGCCGTTGGCACTGGAACTACAGATTCCATTATTGAACAACCTTTGAAATATTTAACCATCAATAATGTTGGTGACATTGTATTTGATAATAATTTTTATTCAGATACGTTTACTTACGGCTCATCTAATAATGGTACTACAGCAAACATTTCTCTTGGTACAGTAAGACAGTACAACACAATTGATACTTTTATAAAACTTCTTGGATGGCAAACAAGTTTTACAAATTATGTTCAACGACAAAGTTTTAGTTTTGAATTTGATGGGAACTCATTGATTCTTGATGTTGAAGTGTCAAATGATACAAGTATTGTACCAGTGAAAGTTTTTGTTGAAGGACAATTTATACTGTCTGATACCTATACCTATGCAACAAACAGTGCAGGGGTCACTGAAATTACATTCAATGCAAATGTGGTTGGACAACCAGCAACTGTTCCTCCAATAGGATCGGTAATAGAAGTGCAGGTCATAAGCAATAGTCCTAGTAGTGTTGCGTTCTATACTATTCCAGACAATCTAGAATCAAATGCTCTAAACGAAAATAGTTCTACTTTTACTCTAGGAACACTTAGGACACACTATGAAAGTATCTGTCAAAACCTTGAACACTTCTCAGGTAAGATACACGGAGCAAACAACATACGTGACCTTGGTAATATTATTCCATACGGTGATTTAATTCTACAACAAAGTGCACCATTAACACTTACAACTCCTTTTATAAATGAAAGAAGCACTGATTACTTTAGATCATTGGAATTTAATGCTTCTGAGTATAATAAAACCAAGAACAAAATACTTGATTATGTTGCAAACAACGATTGGGAAAACAAAACTGCGGCTGAGATTCTTGACCAAACTCTGCTTGCAATAAACGCTGGAAAAACTTCATCTTCATCATTTTACTGGACTGATGCGATTCCAACTGGAACAGTTTACGAACAAACAACATACACTGTGACTCCAATCACAACATATGTTTTTGATACACTCTACAATTATAACTTTACATCAGCAAACTATCAAGGTTTATTGGTTTATTATATTCCAGTTTCAACTGGAGTAGAGACACAACTAGTCGGCGACGGGCATGAATATACAGTTGCTACTGATGGTCCAAGAATTACAATTAATTCTTCTGATATTACACTTTCAATTGGCGATAAGATTATTATACGAGAATACAAAACAACATATGGAAGTTATGTGCCTGCAACTCCGAGCATGTTAGGCTTATACCAAGTATACATGCCAAGGGAGTTCCTTGACAATACCTATGTGGAACCAACAAATGTAATACAAGGACATGATGGCAGCATCACAGTATCATTTCCAGATGGTGATTACAGAAATAGTGTGCTATTAGAGTTTGAAAAAAGATGTTATAATAATATCAAACTTACAGCTGATGAAAAATACAATCCTATACTTCAAGCCGTTGATGTTATTCCAGGACAGTTTAGAACAACTGACTATACACTCACTGAGATAAACGATATTCTTAATGTAAGTTTTCTTGCTTGGGTTGGTGCACAAAGAGTTCCGTACAAAATTCAAACCTACGATGCTGATAACGGTTTTACTTGGAATTACAGTCAGAGTGCAAATAGACTAGATGGAAAACCTTTACTTGGCTTCTGGCGTGGTATATATTTTAATCTCTACGACACAGATAGTCCTGATACTCGTCCATGGGAAATGGTTGGTTTAAGTGAAAAACCAACCTGGTGGGAAACACGTTATGGTCCTGCTCCTTACACCAGTGGAAACACTGTACTATGGCAAGACATGGCAGATGGTAAAATTACCTATCCAACTGGTGATGTTATTAAACCAAGATTTGTTCGCCCAGAATTACTAGATTGTTTACCAACAGATTCACAGGGCAATCTAGTTGATCCAATGGTTTCGATTGTTGGAAGTTACGATATAAACAGTTTTAAAAAATCTTGGGTGGCTGGAGATTATGCTCCTACACAAACTGCTTGGAGAAGAAGTAGCTATTATCCGTTTGCTATTCAGAGATTGCTTGCTCTTACTATGCCTGCAAAGTATTTTGGTTTGTTTTCTGATGTAGACTTGTACAAATACAACACAGATTTCAATCAATACCTTTACAATGATAGATATCGTGTTGATGCTTCAACCGTTGAAGTTTATGGTAATGGAACTGCAAAACACAGTTTCATAAATTTTGTAGTTGATTACAATAGATTAACAGGAGTTGATAGTACCGCTTTAGTAAAAACAAAACTAGAAAATCTTGACGTACGTTTATGCTATCGAATGGCAGGTTTCAGTGATAAGAGCTATTTAAAAATATTTTCTGAAAAATCATCTCCGAACAGTCTAAATAGCAGTTTGTTGTTGCCCGACGAAAGCTATCAACTATTTTTATATAAAAATCCAAGTTTTTCTGAAGTCCAGTTTTCCAGTGTTATAGTTCAAAGAACAAACACAGGTTGGACAGTTGCTGGTTATTCTACTACTAAACCGTATTTCAATATTTTAAAGAGCACTGCCGCAGGAACATTCAGTACCTTCACTGTAAATGGCAACACTTTTAGAGTACCTCAAACATTTACGAATCAAGTGACACAAGTGCCTTACGGTTATGAATTTTCAAGCTCTAGTTCAGTAGTAGATTTTTTAGTGAGTTATGGTGAATTATTAAAGCAACAGGGCATGTCCTTTGACTCAACCGAGAATGAGGTTATTGTAAACTGGACACAAATGGCTCAAGAGTTTATCTACTGGGTTGGACAAAGTTGGACTGTAGGAAGTGTTATAAATTTAAATCCAGCGGCCAACATTCTAAAGCTAGAAAAAGACTTTAGTGTTGTTGAGAGCCTAGCAAGCGAAAATCTCAATGACGTAATATTGAATCAAAATTTTAGACCTTTGTTGTCAGACGACTATGCAGTAGAAAGATTAGACAACGAACTGAAACTTATAGGATTGAATAATAATACTTTTAGTTTTCTACAAGGAAGATTTACATCTTATGAACACATCATAGTCTTTGATAATATTAGTATTTTCAATGATCTGATCTATCAACCAGTAACTGGCGCAAGACAAAATCGATTATTAGTTAATGGGTATACAGTGTATGACTGGAATGGTACATTAGATGCACAAGGCTTTATACTCAACCAAGATAATATAAAATCATGGGAGCCGAATGTAGGCTACACCAAAGGGCAGATTGTAGAATATAAAAACTCTTATTGGAGTGCCACTACAATTTTATCACCAAGCCAAACTTTTGTTTTTGCAGACTGGATAAAAAGTGATTACGCTAGAATACAAACTGGTTTACTTCCTAACCTTGCAACTAAAGCAGATGAATTGCAAGATAATTATAACATTCACACTGCTAATCTTGAAAGCGATTCAACATTACTAGGACTAGGACTAATTGGATTTAGACCAAGACAGTACATGCAAAATCTTAACCTCGACGACATTTCACAGGCTGGTTTGTACTCACAGTTCTTGGGCACAAAAGGCACTATTCGTGCCGCTGAACAATTTAAAAGTGCAAACCTTGGCAAAGAAGAAGCAGAATACGAAATCAGAGAAAATTGGGCAATCCAAAGAGCTATATATGGAGCAAATGCTAACCGAAGTTATTTTGAATTACAACTAGAAGAAAGCAAACTGCTTAGTAACCCAAGCACAATAGCAGTAGTGGCGCCTGATACTATTTCAACTGCTGAACAAACAGTTTTAATTGATGATATTTACAAATCAAGTTATAAAATTAGCACCACTGATATTTTACCAACAATCAATGGTATTCCAGATAATGTTGGATTGCCAAGTGCTGGTTACGTAAATTATGATGATGTTGACATTAAAGTTTTTGATTTTGATGACCTAACAACTGTGATAAACAACCTTACTACTATTGTCGTTGGAACAAATATTTGGGTCGCAAAAGCAAACACTTTCGATTGGAATATTTACAGAGTTAATCTTGTAAATTCTACACTTTCAACAGTGATTGACAACCTAAACGGAACTTGCACATTCACTTTTACTAGTAACCATGGTTTAAGTGTTGGACAAAGATTAATTATAAAATTTTTCAATAGTGCAGTTGACGGTGCTTATATTATTCAAACTGTACCTGGACTAAAAACATTAACAGTAAATCTCAGTCTGCCAGATGACGTAACAACAATTACAAATGGAAATGGTAGAGCCTTTACACTAGAGAGTGTAAGAGTTGCTCAACCAAGTGATATTGCTGGACTTAGTTTTAGTACAAGTTTAGTTGCTACAAATCAAGTATGGGTCGATAATAACGGTAATGACAATTGGACAGTGTTACAAAAACAAAATCCATTCTCAACCACAGGCGAAATACAAGCCGAAACACCAGTTATAAATGATCTACTCGGAACCTCGTTGGCACAAGGATTAAACAATGACGGATTGATTATTGGAGCAACAGGATACGCAAGTGGCATTGGTGGTGTTTATGCGTATAACAAGTTAGAGGATGGTTCAACAATTAATGGTTCAACCTATGCTCAGCAAACAATTCTTTCTCCTGATGCATCACTCCTGTTCACAGGTTTTGGATTTAGCACTGATGTAGGTGACACTGAATGGGCTATAGTTGGTGCACCTGATTCAGATTCTAATAAAGGTTATGCAAGTGCCATTGTTAGAAATTCCTCAAACGCAACTTATAGTTTCTATCAGCACTTTAACACAGGAACAAATGACGCTGATAAATTTGGTTATAGCGTAGCCATTAGCGATGATGAACGCTGGATGTATATCAGTGCTCCAGCTGATAACAAAATTTATGCATATAACAAAGTAAATGTGCAAACACAGAGTTTAACATTCACTGGAGACGGAACAACATTAAGTTTTGTAATAGAACCAACAATTCAAGTTGATGCCAGTGACGGAACCGCTCAAACACAAATCAAAGTCACAAGAAATACACTTGAACAAACTGCTGGTGTTGATTATACAGTCCTTACCTCAAATGATATACAATCAGTGATTTTTACCACTGCACCAAATCTTGATGATGTAATTGTTATTAGTAGACGTGAGAGCCAAAGTTTTAATCCAACTGTGTTAACAACAAACTTTAGTTTTACAACTTTGTTTACGGCCAGTGACATTTATTCAATGACTGTTGTGCAGGACTCAGTTTTATTGCGTCCATTTTTTGACTACACAGTTGTTGGATCTGACATTGTATTGACTTCAGGAATAAGTTCGGGAACTTTAACAATAAATGCAAAAACGCATTGGGATTTTGTTAATAGTTTTACTGCAAGTGGTCTTGGAGCCAGCGATCAATTTGGTTACAGTGTATCAACAACCACAGATGGCAGACAAATTTTAATTGGCACTCCAGATGCAACCATTGAAACAAATACTTTTGCTGGTGAAAGTTATATTGTTGATAGAAGTGTAGAAAGATTTCAAGTTACCAATGCCGCTACAGTTTCTTATACAACCAGCATTGTTCCTACTGTTCCAGTTACAGTCAAACTTAACGGAACATTCTTAATTCCAACTGGAAATGCAAACAATGCACAATTTAGTGTTGCTGGAAGTGTAATAACTATCGGAACAACACTTAATCCAGTAACTCTTTCAGTTGGTGATATAATCGAAATTGAAACTAATAGTTTTACTACACTACAAAATTTTAACAGTGCCTTAAACGGTGAAAACTATTATTTTGGTAGAGCCGTTGACATGTGTTCAACTAATTGTAGTGCATATATCAGTATGCCACACGATAGTGCAGTGGCAGTTGAACAAGGTAGTGTAGAGCGTTGGATAAATCAAAGCCGACTTTTTGGAACTATTACCGGTACTGTGTCTAATCCTGTGCTTAGTGCCGCAGACAGTATCCGTATCAACAACTACTATGTAACACTCACAGGAACAACAGTTGAGAGTTTGGTTACTGATATTACAAATGCAAATATTCCAAATATAGTTGGTGCTACAGTAAATGGCGCATTACAAATTACATTGGTTGATATAGAAGCTGGAGAACAGTTTATCAAACTAGAAGTAGCACCGGGTACAGGAACTGCATTTAGTGATTTAGGATTGAAACCTTGGGTATATGCTCAAACAATTGTTCCACCTGTTGCACAAGCATATGGACATTTTGGCACAAGTATTAACATTAGTGATGATGCACTTACATTAAGTGTTGGAGCTCCAGATGCAACTGCATTCTTATCTACTACTTTTGATAATTCAACAACAGATTTTGATTCTGGATCAACAAACGTGGTAGATCCAATGCCTGAATCAGGCGTTGCATATACATACGATTTTTTAAATTCTGCATCTCCAAGTGCAACAAACTCTGGCAAGTTTGTATACGGACAACAAATTTACGATATGAGTATTACCAGCCTTGACAAATTTGGAAGTAGTGTAAGTTATGTAGACGGAATCTTACTTGTTGGTGCACCAAATGATGATCTTGGCGATAGCTCTGGTAACTTTGGTCGTGTAACACAGTTCACAAATGCTGATAATGAACCAAGTTGGAAAGCAAGATATACGGAAGCCCCAGTTGTAGATTCAGCATTGTTAAATAGTGTGTTTATATACAATAAAGTTTCTAATAGTATTACAAGATACTTAGATTTCATAGATCCACTGCAAGGTAGAATACTAGGAGCCGCAAACGCCAACATTGACTACACAGGCGGAATTGACCCTGCGTTGTATAACACAGGTACAGTGAACAACTTTGGAAGCATGTGGAGAGAAGAACACCTTGGAGAAATCTGGTGGGACTTATCAACGGTTAGATTTATAGATTATAATCAAGATGACATACAGTTTAGAGCAAGACGGTGGGGTCAGTTATTTGATGGTTCTAGTGTAGATATCTATCAATGGACTGAGAACAGAGTACCGCCTGCAAATTATAGTGGACCTGGAACAGTGTATACAACTGATAGTTATACAACTATAACGTATCTTGACAGTGCTGGCACCTTTGTAACAAAGTATTTTTATTGGATCAAAGGATTGACTGCTATCAGCCCAAACAAAACACTAAGTTCGAGCGGTATAGAACAGTACATTTCCAATCCACGTGCCAGTGGTATTAGTTATGCAGCCGCAATTGCAAAAAATGAAATTACACTTTTTAACTCAAGAAACCTTATAAGTGCTGATGACTCAATATTGCATGTTGAATTTGATAAAATTGCCAATGATGACAATGTTCATAGTGAATATGATATCATAACCGACGCAGATAAGAACAGTTTCTTAGGAACACAATTGTATAGAAAATATCTTGACAGTTTTTGCGGAGCTGATACATCAGGAAATGCAGTTCCAGATACAACACTTAGTCTTGCGAATAGATATGGTGTTAGTTTTCGACCAAGACAAAGTATGTTTGTTGATAGATTTCTTGCACTTAAGAACTACATGACCAGAGCAAATGCTATTATGAAGTTGTATACTATTTCAGAAAGCAAGAGTTTTACATTATTAAACAGCGAAGAACCTGAACCAACTCTAGCAAGTGGATTATGGAACAAGCGAGTTTTAACCTATGCTGAGCTTACCTATCAAGACTTAGCACAGGTAGCAATTGGATATCAATATCTAGTGGCAAGCGATGTTAACAACGAAGGGCTATGGTCAATCTATACTGTACAATCAGATCAAACACTTTTATTAACTCGTGTACAAAGCTATAAAACAAATCTTTATTGGAGTTATGTTGATTGGTTTGGAATTAATGCTGATGGGTCGTTTTACAATAGTGATAATACTTCTTCTTATGAGGTTGCAGTTTACAGTAATCTTTTAGCTCTCAACAATGTACAAAACGGCGAATGGGCAACTGTTACTGCAAACAGTAATGGAAAAACAGAAGTTTACCAATATAGCACAACATCAGGTGAATGGACAAGAGTTTATTTAGAAGATGGTACAATTGAAATAGACGCAACTATCTGGGATTATACGATTGAAAATCCCATAGCTGGCGAAGAACCAATTACAGAAACAAGACAAATATTACAAGCTCTAAACACTGAAATATTTGTAGGAGATTTATTAGTAAGACGTAATGAATTATTAATATTGATGTTTGAATTTATAATGAGTACATTGGCCGCGCCAAACTGGTTGTTTAAAACTAGTTTAATTGATATAAATCATAAAATACGTGACTTAATTGAATATCCAATATTCAGAAGAGATAATCAAGACTTTGTTGAGGATTATATCAAAGAAGTTAAACCATATCATGTTCAAATTAGAGAATTCAATTTAAGATACGAAGGTGAAGATACTTACAACGGAAGTGTAACTGATTTTGATTTACCAGCATATTACGATAATACTTTACAACAGTTTGTATCGCCAATATTAGATGATAGTACAAATCCAGAATCAAAAAGTGCCGTGCCAAGTACATCATCATTATGGACGACGTTTCCATGGAGTCAATGGTATCAAAACTATCTATTGGTGGTTTCAACTGCTACAGTAGTTAATGGTGGGTCTGGGTATACAGTGGCACCACAAGTTATTGTTACAGGTGATGCTACAACACAGGCAACTATGACAGCAACTGTAAACACCGCTGGAGTAGTAACTGCTATCAATGTTATTACTCCTGGTAGTGGATATACCACCACACCGATTATTACTATTTCAGGTGGTAACGGTAGTGGAGCAACTGCAATAGCAGTGCTAGGCACACAACAAGTACGTGATTTTACAACTACTATTGCTTATAACAGAATTACATACTCAAGCACAGTAATAGATTGGACTGCAAATACTGCATACACTGCTGGACAATTAGTGCGTTATCCAGTGCCAATTGTAGGTGTAGTTAATGTTGCTGAACCTAAAATTTACAATGTAACTTCGAATTTTACGTCGACTTCTGAGTTTAATCCAGATAATTATACTGTTGTTGATCCTGACACACTAGATGCCGCTGACAGAACCATTGGATTGTATAATCCAGGTCCAAACGAACCTGGACGCGAGTTAGCACAGGTAATGACTGGTATTGACTATCCTGGTGTGCAGGTCGATGCTCCGGACTTTAATCAAAATACTGGTTTTGATATTGGAAATTATGATATAAATCCATTTGATAATATCAGTTTTGGCCCAGAAGGGTTACCCACATACGACGATTCTATACTAGATGTGATATATGAAAGCAGTTTTACTGATACCTATTTAGGAACAAGAGCAACAGATATTAACGTAGAGGGCGGCGGATTTATCGACACATATAGTTCACATGCTCCTGAAGAACTTGTGCCTGGAAGCGAATTTGACACACTAGATATAAAAGTTTTTACTAGACCCGGCAGTGACTGGAGTAATAATGGACACGGGTTTGAAATTAAAAGCACTAATAGTTTCTTTGAAGCAACTGGAGTAACAATTAGTTTTCTAAACCTTGTTCAACATCCTGTTAATGTAAATGTTATAAACATATCAACTGGGCAGGTTCTACCACCATCTGTAATTGCAATCAATTGGGTAACAAAAACTGTGGTTGTGAGTGCTAGTGCAAATGCAAGTGTTGATGATGTGATTAGAGTTGAAGTATATGGAGTAGGTGGAGGTTCGCAACTTTATAAAGAAAGTTTTGTTGGAAGTTCTATAACAAACCGTACACAAATAATACCTGTGGCATTTTCAGAAATCAATGAAATGCTTATTTTCTTAGATGGCAGTGAAACAACTGATTATACTTTTGCAGCCAGCGGTAGTTTTGCGACAGAAATCACTTTTGGCAGTCAGCCTACCAGCACACAATGGCTTACAATTATTGCTCTTGGAGAAACTACACCAATACAATATAGTTGGAGCACAGAGGTAAAAGATTACTTTAACTATGATGGATCTAGCACACAATATCCATTAAGTGCAAGTCTACAAGGAACAAACGTTGCAAACATGATTGTTGATAAAGATGGTTTAAGATTGCGTCCACCAGAAGGAATAGAATATACTGGTGATGGATCAAGTCTTGGGCCTTATTATCTAAGTACCACTGCAAAAACAAACCAAGCATTAATTAGTTCTGCTGATTTACTGGTGTATGTCGATAATGTGAGACAGAATGTTTCTGTAAACTGGACTCTAAGTCCATGGGATGGCAGTAGTGATAGATATATTGAATTTAATACGCAGTCTTTGCCAGCAGCTGGATCAAGAATAGAAATTTATACTACCACTGAAGCTGACTATACAATTGTTAATACCAGTGATATCAATCTAAGAGTCAGTGCTGCTTTTGATACACTATTTGATGTTACTACATATAACGATACATCTCAACAAAAAATCTTAACCAAGGTGTTTGTTGGACCTACAACCGAAGGTGCAATTGAAACAAACAACTTTGCACTAGGAAGACTGGTAACAGATACACAAAGAGTTATTGTTACTTTAAATGGACAATATTTACAACCAACCGTCGATTTTACAATATCAACAGATGGTACCCAACTTAGTACCTTGGTACTAGATCTAAGTCTTCTGAATGCTTCAGACGTTTTAGCAGTAACAATTTTTACGAATAGTGTTGTACCAAACAGTCTTAACTTCCGTATCTTCCAAGACATGATTGGTAATCAAAAACTGCTTAGATTTAATAAAACAAACACTACTGAACTAGCACAGACAGTGGCAATCTCAGATGATACTATTTTTGTTAATGATGTTAGCAAGCTAGGTGAACCTAATCTTACACAAGGTATTTTTGGACAACTGATTGTAGGTGGCGAAAGAATTACTTATAGATCAAGAAATACAGGAAACAATAGTGTTAGTGGCTTGAGAAGGGGAACTGCTGGTACTGGAATATATCAACATGAAGTTGGTGAAACTGTTAGTGATGTTGGTGCAGGACAACAACTGCCTGCCCGTTATCAAGAAAAAACCACCACTGACAAAACAAATGTAGGTGACGGATCAACTAGAGTTTTTGAAACATCTATTGTGATTCCAACACTTATCGACAGTACAGAAATCACAGATGCAATTAGCGTAATAGTTGGAGGAACAGTATTGGTACCTGAAACAGATTATTCTGTTACTGAAGTAAATGTAACAACAACTGAAGTAACATTGGTAACTGCACCAGCTGATGGAGTGGAAGTGTACTTTAGCCAAGTTACTGCAAATGTAATGTATGCTCAGGGTGCAAGTACTGCAAGTAACGGAGTTGCACTACAAGATCAAACCACACCAGCTGCTCTGTTTTTGAAAGACTAGGTAATTTATTAAGGTAAATACAGCATGGAACAAGAAAATGCAAATGAGGAATCAGTGACAGAATCAGTTGACGAAGTTCGTCCAAATGAAAATGGTCAAATTGCTATTAGTGGACACATAAAAATATTTGATCCTAATAGCGGTGAAGTCATTGTTGATAAACGCAATGCCATACATTATGAAAATATTAGTGAAGCATTAGCAAATAGTCTTGCAAATAAAGCAGTTGGACAAATTTACAGTATGGCATTTGGAAATGGAGGTAGTAGTGTTGATACCACTGGTGTTATCACATATTTGCCACCAAATACAACTGGACAAAATGCCAACCTCTACAACCCAACATATTCAAAAGTTGTAGATGATAATAGTGCAAGTAATACTGATACTACAAGAAATAAACTAACAGTTACACATACAACTGGAAAAGTATACACAGATATACTAGTAAGTTGTTTATTAGATTATGGCGAGCCTTCAGGTCAACAGGCTTTTGATAATTCAACAGATTTCAATGGTGATTATGTTTTTGATGAGTTAGGTTTAAAAACTTGGAATGGCAGTGCAACCGACTTAAGATTAATAACACATGTGATTTTTCATCCAGTGCAAAAAAGTTTAAACAGACAGATACAGATTGATTATACTGTGCGTATACAGACATTAACCAATCTTAGTTCAACATAAATACAGGTATATTATAAAAATAATAAGTACACTTGTAGTAAACGGAGTAAAACAAAATGGCATATACCATTAACCTGACAGATGGTACAATATTTGCAGTAGTTGCAGATGGTACTATCAATACAGATTCAAGCCAAACACTAGTTGGAAAAAACTATGCTGGATATGGAGAGTTCTTAGATGAGAACTTTATTAAACTACTTGAAAATGCAGCCAACACTAGTGCACCAGGAGCACCATTAACAGGTCAGCTTTGGTATGATAAAACTAACAACATAATAAAAGTTTACAATGGTACAATATTTAAGTCATTATCAGGTGCCATAGCATCTACAAGTCAGCCAAGTTCAAATGTAGAAGGTGACTTGTGGTTTGATTCAACAAACGACCAGTTAAAAGTTTATAATGGATCAAGTTTTATCACTATTGGTCCTGCAAGCACAAGTGGACAAGGAACATCAGGTGCAATAGTAGCAACAATTACCGACAATCTTGCAGCAGATCATGTAATTGTACAAATGTATGTAAACAATGTTATCGTTTCAATATTCTCAAAAGACGCTACTTTTACTCCAGCAGTGGCTATTTCAGGATTTGCAACTATAGGCCCAGGTCTAAACATGAGTACCACAGTATCTAACGCAGTGTTCAACGGAACCGCAACAAACGCTGATACACTTGATACATTAAACTCAACTTCGTTTATGAGATCAGATGCTGCCACGAGCAACGACACAAGCATAAGTGTTCTGTCAGATACTGGTTTGTACATTGGTGCAGACAGTGACGGTCATATAAGTGTAAGCGGAACAGATGTAAGATTTGACAACGACACACAAGACGGTGATTTAATTTTCCGTGTCAATGATGGTGGTGTGGTAACCACTGCAATGACCATTGATGGTGCAACATCAGTTGTAAACATTAACACAAGTGCAGTAGCAACTGGGAATATCACTGCCAATAATTTTGACACTGTTGGCCTTGTATCAGCTGGTAATATAACCGCAACAGGAGACGTGTTTGGAGCCACAGTGACCGCGAGTGGTAATGTAACTGGTGGCGCCTTAACTACAACTGGAAATGTAACTGCGTCGAATATGACAGTGGCTACTGGTGATGTAGCAGTTGGTAGTATTACAAACAACAATGCATCAGGAGTCGGAAACATTGGAAGTGCAAGTGTTGCATTTAACACAGTCCATGCTCTTGCAACATCAGCACAATATGCTGATATGGCAGAACGTTTCCATGCAGACGCAGAGTATTCACCAGGCACAGTGGTTGAAATAGGTGGGGTAAATGAAGTTACAATATGTGACACAGAATTAAGCGATAAAGTATTTGGAGTAGTATCTGAACAACCAGCATATTTAATGAATGGTGGTGCAGGAACAAATGCTACACATCCACCAATTGCAATGAGTGGACGAGTACCAGTCAATGTTATAGGTTTTGTCACAAAAGGTGACAGATTAGTCAGTGCAGGTAACGGATTAGCCAGAGCTGGAAACTTGGACGAGCTTTCAAGTTTCAATGTAATTGGACGTGCATTAGAGAACAAAACAAAAGGAGAAATTGGCACTGTAGAGGCTATTGTAAAGATAGTGTAAAAATAATAAATATATTGATATCCAGCTATAGCAAAAAAAAATTTATGACGTGGATGAAAATCTAAACTAATAAAACTGCAAAGATATATAACGCAGGACGCCATAAGCAATAGCGTATAATAAAATACTAATACAAAGGAAAAAACAAAATGACATATAGCTCAGGAAATACCATCTTAGATGATGACTATAATGGATTCAAAGATGATATAAACACAATCTGGAGCACCGGATCAGGCGATTCTGGATATGGTCAAAGTGCAGTATCAGCAGTAAGTGCAGGATCAACTATAACTGCAACACAATGGGGCAGTTTGTTAACACCAATGACAAGTGCTGGTGCACATCAAAACACAAGTTTATCACCCATAGGAAATCCAAGTGCGGGAGATACAATACAGGCTTACACAACACTAGCAAGTAATATTACGGCTATTACAAATGGTCGTTTGGATGCCAACGCTAGTGGCACAGACGCCAGTGCAACTACTACAACAACCAGTGCATGGAGTGCTTCTGCAACTACATCAAAAACCATAACATTTGCCAGTGCAAACCAACTGCGTTATTTTTTCAACGCTGGTGGTATGATAAGAATGAGTTTTTCACGCTCAGGTGGTTCTAGTAACACACAAAACACCAGTTGGACAAACCTACTTACTGCAACAGGTACTATTGTTGCAACAGGATCAGCTGCTAGTAGAAATGTTGCTGGAGTAATCTACACAGGCACTACAAAAATTGGCGGATCAGGCACAGAGGACACTCTAAATACTGCTTACGGTGCAGTAACAAACTATACCGGAACAGCAACAACAATTTTGAAAAAATTTACAACTACCTATCTATACACCAGTAACTTTATTGAAATAAAGGCAAGTGTATCAGGATCTGTCATCACATTTGCAGTTACCTTAGATGATAACGATAGCACAATTGGAACTGATCAGGTAGACGGTACACTAACAATGACAACAGTTGTACGTCCACCATCAACAGCCAATCTAAGTGACAGTTGGGGAACAGTAAGTCAGAACAGTGCAACGTGGTCATTAACATAAAATTTAAAAATTAAACCATACAATAGTTTGCATACTAATTAACAGTATGCAAACAGATCAACTTTCCCAAAATATTAAAACAAGATTTAACCATCAACAAGCAAGGACTATTTTGCGTGAAACCTATCAGGCCAAGATGGTTTTTGCACACAATGGCGGCATGTGGCGTGCATCACCTGAACTGATTGTGTTGTGCAATTCGTGCGAAGGCACTGTTGTGCTAGAAGACATATACAATACTCCAGTTAGTGTCGATAGCAATGAATTATGTGACTTAGCAAAACAACGCTGGCAAGAACAAATGAATGCTTGGCAAGCAGAATACAAAGAAATCTCAAAAAATCGATGACAGTTGGTGCTTTGATTTTTGCTTTTGATAGCGAGATATCTTACACTAGATTGGCAATGGAATGTGCAAGTCGTGTAATCAAATATCTTGATATTCCTGTCACGCTTGTAACGGACAAACACATTGACACAGACGTGTTTGAAAAACAAATCATTGTTGACAGAGGTGCTGATACCAATCGTCGATTTTTTGTTGATAGACAATCATCTACAACTTGGTATAATTTTGGAAGATATCGTGCTTTAGAATTGTCGCCATACACCAGAACACTGCTCATTGACAGTGACTATATGATCAACAATGATGCACTGCTACCATTTTTTACAAGCTCACAACCTTTTTTGTGTCATAGATCAGTACAGAGTATACATCATGCTAAATCAAGAATAGAAAAGTTTGGTACCAAAAACACAAACATGTGGTGGGCCACTGTGGTTATATTTGAAAAAAGCAATAGTTTCACAGAAGATGTGTTTACAGTTTGGAAAATGGTCCAAGAAAATTATAAACACTATGCTGAACTTTTTGGTTTTAGTACAAAACAGTTTAGAAATGACTATGCACTAAGCATTGCTCTTTTATTGTGCAACGGAAATCTACATCCAACACAGTGTGAAATTCCGTGGCCTTTGTTAAATGTTGATACTGATGTAAAAGTAAGTTATATGGACAACACCTGGTGGATCGAGTACCAAGAAAAAAATAACAATAAAAAAATATGTGTGAAAAACAATGATTTACACGTGATGTGTAAAACTTATCTAGAAGAATTATATGCAATACCAAGCTGAAAAAGGATACATGATAGTTGCTGGTCTCGACGAGCAAGTAGACTATTTGACATGTGCTATCACTCTGGCACGAAGTATAAAATACTGGCACAAAGATGCAAAGGTATGTTTACTTACAGATGTTGAAAACTATCAAAACAGTGTATTTGACTATGTGGTAAATTTTCCTTATGGAAATACTGGCGGCTGGACCACAGATTGGCAAGTGTTTGATGCAAGCCCTTTCCATGAAACTGTCAAACTAGAGGCAGATATGCTGGTAAGTGGTCCAATTGATCACTGGTGGACACTGTTCAGGAACAAACCTGTCTGGATTTCCTCAGGCTGCAGAGACTTTCATGGTCAAACTGCAAAAAATCGACACTATCGCAAAATCTTTGATCAGAATAACCTTCCAGATGTTTATAATGCCATAACATATTGGAGAGTGAGCAGAGAAGCACAAAACTTTTTTTATCAGACAAGGCAAATCTTTGAACAATGGGATTCAGTAAAAACTATGATACAGGGTGCTCAAGACGAAATAGCCAGCACAGATCTAGTTTATGCTTTGGGTGCAGATGAATTTGTTACACCTGGTGTAGGTCCGCAGATTGTTCATATGAAGTCGCACATAATTGGAACCAGTGCAGAAGATTGGAGTAAAGAACTAGTTTGGGAAGTGATTGATGGAGTGTTACGTATCAACGGACATAATCAAACTGGAATCGTACACTATAATCAAAAACACCTAGCCAAAAATTTTGGAGACTATTATGGATGAAGATGTATTTGCAATTTTTAATCGTTTGATAGCCGATATAGAAAAAAATAAGGTTGACTATGAGTACAGATTATACTATAATAAAGAAACATGTGAGCCTCTTTTTTATACCATGGATGATAAATCTCAAGGTGATTATATTGTAGTCTCGAAAGAACAATATACCGAAGGACGTTATGATGTCAGGATACGTAACGGCATTATTGAAAAATTAGTGGATGCCGAAGTTTGGACCAAACTTGTACCAAGCAATGAAGGAACAACTACTAGAGCAGACAACGTGATGATTATAGATCAAAATGGTTCATTTAAATGGAAAATTAAAAGCTACTATCAATAATTAAGGTGCAGGGGAAAAGTAAAAACAATGAACAAAACTGTTGACGTGGCTGATATAGATTGTGTATATTTAAGCTACGATGAACCCAAGAAAGAAGAATTTTGGGTAAAAATCCGCAACATAGTGCCATGGGCAAAACGTGTTGATGGAGTAAAAGGTTCAGACGCCGCACACAAAGCTGCCGCTGAAGCCAGTGATACAGAACGTTTTATATTGATTGATGGTGACAATCTACCTGAAGAAAATTTTTTCAACGAAACCTTAGAATACAAAACTGAACAATATGAACATGCCGTATATAGATGGCGTGCCCGTAACGATATCAATGGATTGATGTACGGCAATGGTGGTATAAGCTCGTGGACAAAAACATTTGTACGTAACATGCGTACACACGAAGCCTCAGAAGGTGCAGATGACACTGACGTTGAGTTTTGCTTTGATGATCTATATTGGCCAATGTACAACTGTTACTCAACTACATACCCCGGAGAAAGTGCAAAGCATGCTTTTCGTGCGGGCTTTAGAGAAGGCGTAAAAATGTGCCTTGATAGAGGTACAAAGCCTAGTGCAAGTGAATTCAAAGAACGTGTACACAACAGGAACTTGGACCATTTAACCATCTGGCACAATGTAGGCGCAGATACTGAACATGGATTGTGGGCAATTGCAGGATCAAGGTTAGGCACATGGAAAACCATGCTCAGTGATTGGGATTACAAACAGGTGCAAGACTTTGCTTTACTTGAAGATATGTGGAATGATGTTAAACATATACCTCCTGGAGAACTTGTTACTATAAAGGCAGAAGATCTAGCAAGACAATTAGCACTTCCTATGAACATATATACTCCGATACAAAGTAAGTTTTTTAAACACCATTATAGAAGTAATTGGCACAACAAAACAATTATGACTCGCGAAATAGACATAATTAAACAACAAGAGGGTTGGTAAATGCTAGAAGCAGTTAAATTAAATTATGATATAGACATATTCACACGTGCAGATTATCAAGTACATAGTGGTAGCTGTATTAGTCATCAGGTACATGAATTGAAAGATATACACGAAAAATTTGGAGGCTTTCCAGATAGTTATGATATGGGTAATACTCTTATTAGACAACTATGGTGGACTAGAGAACAAGTAGACTTTGAAGAAATAGGAAAGCAATTGGGAATAGAGGTTGTAACGATAAGCAGTATTTTACAACCCCCAGGCAACATTATACCAGTACACCGAGATACATTCTTTCAAATTAAAAAAGCACATCCTGATGATACTAGATTAAAAATAAGAGCAAATATATACTTGCAAGACTGGTCCATTGGTGAGTTTCTGCAATACGAAAAAGATAACGAATGGCATAATTCAACACATTGGAAAGCAGGCGAAGGTTGGATTTGGGATAGCGACCATTTACATCTAAGTGCTAATGCCGGAATGAGAGACAAATATACACTACAGGTAAGCGGTTTTTATATCAGATGAATATTATTGTAAAAAGCAGTAATAACCATATCTGGAATCTTAATGAAATATATTCTAATATTGATACTGCTATGCTTCATAATCAAGATATTACTCTCGACTTAAACTACGAAGGTCCTGATATTTCGAATACTGAGCTCGAAAATTATATTATGCACTGTGCAAATTTACACAATTATAATCCATCAAGGATATCGGTACAAACTTCAAATCAAGTACAGAAACATGACGTTTTTAAAATTGATATACACTCGCCAATTTATATAAAAGAAATTGCAAAAGAATACGAACACACTTATGACAAAGATATTATTAAACATTTTGGTATGTTTATAGGAAGAAGTAATGCACCAAGACTTGACTTAGCAAGTTACTTATATTATGCTGGATTTCGTGATCAAAGTTATCTTACATACCATTATAATGTGCAAAGCCAATATCATAGAGAAAATATAGGTATTGAAGAATTGTTAATTGACTTTAACCACACAGATTTAGATATTCCGGCACTTTTTTTAAACAAATGTCCAATTGCAAGTGCTATAGTTGAGCCACAAACAAACATAGATTTATGTCATTGTCAACAGTTATTACAAAACGATAATAAAAATTTCTTACAAAATTATCATAACTTTTTTGTTGAAATTGTTTGCGAAACCTGTTATACTGGTAATACGTTTTTCCCAACAGAAAAAACTTGGCGACCAATATTACTTAAAACTCCTTTTATTATACAAGGACCACAATGGTACTTGCACAGATTAAAAGATATGGGTTTTAAAACATTCAGTGATTGGTGGGACGAAGGTTACAGCGAAGATCCTGCTTCTTGGCAACCTACAGAAATTAAAAAAGTTATAAGTTCTATTAGTGAACTAGGGATTACTAACTTACAAGAAATGTATAGAGAAATGCAGCCAGTACTTGAACATAATAAAAAAAGGTTTTTAGAACTTACGAGCAACGATTTTGACATATTTAAAAATGACAAATATCAAACAAAATAAAGGTGATGGTGTTGATGAGAACTTCAAAAGTGATTTCTTATCAGATGCAGAACGTGCTGAACAAAAGTTAAATACTGTATCACCAAGTTTTTGTTTAGCTAAATGGAAGCAACTTAGTTTGCATTTAACAACTGGTATGAATAATAGTTGTTATCATCCTCCATTGCATAGGGCAGATGCAAACGCAATCAGAGACAATCCTAGTGCATTGCATAACACAGAACACAAAAAACAACAACGTAAATTGATGTTGGAAGGTACGCGACCCACTGAGTGTAGTTACTGCTGGGCTATGGAAGACAATGGTAAACTCAGTGACAGACACTATCGTTCAGGTGAGCCTTGGGCAATTAAAGACTTTGAAACTATAAAAAATTCTTCATGGGATCAAGATATTACTCCTAGTTATGTTGAAGTAGATTTTAATAGTGCATGTAATCTCAGTTGCAGTTATTGTTCTCCCCAGTATAGTTCAACATGGATGAAAGAAACACAACGTGAAGGTGCATGGCCAACATCAACACCACACAATGATCCTAGTCACTTTGTAGGAGAACGCAGGCCCATACCTGCAAGAGAACACAATCCATATGTAGAAGCATTTTGGGAGTGGTGGCCTACACTTTATCCAGAACTTGAACATTTTAGAATGACCGGTGGCGAACCAATGATGGATAAAAACACATATCGTGTTTTTGATTACGTGCTACAAAATCCTTCGCAAAAGTTACATTTAAGTACAACTTCAAATTTCAGTGTAGAAGAAAAACTTTGGCAACGTTACAAAGCATATGTCACTATGCTTTGCGAAAGTCCAGGTACAGTTGAACATTTTATGCAATATGTGAGTCTGGACGGTATGTTTAAGCCAGCAGAATACATGCGTCATGGTTTAGATTTTAATTTGCTCTGGGATCGAGTAAATCAATTTTTGAACGACATACCAGAACGCAGTAGTATCACTTTTATAATTACTATGAATAATCTTAGTGTAACCACACTGAAGAATCTGTTTGCTGGTATACTTGGACTTAGGCAAATATACAGTAACACCTATCAACGTGTATGGTTTGATACACCTGTACTACGTACACCTACCTGGCAGAGTTTGCAGTTATTGCCAGAAAGTTATGTATATGAACTTGAGCTTTGCAAGACGTGGATGAATGATCAATTAGAAAAACCTGAAACACGTTTTAAAGGATTTAAAGATTACGAAGTTAACAGGCTAGACAGAGACATTGCTTGGATGCGTAACGGACAACATCTCGATCCTGTCTATATTAACAAAAACAAAGCAGACTTCTACAGGTTTTTTAACGAACACGATAGACGTAGAGGCACAGACTTTTTAAAAACTTTTCCTGAAATGTCATCTTGGTGGGAAGAGTGCAAATATTTGGCTAGTAAACAATAAGCGATAACTACATTTATGAAAGTTATAGTTACAGGATCCGGTGGTTTCTTAGGAAGCCACACAGTAAAATATTTCCGCAATAAAGGTCACGAAGTCACTGCATTTACACAAGATGTACGTCGTAACCTGCCTTACGAAAACTTTGATTGTTTGTGTCATTTTGCTGCCTATGTTGGTGGACGTAAAGGTATTGATAATAATAAATGGCTTATTACTGAAAATATAGAAATTGATAGAATTACATTTAGATGGGCTGAAGAATGGTGTAAGAAAATAATCTATCCTAGCAGTTGTGCGGCCTATCCTCTGCACCTACAAGAAATGCCTGACACACCGATGCAAGAAGAACAGTTTGGAAGTAGTAAAACTTTTGACATATACGGGCTTGCTAAAGTTGTTGCAGAAAGTATGCTTAAAACATTACACATTCCTGTACACGTCATGCGACCTTTTAGCATATACGGCCCTGGACAAGACTTGGATTATCCGATACCTGCAATAATACAAAGAGCAAAGAAAGGTGAGTGTAGTGTGTGGGGAAGTGGTACACAAACAAGAGACTGGGTTTACATAGATGATGCACTGAAAATATTTGAATACCTACTACACAAACAAGAATCTACTACAGTAAATATTGCAACAGGCAAAGCAATAACATTCAAAGAAATAGCAGAAACAGTATATAAGTTAATGCATGGTGTAAAAATTCCTGTGAAGACACAAACAGACCAACCCGAAGGTGCTGGACATAGGGTTGGTAGCACTGAGCGTATGAGCAGTCTTGGGCTGAGATGTGATATACCAATTGAATACGGAATTAGAAAGATGATCGAATGGTCACAAGAATAGGCACACACTTTCCTTTAGATTGGGCTTATGGAAAAGATGAATTATATATCTTTGATAAAACGCACAGTCAAATTGATAAAAAGTTTCCAAATCAGCGTAACTTGTTAATTAATACCACATGGTTTGGCAGTCAATTTGGTGATAATAACGACTGCTGGACAGAAGCGATGAATTTAGAAGGTAAATTTACTAATCTATTTTTATTATGTATTATTGATCCAATATATCTTTTTGAAGAAGATCTAGAAAAAATAATAAACAAGTACAATATTAAAAACATATATCGAATCGGAATGTTCGAAGGTGAAGCAATGGAATGGAACTTTCATGCACTTATTGCCAACGACCGCATGCCTGAATATAAGGAAGAAGAGGTATTAATGCAAAGTGCAGACTTTGCGTATATGCTATATCAAAGAAAACCAAGACTGCATCGAGTTGAAATTACCAATATTTTAAGAGAACAACCGCATCTGTTAGAACGTGGTATTGTTACATTAGGTGGAGTAGCAAAAGATGGAACAGATTGGCACCAAGGTCTTGAAGTTATTCCAATGACAATAGATGATCTACCGTCGGCATACAAGCAGACAGACGGAGATGATGACGATCATGCTGGAGTTCCAAATGATCTTGTAACAATTGGACGCCTTGATTTGTGGCAAAACCATTTTTTAAATGTGGTAAGCGAAACAGAATTTGACGAATGGAAACCTGTGTTTATGACAGAAAAAATTTGGAAGCCAATGATAGGACTACGTCCGTTTCATGTGCATGGTAATCCAAGATCTTATCAATGGTTAAGAGACAGAGGATTTCGAACATTTAATCATTATTGGAAACATTTGCCGGTTGAGACAATTACAGAAGAATACGGTCAACATAATGCACTAATGGATGTAATAAATTATCTAGTGGATATGCCAAGATTAGAAATAGAACAAATGTACCTTGACATGTTACCAGATTTGCGTTATAATAAAGCTCGCCTTAAAGAATTTAGTAAAGAACAAAAATATAAAATGGAGAACTTGTTTGCCTAAGCAACCAAACGAGACTGATCTAGCATATAAAGAACGTGTACTTAATCCACTTAGTGATAGCATGTGTGGAGCCAAATGGTATAATGCAACTATATGGTTAGGCTCAGGCATGACAACTAGTTGCCATCATCCACTTCCACATCATGTAAGTGTAGAGAATGTTATTGCTAATCCTAAGGCACTACACAACACGCCACATAAAAAACATGAGCGTTTGCAGATGCAATATGGCGAGCGTCCAAAGGGTTGCGAGTATTGTTGGAAAGTAGAAGACATAGGCAGAGACAACATCAGTGATAGGGTTTACAAGAGTGTAATCTACGATGATGAAGCACTCAAACATGCCCATGAAACCGACCACAATGAGGACATAGACTTAAAAACACTAGAAATAGCATTTGATCGTACTTGTAACCTAGCATGCAGTTATTGTAATCCTGCTTTTAGCACCACATGGGTAAAAGATATAAAGAAGAACGGTGCATATCAAGGCCTCGTAAGCGATGGCCGCAATCATTTTACACATCCACATGATAGCTCGCAGTTGTATAGGTTCAACGAAACTAATCCTTACATCGAAGCGTTCTTTAAATGGTGGGAATCAGATCTGCACAGAACTTTACAAGAATTACGCATAACAGGTGGAGAACCAATGATGAGCGGACACCTGTGGAAACTATTAGACTGGTTCAAAGAAAACAAAGGCGCAAGTAAAACACGCATTGCTATCAACAGTAATCTACAGTGTAGCACAGATGATATAGAAAAACTACTTGATCGGGCTGATAGTGCTCCGCTGGACATTTATACAAGTAACGAAAGCATAGTAGATCAAGCAGAATACATACGTGATGGACTTGACTGGAACACATGGCAGACAAACTTTGAAATGTTGGCCTCAAGCAATAAGTTACGTGGTTTGCACAACATGTGTACAATTAATGCATTGTGTTTGGAGTCATTGCCAGAATTTTTAGATTATTTACTGAATATAAAAGCAAAATATGGCAGAGACTTTCCTAGTTTTACACTTAATATACTTCGATTTCCTAGTTTTCAAAGTGCATTAGCATTACCTGACCAAATACGCTCGGCATACAAAGATCGATTACAACATTGGTTTGATCTCAATGTAGACAACAAACTATTTCATGAACATGAACTTAATCAAACACAACGTTTATTAGATTACTTAGATGTAGTTAAAACTCCGCACAGTGAAGCATTTGAGACACCAAAACTACACAACGACTTTGTAAAATTTTATACACAGTATGATATCAGACGTAATAAAAATTTTAATAAAGTATTTCCAAGTATGAAAGAATGGTTTAATGAGTTACAACTATAACAGTAGCGATCCAATAAAAATAAAACTAAGTGACTTAGAAGAACGTGAACGTTTCTTATTAAGTGAAAGCAAGACTTTTTGCATGTATCCATGGATACACTTACATGCATATCCAACTGGTGAAGCATATCCTTGTTGTCATGCTGAAATGGGTGTAGGACAGGTAGGCAACTGCAAAACAAATACAATGTTAGAAATTTGGAATAGCCCTGAACAAAAGAAACTACGTCAAGATATGTTAACTGAAACCAAAAATGACGCATGCGGAAGATGCTATGAACAAGAAGCATCAGGATTCTTTTCAGGTAGACAAAGTGCAAACAAGCATCATGGACACCACATACACAGAACACAAGACACAACTGTCGAGGGTGAGTATAAAGATTTTGAAATGACCTATTGGGATATACGTTTTTCAAACTTGTGTAATCTAAGTTGTCGGAGTTGTGGACATATATTTTCTAGTAGTTGGCATAAAGACCAGACTGCTCTTGCTGGCCCCGAATGGGCAAAAAATAACAAGGTGTTAAACTATGCAGGACGGTTTAAAACTGATATGATGGAACAGTTAATGGAGCATCTTGACTATGTAGAACAAATATACTTTGCTGGTGGTGAACCACTGATGATGGATGAACACTATGTGATACTTGAAGAGCTTGAACGTAGAGGCCGTTTTGATGTGCGACTCATTTACAATACAAATTTTACGCATGTTCAACTTAAAGAAAGATTGGTTTTTGATTATTGGAAAAAGTTTGACAGTGTAGCAGTTGGTGCAAGTTTGGATGCAATGGGTCCTCGTGCTGAGTACATACGTAAAGGCGCCAAATGGGACATAGTTGAACAAAACAGACATAAAATGATGGAAATATGTCCAAAGGTTGACTTTTATATTTCACCAACACTTAGTATCATGAATGCCTTGCACATACCAGACTTTCACAGAGACTGGGTAAACAAAGGATTGCTTCAAGCACAGGATCTAAACATCAATATATTACAAGATCCTAATTACTATAGAATTGACATTGCACCACAAGCGTACAAAGATCAAATCGTTGATGCGTATGAGAAACATCTTGTTTGGTTACGCCCACAAGATAAACTAAACAGAGCAACTGTTGGTTTTGAAAGTGCATTACAGTATTTAAAAACAGACAACACGCACTTGTTGGAAAAATTTTGGCAAAAGACTCAACAACTTGATGGCATTCGCAATGAAAATATTCTTGACATTATACCAGAATTGGATGCATTAAAGTGAAGTTACCACATGAAAAGTTTTGTGTGTTGCCATGGGTAAGTTTAGAAACATCACCAATTGGAACAGTCCGACCTTGTTGTCTAGCAGAAGATGAAATAACAGACAATAACGGCAAAAAATATAGTTTGCTTAATACCGACCTAAATAAAATACACAATAGTGATTATATGCAAACATTGCGTAAAGAGTTTTTAGATGGCATTCAACCTGAAACTTGTCGTAAATGTTGGAACGAAGAACGCTCAGGTCGTACCTCAAAACGGATGCACACACTTAACAGATTAGAACATATTGTTACAGACACCGAATGGACTGTTGATGCAAAACCCTTGGTGTTTATAGATTTTAAACTTGGCAACATATGTAATTTAAAATGTAGAATATGTGGATCGTGGAGCTCGAGTACGTTTGCTGCTGAAGAAGTTAAATTTGAGGGTAAAGACAGCTTTCATTATCAAATGCTTAAAGATGGAGCATGGCCAAGACGCAATCAAAAGTTTTGGACAGAGATTGATAAACTAATGGAGCAAGTACAATACTTGGAGTTTACTGGTGGCGAACCATTTATGATACAAGAACATTTTGATTTACTACAAAGAATGGTTGATCAAGGCATTGCATCAAATGTAGAAATACATTACAATACAAACGGAACACACTTTCCAGACCATGCAGAATCAATTTGGAAAAATTTTAAATTGGTTGAGATTGCTTTTAGCATAGACGATGTTGGTCCACGTTTTGAATATCAACGTGCAAATGCCGTATGGGATGAAGTAAATGCAAACATGGATAGATTTGAGGCTCTGCGTGATCGCAACACAAACATACAATTGCAAGTGTGTTCAACTGTGAATATTTTTAACGTTATGTACTTGGAAGGCTTGGCAAATTGGATTGACCAACGTAATTTTGATTTTATATACTGGAACATGCTACACGAAGCACGGCATCACAGTGTTGGTACTCTGCCTGACCGTGCAAAAGAGCTTGTATCTAATAAATTAATGTCTGCTAAGGTATCTAATTTTCATATGAAAGAGTTTGTCAAGATAGTAGATTTTATAGAAGCAGGTATCAGTTTAGATGGCACAGAACTACGTAGAAGTGTGCAACAGGTAGACCGTCGAAGATCACAGGATTTGCGTATACACCATCCAGAACTCGCAGATGCAATAGATTACGAAGGACCAAACACATGATATTAGTTGTCATAGCACTAGAAGAAGAATTACCAGGATCGTTACCAAGCGGATATAAAAAATTAATCACAGGCGTAGGGAAAGTAAATGCAAGTATCGCACTTACTGCTGAGTTATGCCATAACAATCATTATACAAAAATTATAAACTACGGTTCAGCAGGCGGCAGTAAAGAAATTAAAGGCGAACTTGTAGGAGTAAGTGCAGTTATTGAACGTGATATGGATTGCACTCCTCTTGGCTTGCCATTGTATGTTTCACCTGGCGATGAAGAACAAATGATAGTGTGTCAGACCAAACACGACAGTCTGTTTGTGTGCGGAACAGGAGACAGTTTTAGCGTGCCGCACATTAACTATCAAATATGCGAAATGGAAGCATACGCACTCGCAAAAGTTTGTCATAAATTCAATATTCCTTTTGACTGTTACAAGTACATTTCAGACAGTGACGCAGACGGTGAAGATCAAGGCCGTGAATGGGAAGCAAATGTTCACAAGGGTGCAGAACTGTTTAGAAGAACAATACTCACTGAACAAGAACAGATAGCATTTGAATGGTAGACAGGCCTGAACAAAAGCCTGAAACCTTATGCATGGCTCCGTGGACACACACCTATCTATCTCCGCAGACCGAACGCAGAATGTGTTGTGCTAGTCGTGAATCAGCACAGAGCTTTAAACAGTATATTGATACTGGATCGGGCACAGGAACATACAATCCGCAAACACTAGAAGAACATTGGAACGGCGATCATATGCGTAGTGTAAGAAGGCGTATGATGGCTGGTGAAAAACTAAGCGAGTGCGAAGTTTGTACAGATAAACTTCTTAATACTGATGTGTATAGAACTTACTTTTGGCACTTGTTTCAACACCGTTATGATGAGCTATGGACCAGTACCGACGACACTGGTTGGACCTCAATGAAGCCAATCAGTTGGGACTATAGATTTTCAAACTTGTGTAACTTTAAATGTCGTACCTGTGGTGATATGCTTAGTTCAAGTTGGGAAACAGAACAACGTAAACACAACATGGTTAATTTAGACAACCCAAAAAACAACTGGATGCGGCCAGAGGTTCGTAAAGAAATAAGCAAATTTCAGGATACACAAATTGAAAAAGAGTTTTCAGATGCAGTTGAAGAACATAGAATTGAAGAAATCTATTGGGTAGGTGGCGAACCACTGATGTATGAACAACACTGGCGATACATGAAACGCATAGTCGAACTTGGCGATGGGCCTGGATTGTATGCACGTTATAATAGCAATCTTAGTAGAGTGAATTATAAAGGTCAAAATCTCTATAAAGATATACTTGCTAATATACGTGATTGGCAGATATGTGCCAGTATTGATGGCACAGGTGCTATTGGTGAATATATAAGAACTGGACTAAACTATGATCAATTTGTAGATAATTTTAAACAAGGTTGTGATATCGCAACGCACAGACGGCAAATGCGTTTAGACTTTACTCTTACACTACCTGGATTGTTTGAAGTTGTACACATGCAACAATTAGCCGATAGATTAGGTGTTGACATCCTTGCTAAAGTTATTTTTACATTTACGCCAGATATTATTATGTCACCACTTGCATTGCCTCGTAAATTATTAGATCGCATGGTCAACCAACTAATTAACAATAATGTATTAGGAACTGCATTGCAAGACGTGCTTGTCCAACTTAAAAATAGACCAACGATGGAAGAACAGTTTCCTGATTACATACAAGGTATGCAAGAAGGAAAAAGGCGTGTACTCAAATTAGAAGAGATTAGAAATGATAAGTTTACTATGAAAGATATACTCAGCAAAGATCAAGAAGTGTTAGATTGGTGGAATAGCATTGATGCTTGATCGGGTTGAAATGCAATTGCGTGGGCCAAATGGTTTGTTGCCTGTATTCTTTGATGTGTATGATAATAGTTTAAGTCGTAAATGGTTAACTGCATTTAATAATTTACTGGATAATAAATTACATCTTGAAAAAAACTATTGCTTTTTTGGATTTCCTGACAATGAACGTAACTTAGACTTTTTAGCCAGTGAAATCAATAGAACTATTGCAGGGATAAATGGCAGCAACATTGACTATGTTATAAAAGATTATTTTTCTGCTGAAAATATGGTTGAAAAAAATTGGAGTGAACTTAACCAAGCAGTGAAAATTGATATAAATCATACAAAATTCAACCAGTTGCATTTATACTTTGAGGAAACACAAGGTGTGAGTGGTGCAATGAGCGAACATTATACTAATGCTGATGCAGAAACACGTTGGTATATCAGGCAACTTAATTTATTATGTCATGAAGCAGAATGTCTTATAATAAGTTTAGGAAGAAAAGATGCGGCTCCGGAATGGATACGTCCTAGTAATGTTATGTGTTGGTTGCATGCTCCAAGATTTGTACTAGATGCTGAAGATTATAATCAATTTGGAGTTGACACAATAGCAAGAGATCACGGTGGTGTATACGTTGGTGTTAACAAAGCAGTAGGAAAACATCATTATGAGGTTTTTAGCGACGAAGGCAGAGACAGTAGAATTGACGAGCTTACAACCACCACACTTAAACCACAAACAGAAGCTGCAGGTGATTTTGACATAGAATGGGGTAAAGCAACTTCTGACCAAAGTTTTATGCAAACAAAACTAAATGATTTTAGAACATGGCTCAAGGCAAACAATTTTGATCCAGATGACCCTAGTTTGACAATAGGTCATCCAAAAATTGGACAGGTTGATTTAAAACACAGTTTTGGCACAGAGGATTTTTTGCAAGTGTTAGCAAAATTATCACAATATCTTGATGTATACAGTATCAAAACCAGTAAAAGTTATTGCGAATACGATTACACATGGCATCAAAGTAAAGAACTACAAATACCTTTAATTGATTGACAACTACACTAAAGGAGTGTATAATGATAAAATGGTTCAAGAATCTTATCAGCAAAATAAAACTAGAAATAAGATATCGTAAAAAATTAAAAGAACTGAGGAAAAGGGATCCTTTTATATACAAATGAGTTATATTTTCACATCAGAGTCAGTGAGCAAAGGCCATCCTGACAAAATAGCAGACCAAATATCAGATGCATTAGTCGATGCTGGTTTGCAAGCCGGTGACGAAACAACACGTGTTGCAGTTGAAACAATGGTAACAACAAATTATGTTGTACTAGCAGGAGAAGTAAAAAACTTCAACGTCACTGATGAACAAGTTGAGCAGATTATTAGAGACAAAGTTAAAGAGATCGGCTATGAGCAAGAAGGCTTTCATTGGGATAAACTTAAAGTTGATAACAAAACAATCAACAACCAGTTGCACTCTCAAAGTTCAGACATTGCTCTAGGTACAGATGATTTTGGTGCAGGTGATCAAGGTATTATGTTTGGATATGCTTGCAATGACAATGAAGCAATGATGCCAGCACCTATCTATTATTCACACGAACTACTAAAAGAACTAAATGACATGCGAGCAGATGGTTATCATTTTTTGCTACCAGATGCAAAGAGTCAAGTTAGTGTTGAATATGAAGGCGGAAAAGTAAAACGTATTGATCAAGTTGTTATAAGTCATCAACACAAAGAAGGTTTTCAACATAGTGTTATAGCACCTTTCAAAACCGCAGTAGAAAAAGTACTAGGCAATTTAATAGATGACAATACAGTATTTCATTTTAATCCTACTGGCAAATTTGTTATTGGTGGACCCGATGGTGACACTGGACTTACTGGTCGTAAAATTATTGTTGATACCTATGGTGGTTTTGCTCCTCACGGTGGTGGGGCATTTAGTGGAAAAGATCCTACTAAGGTAGACCGTAGTGCGGCCTATATGGCTCGTTGGTTGGCAAAGAATGTAGTTGCAGACGATATGGCTGACTGGTGTCAAATACAATTAAGTTATGCTATTGGCGTAAAAGAACCTACCAGCATCTATGTAGATTCAAATGGACACAACAGAAGTATACAAAAGTTTATCAGAGACAATATTGATCTTACGCCAAAAGGTATAATTGATAGATTTGATCTTTTTAAATTTTATGAATACAGTGCAAATTGCACATACGGACACTTTGGCAACAAAGATGTTCCTTGGGAAAAGGTAGGCTGGTAATGTTTCCACTTAATGATTATGATCCAAATTTTTGGGTTAAATGGGCAGCAAATATTATAATTATATTACTTGTATTTTTTGTTGGCATGTCATTATTAGGATTTTTCTAAATGAGAATACTAGGAGTTAGTGCAGGATTCCACGATGCCGCTCTTACTGTGGTACACAATCACAGAATACTGTTTGCAGGTCATGCTGAACGATATAGCAAAAAGAAAAACGATCCTACTATTCCTCAAAGTCTTCAAGAACACGTTCTTAAATATGGACCTTTTGACATGATAGTCTACTATGAAAAGCCATATCTAAGACAACTGCGTAAAATTAAAAGTGGCGAAAATTGGGGAGGTGCTTGGCGTACACGTACCGAACTCGTACGTACAATTCCTTATATAATGGAAAACACCAAAGCAGAAATAAGCAGTGTTGGACATCATCTATCGCATGCGGCCGCAGGCTTTCAAACATCACCATTCGATGATGCAACAGTAGTTGTTATTGATGCAATAGGTGAGTCGGATACTATAAGCATATACCACGCCTACTACAATGGTGCATGTTTAGCAGGTGAACATGCTAAGGCAAATTACAAACTATTATACAAACAAACCTATCCACACAGTATTGGTATGTTCTACAGTGCAGTTACACAACGTTGTGGACTGAAGCCAATGGACGAAGAGTACATCACAATGGGCATGGCCGCATATGGGGATGCCGACAAGGCATACAAAACATTAAAACGTGCAACTGTACAATTCGCAGATATTCCACTGTTTAAAGAAAACCTACACATAGGTATTGATGATGTTGAGTTTGCACCTGATGTTACTGCTGAAGACATAGCTGCCGCAGGACAACAGTTATGCGAAGAAATGGTTATGGCTGTAATGCGTAGGGCAAAGGCCATTGGCACTAGTAAAAATCTAGTGTACATGGGAGGAGTTGCACTTAACTGTGTGATCAATCGTCGATTGGGTGAACTGTTTAACAAAATATGGATAATGCCCAACCCAGGAGATGCAGGAAGCAGTTTGGGAGCCGCGGCCTACACATATGGTAGAGACATAAACTTTACAACACCATACTTGGGCTCAAATATAGCAGGTGAATATCCAGTGGATGAACTGTTAAAAGAATTAGAAACAAATCAAATTGTTGGAGTCGCAAATGGACGTGCAGAATTTGGTCCAAGAGCGTTAGGTAACAGAAGTTTACTAGCCGATCCGCGTGGACGAAATATCAAGGATCGAGTGAATGAGATAAAACGTAGACAAAAGTTTAGACCGTTTGCTCCTGTGATACTTGAAGAACATGTGCATGACTATTTTGTAATGCCTCTTTATCAACCCACAAGTCGCTACATGCAGGTAGTAGCACGTTGCACAAAGCCAGATAAGTTTCCTGCTATTATACACGTAGATGGCACATCAAGAGTACAAACAGTTCCTGACAATGATAGTGGTATAAGACGGTTGTTGAGTGCGTGGTATAAAAAAACCGGTTGTCCTATGTTGTTGAATACCAGTTTAAACATAAGAGGCGAGCCAATGGTTGATGATAGATTTGATGCTAATCGCTTTCAAAAAGAGTATGGAGTAACTGTATGCAGTTAGAACACACACGAACAAGATATCATCGAAACTTTGCCTATTGGAAAAATGACGAAGTTATTGGAAAAAATCTTAGAGAGTATGGCGAATATCAGCAAAAAGAAATTGATCTATTAGTTGGTTTATTAAACAGTGTAAATAGCAAACAAAAAGTGGTTTGGGACATTGGTGCCAACATAGGAGTTCATACTATGGCATTTTCTAAACATAGTACTTTTGTTTGCAGTTGGGAAGCAAATCCACAAAACTTCAAACTACTACAAATGAATACACAAGGAAAACTTGCTCCAAATGTAAAAGTACACAATGTTGCTATTAGCAATGGTAAAAAAGACACAATACAAATACAAGACTTTGATCAGTCTAAGTCTAGTAACAAAGGTGAATTATCAATTGTAGAAAAAGGTGGAGTAGAAATTTCAGCAAGAAGCATCGACAGTTATATGATGAATTATCCTCTTCCTAGTTTGATAAAAATTGATGTAGAAGGTCATGAACTTGAAGTACTGCAAGGTGCACTTGTAATGCTAAAAACAGTAAAACCAATATTGTATTTTGAAACTGCTGATAAAGTGAGTTATGCAGAACATATAACATTTCTTAAAGATCTTGAATATCGCATGTGGTGGTTTGCATGTCCTAATTTTAATAAAAATAATTATAATAAAAATGACAATAATACCTGGGGTAGAAGTGTTATCTGTAGTATACTCGCAATACACAAGGATGTGGTTGGATTAAATACTATAGAATTGCAAGAAGTAATTGATGCCGACGATCATTGGTTAAAGATGGATTGGGATTACGATACAGGACTTACAAGAGCAATAGAATGACCAAAGAAAACGATTTAAGACAACGTGTAATAGAATCACTTCAAACAGTATTTGATCCTGAGATGCCCAGTATAAGTGTTTACGATTTAGGTTTAATCTATAAGATAGAGATCAAAGGTGACTGGGTTGGCATAGAACATACACTAACTAGTATGGCATGTCCTTTTGCAGATCAAATTTGTGCCGATATAGAACATGCAGTTATTAGTACACCTGGCGTGCGTGCTATTGATAGACAATTGGTATTTGAACCTATTTTTACAATAGAAATGGTTCCTGAAGAAACCAAACTAATAATGGGCTGGTACTAATGGATACAAGAATGATTTTTGCCTTACTTGCATTGCCGTTATTATCATACATTGGTTACTATGTTGGTTTAGAACTTTGGTGCTATGTTTACGGGATTATCTATCCAATTGTATAATTCTTCCGCTATCTTTTCATGACCAAGTTCACTTGGATGACCATCACCTGAAATAAAGTTGTCATTTGTATAGCTTATTTGTGTAAGGTTTCCAATGGTACCGGGGACTAATTCTCCTGATTTTCCATTGGCAGCAAGTAGCTCCATTGCATTTTCTTTAGCATTTTTGTAAAAACGCGATTTGTCAATTTCTGGCACCAGTGTCGGATGCTGCCAACCAAGCAGATAGGTGTCTCGAATATGGTATTTGGTGCAAAGATTTTGTAAAATATACAAGGTGTTGTTAAGGTGCCATTCACCTAGTTTATTTGTGTATACCAATCTATAATAGAGTTTATCTCTATCGTTTTGTGGATGCATTTCGATTGCCTTACCACTTTCATCAAGTGCTATTTGTCTTTCTAAAGCAGTGATAAAAAATATTGCACTATAGGTATGGTCTTTTTGATAGTCATTCTCAAGGAATTTTCTTAATTGAAATAGCATATGATGTACACTGCTTGAACCTTGACTAAGATCAATTAATTCGCAATTGAGTCTTCTTGCTAGTATACCTGCATATATTTTTTCTGGCGGATATAGTCCTCCAATTGCCTGACCAGTGGCCCAACTGTCGCCAAAGTTTAGTAGATAGTGTGTCAAAGATAGGTTTCCAATTCACCTTTACGTCTAATGTCTTGTGTACAACAACTAACGCCACCGTCCCAAAAGTAGCTGTGTCTAAGTTCTGAAATAATTGGGTTTATACGATGCTTTTCACAGAAATCAAATACCTGTTTATTGTAGGCACTGAATATAACATTCTCTTCGTCTAGTACTAAGCAGTTTACATCAAATACAGTATCGCTTACATACCCAACCCATTCTTTGAGATAGGTATCAACAAATTTTGTAAACTCAGGTGTAGGAGTTTGTCCTTGTACATACCAAGCACCATTGAAGTTTTCTTCTTTGAATTTACCTACTGCCATTGCATGCCATATTGTGCTAGATTCAAGTTTACTAACTTCCCAACCTGGAAAGTCTGAGTCTAGGTCCAATTGGTCGTCCCATTTACTACTCAATATCACACCAGGCTTTAGAATTGCAAATACTGCATCGCCATGTCCATCTGTGATTGCTTCATGAAAACGATATCGACTGTCTAAACAATTTTCTTGTATCCAACGACTTTGATCTGGTTTAAGATAATCACTATTATCAAAGAATATATCGGTCCCACAACGTACTATACAACTTGCACTTGCACCGGCTACAACACAATCTGGATCATGTGCTAAAAACTCGCCATGAGGATTAATCACTGCATCACCATATTCAGCACAAATATCATCTAATTCAAGTACTCTGAGAACACGTAACAGTTTGTCACCTAAGGTGATTTGCCAATCTCTTGGCGTTAAAGGCGGCAACGGTGCACCATTGTCTTTTATATTGAAATATTGAAAATCTTCTTTGCTAATCAGACCAGGACGTTTAACAAGTGCACCATATTGCTCGCAGGTCTTTTGTAAATTATCTAAGTCTTCATTTGTTTCATCTAATATCTGCCCTAATTGATCTCGTACTGTAGAGTTGTTAATAAAATCAAAATAATCTGGAGTGTATGCTCTACCTACTATAACTTCTTCTAGAGGTTGCCAACTGGTGTAACTATTTACTTTGGACATATTAATATATCATTGCTTTCTTTGTTTAAGAACAATTGTTGATTATGTATGAGATCATCTTTGCAATCCACATACATACTGTGCGTCTTTTTTGATTTTGCAATTCTACACATTTCTGTACATACTGCCTTCCAACGTTCAGTTGCATCTTCAATCTCATCATATGAATGATCAACTACATGATCAAATGTTTTATATCCCATTTCACGTAATTGAGTTACTGACCCCATTGCCCCTGCTAAGACAAATGGTTGACAGTTTTTAATTGCTCTAAAAACTTTTTCAGTTAATCTGACAGGACCGTTGAGATCACTTTCTATAACAAAATTAAAGTAAGCATCACTGTGATGCAGTCCTACTGTGTATTTCATGTCTGCATGTTCGTCTGGTGTCAATAAGTCACAATGAAAAGGAGCCATTTTTAAAAAAAATTCTGTATGATGTTTTAGACTTCCTAAGTTGCTAGTATCAATTGGGTTTATATCATCTTCCACAGTGATTCGATTGTTATATCCAAAGTATCCTTTCTTGTGTAAACCTTTACTCCATAATCTTGCCATTGTGTATGCACGCCATTGTCTGTGTGTGCGGACAAGTGCAGTAAAATTCTTGCTCCGTTCTTGAGTATGAAATACAGTAGGCATACTTCTATTACGATGGCGGTAAAGCAGTTCATCGCTACACGTATAGGTAATACCTGCGAGATCACGACTTTTAGTGGATTTTTCGATAAAATGTAAATTTTCTGCCTTAAAACCTGCTCGTACAGCATCAGCACTAACATTTTTTACTAATAAATTTTCTGGTAATAAAAAATAAAGATTTGTAATGTTTTTAAACATAATAGTTTCAGCTAGATCTGTTATCAAATCCATTTTGCCATCATTCCTTGTAGTTCATTCCATAAGAGTTTTTCAAAATCTGCACTGTAAAACCAATTGTAGTTGTGCTCTACAATGCTATTTACTGCGGTTTGCAAGGTGGTCTTTTCTTTTTGACTCATATTATTAATGTCTTGTAACAGTTTGCCTATCTCATATGTGCGAACTGAATCATCTGCTTCATCGTATGATTCGTCCCAAAATTCACTAAATGTTTTAAAACCATATCTACGCAAATACTCTAAGCTACCTTTGCAACTCTGTATTATAAAAGGTTGTTGCATTACAATTGGTTTGAAAGATTTTTCTGTTAGATGATTTTTACGTCCTCGATATACTGTTTCAGTAACTATGTGTATCAGACTATTGTTTGCTTGTTCCCATAAATCAATTTGATGGCTCTTTGCCGCATAACCTGACCCGTTATCTATCATTAAGGGTAGTCGAACCTGAGGACAATCTAAATCATACTTTACACATAATAATTGTAAACTTTGTCCTTCGTATGGACATACGTCTGGAAATGATATTAAATTTTTATCAAGTAAATCTCGCCCAACAAACTGTTGAAGCATTTCAATACGATGTTTACGTTCTCCACCAATTATGTTGTTAGGACAAAGAAAAGTATTATAAGGCTTGCGTTCTGAAAATTTTTGTGCTATACTAGTTCTATTATAACCTCGATACCAATCAAGTGCAGCCCAGCCATGAAAGAAATAGTAGTCCATTTCAAGACCATAAGTATCTTTGGCCCAAGAAGCATCTTCGCTGTTGTATTCGCTCGTAACAAGTCTACATTTGTTTGTATGCAAATAAAGTGGTTTGAACTGGTCAATAAATGGTATAAATCTATTACGATAAATTGGTTCTTGATCCCACATTATAATTCTATTATTAGGAACGCCATGTACTGCCGGCTTGTTACAAATATCCTTAAAATCTGTACTACCAAATGGGTCAAACCAATGGAGTCCTGTACTGGGTATGTTTTTAACAACTGGTACAAAAACACCATCGTAAATTTCATCAATTCTAATCATGTTTGATAAATGTTACTCATACAATAAAGATTCTCTTGCACAGTGCAAGACTAGGTACTTATGGGTACTAAATAAGCACTGTGATTATTCTAATTTTGACTTTGCCTGGGAGCCGGCTCCCTGGGAAAAAGATTTTAGACATGCTTTTGGATCACAGTGGCAAAAGGATTCTGGTACATATCTTGTTCCAAAACATGGGTATACCGAAACAAAATACAATCAAGAACAAACAGTGACACGATTACCTACACAGGATAATTGGGATAGCACAGAATTTGAATTTGACTATTCATGGCACCCTGATCCAACAGAGCCAGATTTTATCTATCAATTTGGCACACAATGGCAAAAAACAGGCGGCCCAAGGTACGTGATTCCTGGTGCTACAAACATAAAATATGTAGATAGTCCTCGCATTAATAAAACATCAGTTGATTTACATTGGGTTGTACCTGAAGCAAATATCGAAAACTTTGATTATACATGGCATCCTGACAACACTGAGAAACCTTTCATTTATCAATTTGGCACACAACATCAAAAAACAGGTGGGCCACGATATGAGGTACCAGGAGCAATCGAAGTCAAGTATGTAGGAGATATTACCACAAAAGTAAAAGCTGTTGCTTCAGGCGTAGTGCTTATTAAACATCTTAACAAAGACTTTGTTTATCAAGGTACAATTCCTATTTTAAGTACTACTAGATTTATATCAAACTATCTTGACACACTAATACGTGTTTTGAAAAAGCTAAATGGTCATGAGTATGTTTGGATAATAAGCGACCTATGCGATTATGAAAACTTTGACTTTAGTTGGCATCCTGAACTATGGCAACACAGCATGTTACATGTATTTCCTAGTAACGAACAAGAGTTTGGTGATACGTTTTTTATTAATGTAGAAAGTTTTTTGGAAAATGCAAAAAACATCAAATTGTTGGAATGGTACAATCCTTTAAATTTTGTTCCTTATACAGTAAAACGTAAGGATTGTCCTCAGATAAAGTATGATTCAGACAGTGTAGTTGATGCAGTCTGGAGTCATAATTTTCAAGAGCCAGTGGTACAATTTTACAGGTATAAACCAGAGAAACAAGTTACCATTAGTTTATGGCAAGAAAGACTCAGAACAGTTGTTCCTTTAGCAAAAGGAAGTGAGTGTGTGTTAGTACCTAAAGATGCAAAAAATTATATTAATACACAAGTATATGATTATAAATGGATAGATAAAAAACACAAACCTAAACAAGCTAGACCACTTGATATTGTTTTTATTAGCAATGATGAAAGCAATGCCGAAAAAAATTGGGAACATCTAATTAAAGTACATAAAGGTCAAAATCGTATTGTCAGAGTAGATGGAGTAAAAGGCAGAGCAGAAGCATATCGTGCTAGTTTAGAAGCAAGTAACACCGACTGGGCATTTTGTGTGTTCGCTAAACTTGAAGTGAACGCAGATTTTGATTGGACGTGGCAACCAGATAGGTTACAACAAGCAAAGCACTATATATTTCATGCTAAAAATCCTGTAAATGGATTGGTATATGGACACATGGCAATGATTGCATATAATAAAAAACTTGTTGCAGTGAACCAATCTCAAGGGTTAGACTTTACACTTGATCAAGAACATGAAGTTGTGCCACTTCTCAGTGGTATTGCTCGTTATGCTGATGACCCATGGATTGCCTGGCGTAGTGCGTTTCGTGAATGTTTAAAGCTCAAAAATAGTTTGCCCAACATAGAATCCAACTACCGTCTTAAACAGTGGTTAAAAGCAGATACAACGTCTGCTGTAGCTGGTTGGAGTGCAATTGGTGCACAAGATGCAGTTGATTACTATGACGCAGTTGAAGGCAATTTTGCAAAACTGCGTCTAACATACGAATGGGATTGGCTGGCAGAATACCTATTCAAGCAACACAATCTAACACCTGATCAATTATGTACTCAACTTCAAGATCAGTCAATTCAGGGTATATAGGTAAACTAAGCACACGTCGTGAAAGGCTTGTACTGCTGGCAAGCAATGGTTTTACACCATGAAATGATCCTATTTCGTTAATACCATATTCATAGTGTACTTTGGAATCTATACCTGCTTGTTGTAAATACTCTTTTATTTTATTTCTATCTGTATTGCAATCAATGACAAATTTATGAAAACAATGTTCCTGTAAATTAGAACTATCAATTAAGCATCTAATATCTGACTTTTCGTTTAATCTTTCTATCCAATAAAGACCAATTGTTTGTCTGCGTTCTTGCCATTCGTCTATGTATTTGGTTTTAACAAGCATTGTTGCACAGTCTATTTCACTCATACGACTGTTTGTTCCACCAGTAACATGGGCCGACCCATTGGCTCTGTACCATCTTACAAATCTATCTATACTTACAGTGTTGGTAAGCACGGCTCCGCCGTTGGCATAGTTTGCAAGATTCTTTGTAGGATCAAAACTTATTGCACTGGTGGAGATTCTTTTACAATCCCAACTGAGCCAATGCTGAGCCGCATCTTCTACCAAGATCCAATCGTGTTCTGCAACCAAATCTCTAAAACGTTGTGTTTGATAATTCTTTAGACTGTTGCCATACAATCCTACCAAACACACTGCCATTGTGTTGTAGTGATGTGGTTGTATACTGTCAATATCCAGCATGCCATATGAGTCAGTATCAGCTACCACAACTTCCCATCCTGCTGAAATCCATGAGTTTGCAGTTGCACGATAGGTTAAGTTCGGAACGATAACCTGTGGCTTATTGAGATTAAGTTGTTTGTAATGATAACGTGCTATTGCTTCAAGTGCAACTGTACCTGAACCAATTGTAATGGCATGATCAACGTTGTTTCGTTTTGCTAACCATGATTCAAATTCTTGTGTGTAGTTGCCATTCATCAGTTGGCCACTACGCAATACTATATCAATGGTATCGAGAACTTCTGATCTAAGGTTATTATACTGTTTTTTTAGTCCAGTAAACGGAATTTCTAAGCCACTCATGGTATAGTTTGATGCCTTCTTCTAAGTTGATTTTTGGATCAAAGTTCAAATCCGTTTTTGCTTTATCAATGTTTAATGTGCCTCTACTAGGCATATTTGCATCTCGATCATTGATCTCAACTGTGCCTTTGCCTACAATTTTAACAACTGCGTCTGCGGCTTCTTTTATTGTTTTAGCATCACCTTTAGTTAGATGATAGATGCCAGTTTTACCCTTCAGCAATGCTAAAATCATTCCTTCGGCTAGATCATCAACATAGGTAAAATCCAATCTCTCATCTTCACCATTTACTGATAGTGTTCTATCTGCTTTAGCATTTAGAATAAATTTTCCTATAACTCTATCACAGTTATCCAATGGGCCATAAACTGCACTTGGTCGAACTGTTACATAATCAAGGTTGTGTTGTTTATTAAAGTTTTCTACCAATTTTTCACCAGCATGTTTCCATATAGCATAACTGCCTTTTGGATCTGGAGTGTGTGTTTCATCAGCAGGAAACGAAAAGTCGCCAAGTACCATGCTTGAACTTACATACAATAACCTTTTGATGTTGTGTCTTGCACTGTTTTCCAATATGTTAGCAAGTCCCTGACACATTGTATGTGCAGCTTCTACTGGGTTTTCACTTGCCAACTTTTCATTTGGAAAACTAGCAAGATGTACAACATAGTCTGGTTTCAATTTTAAGAAAATATCATTTACCAATTCAATTTCAGCAACATCAATTTTGTGAATCATTGTGTCATCATCAAATTTTGCCAGTCTTTCATTGTATAGATATTCTAATTCACTTTTGTCTAATAGTCCGTAAGTGGTTAGTGCATCAATTACTTCGACTCGATGATTTTGTTTTTGCAACTGTTCAACAACCTTGTGCCCAATGAAGCCAAGACCTCCTGTCACAAGTATTCTTTTTTGTTCAACCTTTACTGCGGTTTGTTTAGGTTGTCTTGTGATTGATTTTTTCTTTTTTCTATTCTTTGCCATGAGCATACGCCTTTATGTTAGGAAATATTTTTGCTATTGCATCAGCACAGGCATGAGCAATTTGCATATGCTCTAGTTGTGTGCCGTTAGCACCACGCAGATCAATATAGTGTATCCAACTACGTATTGTACCATTCATGTAAAGTCTTGTTTTTGTTAATCCTTCAGGAAGAATCTTTCTAGCTTGTTCTTTTGCTATGTTGTTTTCAATTGCCCATTCGTATGCTTCTTTGCATGCTTCTATTACTTTGTCCTGCATTTCAGTCCACTCTTGGTGCAACATAACATTTTCAGTTTGAATACTGTTCTGTCTGTTTTTTGTATCCTGCAATCTGCATTCAGCATACTCAAACATGTCTCCCATTTCTTGTGGATTCGCATAACGTTGTGAAAATTCTTGAAAACTAAAACTACGATGACGTACTATTTGATGTGCAATATCACGTGTTGTATCTACTTCTAAGCAGGCACTGGCCATTTCAAATGGTGACCAATGTTTGTGTTTTACCAAATAGTTTAGTAGACGTTCGTGTGTTTCTGTGTTGATTTGATGATTTGGATTTGAAACTTTTGCACAATAGGCAATTAAATCCTGTATATCTAATAACCCGCCTTCTTCGTAGGTTTCGAATTCACTTGCTTTACTATATGATACTAATCTTACGTTCATAGTTTCTCTAAATACCTTTCAGTGAGTGGTTTAATTTTTTTTGCAATGCTTTCAACATCTAGTACAAAATGCAAACGATTTACCTGGTTAGAAAATGATGTAAGATGACGATTTACAACTACTTCGATATCTTCAATGTGCAATCCTTGTTTTTTTAACTTTTCTAAATTGATGGTTTTTTGTTTGCCATCTTGTAATTTGAAAACGACCTTTTTAATATGATCCACCGGAACCATTTCTTGATCAATTTCATTTAGAACCAATCGAAATTTTTCAACATCATCTACTGCTATTTGCATTTTATACTTTTGCTTTAGCAGGTCTTCCACGTTTCTTTTTAGCAGGTGCTTCTTGTACACCCATCATGGCATTGGCTTCTGCTTGCATACGTTGTGATTCTGCTAACAAACTCTGTGCTTCAGCAGCCATTCTTTCTGCTTGAGTTTTCATATTAGATGCTATTGCTTCATCACTGAGTGCTCCTGTAGTAGGTGCCTGTATTGGTGCGGCAGACTGAGCTCTTTGTGTATTTGCCGCAGCCAATGCAGCCTTGTTACTCTGTTCCATTAGACTTCCTGGAGCAGGAACATTCACACCTGGACCACCAACATCACGTCCGTAGTCATCTCTGCGTCTGGCTTTACCAGTATAACCCGCGTCAGCATCAAGTTCTGCTAAACGTTGTACTGCTTCTTCACCTTTTGCCATCTCATTAACAATACGGTTCATCTCATTGAGGTAAACACTTGAAGTTGGAGTAGGTGTAACAATTATTTGTTCAGTTTGAACTTTTTTCATCATGCCTTCGACATGTATTCTTTCTAGTATCGAGGTACCATCATTGAATCTTTTGCTCATAAGAGCATTACCTAAGTCAGTGGCGGCTTGTCCTTCTGTGCTTTCGATAGCCTGCATTAGACTGTCATGCATGCTCTGTTGCATTGTTTCTGGGTATACTACCAAGCACATATGCTCTTCACCGGGAACTTCTCTAAATATTATAGCAACCTTTCGATCGCCGTGTTTACCAACATGTTTAATCATTTTTTGTTTCTCCTTGCTCTTCGGACGTCTCCTCAGATGCTGTTTCTACCTTAGGTTCCTGTTGTTGTAACCATACGGTAATCTTATTATAGACAAAACCAACTGTGGCTAGCTCATCTGCTTTCCAAGCATTTCTGTCTGTAGCAGTTTCAATAATGGTTTTACAGAACTTGATATCTGTCAGTGTTAATTGTACTGGTTCCTCACTTGAACCTGATTCCAATTTAATTTCTTTGTTTTCTTCTGACATTATATTAGTTATCTCCTTTATCGTTAACTACGTAGTTTATTTAATAGTTTAATACATCCAGGTATTATTTTTCCATAAAGCAGGCAGTTTCTGGATCATTCCATTCTAATTCATACTTGCTACGTATAAACCAATCTCTTGGACATGCCCATTCTGGTGCATCACTATAGTCATGATTGGTTACTTCTTCTAAACAAGTGATTTCTTCGAGATCTAAATGGTCAGGATCATGAATCATCTTCGTATAGTGCCCATGTACCAAAGGGCGGATTAGGATTCTTATCGCCATGTATAATAAAAACTGTATCACAGTAGTTAGGATCGCCCCATGAATCAAATGGATAACCATCTGTAAACATAACCAATCTTTTAGGATCAATACCTTCTTCTTTAAGGTAGTCAAACACACAATCAAAGTCAGTACCACCACCACCTTTGATCTCGTACTCGTCGATAGCATCTATGTTATCGTCAGTAAATGTTTGTACATTATAAACACTAGTATCAAAACAACATATAGTAACACGGAACTGCCCATACTCTTCCATAATTCCTTTGACTTCACTCATAAAGTCTCTACCTTGCTCTGCGCCAATTGAACCACTCATGTCTAATGCACAAAAGATATCAACATATTCGTCGTTGTCCATACCTGGAAGTATAGCATCCATGTGCCAGCCCTTACGATGCATACGTTTAAATGTGTAGTCAGACTTGATAGTTGACTGCATCTGCATACGTAACAGTTCTCTCCAGTTTAATTTAGGCTCGGTGAGTTGTGCAACAATACGTTTTACCCCTGCTGGTACGTTGCCAGGATCTGATGCCTGTGCGGCACTCAGCATGGCTTCTTTTATTTCTTCTTTAATCTTTTCACGTTCTTCTTTTGAATATTTTGTAGGTCCTTTACCTTCTTCGTCATTGTCGCCATCACCTTCTTTACCATCCAAGTGCTGATCAATCAACTGTTTTACAAGCTCATCCATATCGATCTTATCAGCATTCTCATAAAGGTCGTCATATACTTCTTCTGAACTCCAACCTTCATACTTAACATCATACAAACATGGAACAGTCTTAATAAACTCGCCTACTCTGTGTTTTTGTAGATCAGCATTTACACAATAGTCAGCAGCTATGTTGTGCAACTGAGGATCTCTGTCACCACGTCTACCAAAATGATCATATACACAATGCAATACTTCATGTCCAAAAAGAAATTCAACTTCTTTAGGACGTAGCATTTTAATAAACTTTGAATTGTAGTAGAAGTTTCTACCATCAGTTGCGGCAGTTGCACACCATTCATCAGCATTGACTAGTTTCAATCTAGTAGCAAGGTTACCAAAAAAACTAGCACGTAACAACATACCAACACGGGCAGTAATTAATATTTCACGTACTTCTCTATCACGTGCAGGATCCATTGGACCTAGTATATCTTTAAATTTGTCTGCTAAGTCTTTGTTTACTGTTGTATCTTGCGACATGTGCTACTCCTAATTTCTAACTGTATATACATTGTAACACATATTGTGAAAGTGTCAACCTAATTTGCCATTTAGAGGCACGATTGTTATTAATATATTCCAATTATCAGGATCACTAAATTCAAGACTTTCTTCACCGCCGGCATCTGCAAGTTCTTTGTTTTCATACACACCAACTAACTGTCTATAGTCTGAATGTCTTTTCTGTTTTTCAACAACATACATACTAGTTCCAGTATTCATCTAAGTCTCACTTTCCAACTGCCACGATTATATGGTTCAGTTTCCCATTTACGGACATGGTTAGAGGCCTCGCACCAGCTGGGGAATTCTTTTTGTATGGCGCCGTGACCGGTGATAACTCGTATTTCTTTTTCTTTGTCTAGCCATTTTTCATATGCAAATGCTATGAATAACTTCCATGCATCATGTACGGTTCTACCATGTAGATCAATTGTTTTCATCTTTCGCCCATTTAAGTTTAAAGAAGCTAACTTCTTTTTCGCTTTTCATGTATAAACGTAAATTTTCACTTCCGTTTGTCCAACTCCACTGCTGATTAACAAAATGTGGTGCATCACTGTTAGGAACATTAAACTGTTGGCGTTTTAGCAACATTCCTCTAATGTACATGAAGTCACGTACTTCAGCACTATACCCATAGGTTTCTATCATCCAGCCCATACAAGTATGAAAATCAAATGGTCCAAATGTGCTGCGTTGAAACTCTATACAATATTCAAAGTAATTATTATATGCATAACGTCCGTCAAGTTTTTTAACAGTGTATTTCATGCTAGTATTTAAGTCCAAACATCACTGCGTCTGATTCTTTTTTAAAGTAGAATATCACATGCCATTCGTTCACTGCCACACCACGCCATTCTGGATCTTCCATCATTTTACGTTGCCATTCATGATCTAGCATCCAAGCCCAACGTTCACTAGGACGTCCAAAATCTTGATGTACCTGTTTAAGTAGGTTGGTCCATTCTCGAGGATCATAAGGTGTATAACGACGAGGCACTTGAACATAATCTTTCAAGTGCCTCTGAAGTATAGTGTCTATGTCATCCATAGCACCTGTAATTTGGTTGAGGGCCTGCATAGTTATGCCTTAGGTGTTACAGTTAGAAAATGGCCCTCAACCAATTCTGTTATCCTTGACTAGCAAGTATGTACTTGCCATAACGTTGATGAAACTCATCAAAGTTTTTAAGTTTAGTAGGTTGAAACGGAATAGCATATGTTGTCAATGCAATCCTTGCACCCATAACAACCAACTCAGTTTCAAAGTTATCCATCATAAACCTAAAGAAGTTATCACTCATCTTGTGAAACTCAGCATCTTTAACAGTTGCTAATGCTTCTTTAAGCTCATAACACATACTAATAGTAAGTGAATACATTGCACTAACTTCTTGCACATCCAGTTTGCTAACCTTACCAGCAAGCACATCTGTTGGATTAGGAAGTTTACCAGCAATCTTTCTGTGTGCTTGAAACTTAACTGCAAGACCTTCACCAATGGTACCAGCAATCAGATCAGTTGCAGTGGTTTCCGTCATGTCCTCTTCAATAAGTTCGCTTACAAAACTCCATGATCTTGGAGTAGCAAAAGCTCTACTTGCACTCTTTGCATCAAAATCATACAAGTCCTGTTTAGCAAAACTCAAGTAACCTACTACATCAGGATGTATACCATTTTCAACGGCCCAATCAAACCATGCTTCATAGTCTGCACGTATCTCTACGTGTACAAATCTATTTGCAAGTGGAGTAGGCATTCTAAAGGTAACACCTTTGTCTGACTCTCTGTTACCAGCGGCAATAATAACCACATTGTCCGGCAATACATACTTGCCTAATCTTCTGTTAAGCACCAACTGGTAAGCGGCGGCTTGTACACTAGCAGGTGCACTATTCATTTCATCCAAGAATACTGTGATCATTGGATAGTCTTTGGCAAATTCTGGTGATGGAAGATCAATAGGCGGAGCCCAATCCATTACGCCTAGTTCTTTGTTGAAGTAGGGCATACCTCTAAGGTCTGTTGGATCCATTTGACCTAAACGTAAATCAAACATATAACCTCCAGCATCATTGGTAATCTGCTGAACTATATCTGACTTACCAACACCTGGAGGTCCCCATAAAAATATTGGTCTTTGTTTTTTGAATGCTACTTTAATTGCACTTTTTGCACCAGCAGTAGTAACTGTTCTGTATTCAATTTGACTTGAACTTGACATAAGCTATCTCCTTGTTTCTAACTGTATATACATAGTAACACAGGATTATATTATGTCAACCAGTTTTTTACGGAAGATAGTTATTTTTATATACAGAAATACTTTCTAAATTTTTTGGATTGAGCTTTTTAATTACAGCCTTGCTTAATCCACCATGCATTACTTGATCAAGGACAACATCTGGTTCGGCATACAAACATTCAATTGCAATATCAAGATTTCTCAAAGGTGTAAAAGTAATAGCATTATCAAGATGCCACATTTGAAAATCGTTTAAGGCAACATTGGCAGTATGATTAAATCCTTCATCTTGGTCGTAAAATATTTCATTACGTTTTAATATCTTATTTCGATACTTTTCATTGAAGAATCCCTTCATATAACAGCTATCAATGTTGTCAAATTCTTGGCATAAATCAATTCCGTGACAATCTAGAAGCCATTGAACAAACATGGGATTTCTTAAAAGTAATTCATCGCCAGAAAACCCTGTAAGTTGCATATGTGGAGTGTCGATAACGTGCATTTGATCGTAACCCCAACCTAAATTAGATAAGTCTTGTTTGGTCGAAGATTGGTTACCAGTAGAATATTCTATGTTACAATAATCAAATGCACTTTTAACCATAGCAACATCAACACCTGGGCTATCTGCCGCTATTAGCGGAATGGTAGTTTCAAGTTGTTGTGTTACTGTAATCAAATAATTGCACACTACATCAACTAGTTCAGTCTTATTGTAAATTTTGTGATCAGAATCAAAACTAATTGAATATTTTTCATCAGCCTGTTTCCATCTCCATTCATCATTCACGTTGATTGCAGTGCCATTGAAATAAATTGTTTCTAATAGGTTATCATTGATATTTGTTAATATATCTTTGTTTAAAAATAATGGAAAGCCTCGAGAATCGTCGTAGTAGATAGCAGGTGTGTGAGAAAAATCCAAAATTACATAGTTGCCTCTGGTAGTACTAAAGTTATAAGATTGTACTTTGCTTTCTAAATTTTCACCAATGGTATAGCCTTTATAAAAGATATTATTGAATCTTTGCCAGCCTTTGTCTAGTTGTATATAATAGTCTTTTACTTTGTATGTCGTGCTTAGGGGTTTTTTGTACTCTGATTCAGTACGAGAAATATAGAAAAACATAAAGACCTTTTTAGTTTATTTTCTTTTTTCTTTTCCGCCACCTGTCCAAACATCACGTGCATTTACACGTATGTAACGTTTGTTGGTTTCGTTGGTGTTTGGGTTAGGGATAGTAATCATAACACGTCTACCTCTTTTAAATGCCGCAAGTTGATTGTTTAATCTTTCAACACTCTGCATATATTCTTTTCTCAGTGCTTTTGATGCATGCTTGTATGAATTGCCTACCATGCCTTTTGAGGTTTGACTGGTTCTTGATTTCTTTTTACCCATTTGCTTTTTCCCATTCTTTTTCAAATCTATCTAGTGTACAAGGCAGTCTTTCGCAGTTGCCCCATAGCCTTTTGATGTATGCTCGTTCCATACGTTCAATGTCTGACACATTCCATGAATCTGGAATTAATTGTCCTTTTACTGCAAACATTAATTCATTTTGAAACCGATTACCGTTTGGCATATAAATTCTCCCAATATTTAAGTCTATCTGCCCAAGGTGTGCGATTTTTATCGTGTTCAATTAACTTTTTCATGTAGTGTGCATGGCCACCGTCCCATGGTGTTTTAGTACCAAATCCACATTTCAGCTGATATATCTGCAAGCCGTCATCATCATATTCCCACAATCGAAGATCAGGATCTAGTTCAATTTCATTCATAGTTGATCCTTAAAAATAACAAACACTCCAATGATTTGTAGCATTAGAAACACAAACGTGAAAAGCAGTTGTCCTAGTAATTCACGAAGTTCATCTCTTTTCATTGTGATATTTATTTCTTCTGTTGTGACCGTTCAAACATTTGACTAACCAATGGCAAACTTACTGGATGTTCACTACAACGTTGTGTACCTTCAATGGTGCTTTCAATCAAGAATGCAGTCTCTGGTGGTTCTTGCCCCATTGGGCAACTACATACAGCCAATCCGTTTTTGTCTATTTTGCAGTTCCAACTGAAGCAATTACTTGCTCGATGTCCTTGTTTGAGGCTGGCTGGACATTCAACAATGTTTCCTCTCATTTTTTCTGTGTTATGAGAAAAATCATTTTGTTGTCTTGGATAATCAGCTCTTGGCCAAAACGTACTCCATACTGAATTTTCGCCTGTTGGTTCACAACTTGTCATGTTTCCTGCACTTAGATCAGCTATGTTATCACCAAATAATATAGGACAAGTACATTTCACTTCTGGAAATGATTCTCCAGATTGATTGGTAATTGTTCCACCTGTTGGTTTGCATGCACTAGCGGCACACAATGCAAATTGTCCATGACATATGGTAATACCTTTATCTGCAAATGCAGAAGCACTCCAAAGAAGTGCAAGCAGTGTAACTAAGAATATTCTAATGTTAAATTTATGTATTTTCATTCATGTTCTCCCCCGGGATCATTTTTATCTAACTTGATTTTTTCACCGTTCACCCACATATAGCCTCTACTTCTGCTTGGTGTGTGATATCCATTGTTTAAAAAGAAACTGGGCTTACGTTTTGCAGTCTCAAATATCACAACTGTTGCAACAATACCTGCAATTAACAATGTGTGTGCTACTGCGGTATAGGCAAATACTGTTAAACTGCCCAAGCCCATGCTAAAAATAATACACCACATCCATGCTAATACCTGCATGACCATGTGTCTTACATTTGTGTCTGGAATAGCACTAAGAGGATTTCGTCGATCATCCATTATACTATTCCAACAACTAACAATCCATTCTTTCATCGGATAAACTCCTTTTTCAAATGTCACTTTTATTGGATAATTTGCATCGACAACATCTTTGAAATCAATTGCATCATATCTTGAATTAAAATATTGCACAATTTTTGTTTCACGCCAATAGCCTGTGACTCTATACATTTAGTTATCAAGGATGGGGTCTGTTTCTTTAGGAAAATGCTGTCGATATTTGTTTACCATCAACTCTCTATTTTCTTCAATTGATATCAGCCCTGCTTCAATTTCCCTAAGAGCAGTCATTCCTCTTTTGTTAAAATGCGGAGTCAATGGCTGATTGTCAGCACTGTAACTTCTTGCTCTTGTGGATGCAGCCATAATTAAATCATATCTACTTCCGCCTACGTTTTTTGTGCCTTTGGTATTACTGATTCTTGCCATTGATATTGTACCTTTTTATTGTTTCAGTTGTCATAATTCCACTGCGGAAGTTTTCCACTGCGTCTTCAACATAATGCATACTATGGTCACTGTAATCAATTAAACCTAGTAATCTGTTGTCTTCATAAAACTCGACATAGTGCTTGTTGCCGACTTTTTTAAACTTTGTATCTCGATTTTCTAAATACATATTACCTCCAATACAATGCAGAGTGTTGCACATGTTTAAGGACCCTCTCATGATCTAAACGGGAGGTGCTGTGTGTCACCTCCGACCAGGTCCGCCTGATATTCTAACAAGAGATCTAGGCTCCCGTACCTCTTTGCAACTAGGGGGCTGGGGACATAAGTTTTACCTTCTTGCCCACCTCTTTCCAAACCCTGCACTGTAAACCTTAGTCTTTTCTAATGTTTTTTAACTTGTTTAGTTCGTAACTTTCACTGAGCCACCAAACCAACATTCCAAAACATGCCGCAATGCCAAAACCTGTTACAACCTGTTGTGCTTCAAACCCATATGTATTCGCTATGTATATTAAACCACGTACGGCGGCTAAAACTACAGCAGTTGCAATTGCAATTATGGCTAGTCTTGACACAATATATTTTGTTTTTTCCATTTTAAGTTCCTTTTCTGTTTTCTAACTTTATAATGTATATTAACACTATATATTGTGTCTGTCAACCACTATTTGCATATTATTTGCGAAATTTTAATGTGTGTTGCTTTCCATTTCCATCAGTAAAAGTAATTGTACTGTGTGAATAAATATCATTCTGCTGAACTTCGTTGTATCTGGTTTGATAACTACACTGTCTTTGTACACCACCTCTAGCATCACTGTTCATGTTGCCCAATAACCCACCTAGTATAGCACCAGCAGTGCCACCATCAGGCATGTTTTTGGTTACATTGTTACCAATGATACCACCAATGATTGCACCTCTTAGTGTGTCGTGTGTTCTATCACCACCAATTGAAACATCTTGACATACTTCAACCTGATATGGTTGTTGTTTGATTATGCTTTTGTAATGGTCTCTAATTACACCATTTGTATTAGAATCAAATGCTTGTACTGGTAATGCGACTAGTGCTAAAGCAGTACTTGCAATGGCAATGTTTAATAGTTTCATGTAAATAACTCCTTATCAATTAATATACTTATAATAGCATCTATTTACAGTATGTCAACCTTTTTTTATAAAATGGTAGCCGCCACCTAACCTCGCCAACTACCTTGTGCAACACAGAACGTTACACCCCGACTCTCAGTATACCTCTCCTGAGACTTGTCAAGGCGAAAGACATAGTCGGTTCACAGCGAGGGTAACGCAATAATTGAATATACTATGTCTTTACAAATTTACTTATCACCAGGTAATCTGGACACCTGCAGAAATGACATTAGTATTACCTAAGTCTGTCATTGATCTGTTTGCTTCGACTCTAAAAGTTATATTTTCATTAACTTTCTCAAGTCCGACTGCAATATCATTTACACCATCTGTGTGATGCAATACTGTGAAATCAACTGGACCTAGATCTCCTTTTAGACCTACAGTTGCATAGCCATAGTTATCAGTATCATTTGCTACTGTTCTAAGACTTTGTACTGAACCTGTTTCTGTGTATCCACTTACTTTTTTCTTACCTTTTGTTAATCCAACAATAGGACGAAACTTTTCATTTGTTGGGCTAAAACTTACACTGATTGAAGTATCTGTTCCATTAGTATCCGCAGTGTTTGAGAAATCACCAATAATACGTGACACATCATAGTCTGTCATTGCGTGTTTCAGGCCTATTGTAACATCACCCTGTGTGACTTTTTTGCCTACATTTACACCCAGTACATTTGTTTTAGCAGTAACAGTATCATCATTGCCTTTTAGACTAGTGCTAAATTTTGCAGCACCTAATGCTATAGCATAACCTGTGTCATTGTTTATTTTACTAGCACCCAATACTGCACCTTTTGTAGTACCAGTTAGTCCACCACTCATTTTACTATCCATAGCAATTGCTTTTGGACCATCAAAAGTTAGGTTGCGTATTGCAGTACTTGTAACATCTTGTGCTGATGCAACCTGATCTATACGTCCTGTAAAAGGAGTAAGAGTTTCTACTGTTGTACCTGTTAGTGTGTTTGTACCATCATCATAAACATCAAATGTACTGGTAGTTTTTTCTCTAGCAATAGTTTGTATCTTAGCAGTTTCTGATGCAGTGTGACTTGTAACACTTGATGTTGCAGTTCCTATTTTAGTTGGGCCACTTGCAGCATCTGTTGCTGATCCTTCATCATTGACATCACCCCAGTCACTAGGTGTTTCGCCTGCAGTTCCACCACCTGCACCGCCTTCGATAGCAGTATCAGCGGCACCAAAAGCACTAGGACCAAAAATGTAAGCATATTCGGCAGTTAAAATATCACCTGCACTTACGCCTGTCCAATGCCAAGTTAAACCAATAGTATGATCACCATTGCCATAATTTACACTATTACCATCACTATCTGTGTAAGGTGATCCTGTGTAACCGTCTGCTTCTGTTGTCCAACCATTGCTAATACCAGCATCAACATTAGAGTTTGTTGAATATAAACCTAATGCATAACGACTTGTTGTTGCCTCACTAAATGCAACGTTGCTATCAGGGATACCTGAATAACCTAGCACGTTATCTGTAGCACTTGTATCACCTGCTTCTGGCATAGCATCTGGATCTATGAATCGTCCAAAATAAACGTCATCTGCTGCACCACCTGCAGTAATATTTGTTGTGATATCAACATATTCACTTGTAGTACCTAAACTATAGATGTTTTCTATTTCCCAACCTGTGTGTGCAGTGTTTGTACCGTTCCAAGTAAATGTATTAGTACCGTCTGTAAGTCCATCACTGTCTGTCCATGCGTTGGAACCCGAATTGTTGTTTGTGCTATTTGTTCCGTCAATTTTTAAAGCAAAGCCATCAAACGGTGATCCTGGTGTTAAGTAGTCGCCCTGCTCACTGTCTCCAGGAAATGTTCCTGAACCTGTTGAATCATACTGTAGTCCTGGTCTTGTGCCACCGCCAGAACCAAATGTACCACTAGTACCATTTACGCCTGCACGTACATAATCATTTTCAAGTATACCCATGCCTGTTACACTGGTATTCATACTTGATGTATCCGACAACGCCGTTGTTGTCATCAATGCAGTCAAGACTGCACCGACTAATAAAGTTCTTTTCATTATTTGTTACCCTCTCTGCGAACACGAATGCTCACATATATTTAACAGGTTAACAATTTTTTAATATTGTAATAAAATAAATATTTTTATGCTAGAAAAGATAAAAAAACGTTGGCGTGAATGGCGTGATAAGTGGACTGTTGATCATACCATTGATGTAATAGTTGACATTACACTATTGCTTATAGATGTAATAATGTCACCTGTATTAATAATTGTTAGACTTGTTAGATATGTAATCGGAGATTGGATTGCAGATAAACTTAAATGGATTATTAAGGCTATAGTGCATTGGTATCAAAAACAACACCCTTTAGTGAAAAGACTAATAGTTGTATTTTTCCTTTTAGCACTTCCGTTTTTATTAATTATACTGTGGAGTTTCAGTAGTATATGGACCATGTATTGGGAAATTATTTGGGGAGACAAATAAGCAATCTCAAAGTGTATTTCTTTAATCAGGAAAGCTACTAATAGAATCTTTTTTCTTATTTGTTGCACTGATTTTTTCATTTGTATTATCTGTCGTGTGTGCTGGACAAAACTTACACTGTGGAATCACATCATCAATACCATCAATGAACTCTTTTCCTCTTTGTGCAAATTCGTGTACACTAAGTGGATGATAGTTGTGCAGTAACTGTCTGTCTTCTTCGGTTATATCAAAATTATGTTGTAAATCAAATTCTGGAAACAACCCAACCGGACCGCATTTGTAGAGTTTTGCTCTAATAAAATGATGACATTGAAACTGTACAAAGCCACATGCATTATGTGCTTGCTGAGGATCACTTTGGAATAGTGTGAATTTTCCGTTTTCGTTTTTTTGTACGGCACTTGTATAAAACTCATCCTGTAACCAATAATGAATTTTTACATGATTGTTATCTGTTAGTGCATAGTGACTTTCGTTTGTGATTTCTCCATTGGAGAGTTGTCTTACTCCTGAACCTTGAAGAAACTTTTTGCCTTCTTCTAAGTGTCGGTCTAGATCATTCTCGTTATGAACACTTACGCCAATCCAGTTCTTTTCCTCGTTATGGGTACCAGTGTAATTATTCAGCACATCATACAAGCCTGAAACATGATTTATTCTCACACCATTGGTGAGTATCTGTACTGGTTTATTCCACAACCTGTTAATGCCATTTACCCAATCACATATAGTTGGATTAAGCAATGGTTCACCTCCAAGAATAGTCACTTTTTGTAGGCGTATCTTTCCTGCCCATGCGGTGTACTCTGCTTCATAGTCAGTCCATTTTTGATAACCACTAAAAGCATGATTGTTGAATCGGTTACAGTTTGAGCACGTTAAATTGCACACATTGGTAATATAAAATTCAATGTTAGGTACATATGTGCGAGGATCATCAGGATGTTCATCTGGAAAGTGTTTTGGGTATCTCATAGTGTACTTAGTAAAAAATGGTGCCGGCAGCAAGATTCGAACTCGCGACCTGATGATTACAAATCAACTGCTCTACCAACTGAGCTATGCCGGCACGATTCACCTTTTTACTTATTAATCGTTATTTGGATAAACTCTTTCTAAGAGTTTTGAATAAGCATTTGCAATAGTTTTTTCATTTATAGCAGGTCCTATTGTTTTATTATCAATTATACATGTCCATACGTATGCTAGATAATTCAGTACAATTGAAGGATTTTGTCCGTACCCAATATCATATGGTAAAGCATTATGTGTGCCAACAGGATTATAAACATTTGCCTCACATAAACGATCAACTTCTTTACCACTGAAAGTTGTAATATCATAATCTTTAAGTTGGAAGTTTGCCAGTTCTTCTACAATTGCAATCCAGCGATCAGAACAATCCATGGCCTTTCCTGCTAACATTGCTATACCAGAGCATACCTGCACATGAAAGTGTCCGCGTCCAGGTGCATCTAGTTTATCCATATAAGATAATTCATCTGCAACCATTGCAACTTGATCAAATATATCATGGACTCCTGGTGTCTGAAAGTAACTTTTGCCTCCATAAGGAGCAGAAACATTAAGTGCACCACCTATTTGTCCTTTTTTAACTTTGAAGTTAGTAAAACGATTTAACAGGTTATTGGCACGAAATGCACTTGTGATCTTATCTGCTTTGGTTTCAACTGCATCCATACTATCAATAATACCATATAATTTACATGCTTCGTATGCATCATCTACTTCGTATACTCTAACTGATACTTGTTCTGGTATAGGAAGTGTTTTGACATTGTTATTAACCACTTGATTTTCAATGTAGTGTTTCTTCCATGCATATTGTCTAGTATTACCGTCTAGTACATATGTTGTATCTTTTCTAAAAAATGCTGGCTTACTTGTGGTTTCACCGGTATAATGAAGTAGGTCAACTTCAGCATGTTTATACATTGGAGTTACAAAACGTGTGGCGGCCCTTTTGGCACGACGTTCAACGTCTCGGTTAGCTGGAAATGTTGGAATTTTTAAAAAATCATCAAGTTTCATAATACTAGCAAGGTCTTTAGACATTGGAAACTTTTTTATTTCATAAGTTTTTTCTTCGTTAACGTCAAATAGGTCGTTAGTGACCAGCTCTAGATTTTTGTTCATAGTTTTTTCCTTGTTCTCAAACAATGTTAATGTATCGTTAACCGCAGTTAACTTACACTTTAGTTATTCAACCAAGATTGTCTTGGTTAAAATTCTATACACAACGTATAGAATACTTGGCAGAGGACCAAGGAGTCGAACCCTGGCTTAGTGGGTTGGAGCCACTCGTGCTACCGTAACACTTGTCCTCTATAATTTGGTGAACTGTGAGAGATTCGAACTCCCGACCTTTTGGTTCGTAGCCAAATGCTCTATCCAGCTGAGCTAACAGTCCGTAATTCTTTATACGTTTATCGCAACGTACACTAATAATGCAAAAATTCCAATGTTAATTAACATATTCACATAATGTGGATTTGGTGCCATTGTATTCTCCTAATAAAAATACATTATAGCATCTTTAGAATAAAAGTCAACCAAAATATATATTATAAAGTATGCCTATTGTGACTGCACATATCACACAGTTCAACAGATGAAGTGCAATGTAATCTTGTGGCTTCATAAACGTTCTCCAAGATTAGGAGTATCTTCAATACAAACATAGCCAACACCAGGCTTGGCTTTTATCTCTGCTTGAAGTGCATCCGCATAACACTCCTCCAAAGTGATATAATAATTAAGTGTTTTTCCTTCAACATTTCCTTGCAAAGAAATATACACCATTGTCAAAATGTATCCTAGTATCATTTTCTATATGTCCCATCTCTGTTGAAAAATAATGCATTGAATGCACAATAGTATATGCTGGCAAAACGTCCATACACAGGTGCTTGTTGTTTGTACCACCAAATAAAATCTTCACAAAATGTTTTATAATGCATTAGCCAAGTATTGTTTTTTGTTCTTTAAGATTTTTTTGCAACTTTTCTTTAAAAAGTTGATTTCTAAAATTTGGTGTGATTGTAAGCAGAGCTTGTTTTAAATTAGGTTCACTGGTATGAATAATATTAAAACATTTTTTGAGAAAAATGTTTTCTAACAGTAGATCAACATTGTGTTGTAATCTTATTCTATTATCTTCCAGTATTGTTTTAAGCACTGCAACATCTTCAAACAGATGAAGGTTAAGTTCTAAAGACTGCACACATCGTTCTCTCGGATCTTCTAAAGATTCATAGCTGTGATCTACTATATCATCAAATACATCAAATCCTAAGTTACGCATCGCGGTTGCATTTTTCCAACCGCCAAACCAAATTGGCAAAGTTCCACCCATTATAGACATAAAAGTTTTTTCAGTAAGTAAAGATTCCTTTTCATAATAGCATGGTTCGGTAATTATACTGATGCAACTTGGTTCAAATACTGTTTCTTTTAATAACTTGTTGTATGTTTCTGCGTTCTTAAAGTTGCCATTTTTGATACTCTGTCCTAGTTGCACCTCAGGGCCAAATCTAAAATCAGTAACTGGTATGTCGTTCACGTCGTTATATTGCCAGGCTAAACTATGGGTATAGTTTTTAAAATTTAGACGTTTGATTTCTTCAAGTAATAATTTTCTATGAATTCTTGATTTGTTTATTGCAAAATTAAAAATTGCGGTCTTGTCTTTCCAATTAGTTTCTATATTCTGCTCTATAAACTCTTGGCATTCACTTGCTAAGAATATAGGAAAATAAACTAAATTGTATTCTGACAATACATCATCATGAAGAACATGATCAAATATCAAAGTGTGTGATTTAGGATCACAGGCGCTGCTGTCTAAAAGTTTTTTTACATGAAAACATTGATCTTCTTCGTCGAAACAATGATCATTAATCCATATAAATTCAGGGTTAGTAAGTATTTCGCCCTTGTACTTGTAGGTTGGTCCAAGCAGTTCAATCATTAAACCGTACTCCAGTCTTATCAATTTTTCTCTTTACAAATCGTGCATATTCTTGATGGGCTTCTCGAAAATAATGTCCACGAGGTTCTCTAGGAAATTCTTTTGTATCACAAAAATTACAAAATTCTAAACGGTGCCCGGGCAATGGACGGTAGATATCTTCTGGCCATGGAAATTGATGATGTATTCCTTGAAAACTATCAAGGTTAATAACTTTAATACTTTTGCTTCGGGCTATTGCATTTAGTGCTAGTATATTTTTTAGCTTATTATTGTAGGCCCTTTGTTCATTGCCTTCATAGGTAAGCCATTGTTTTCCATAGTTTTCGTAAAGCTCGTGGTCTTTGACTTTGGTTAGAACATTCCTACCTTGTAACAGTATATCATTTGGTGTTTTGGTAAATGAATCACTGTTTCCAACATTGATTGGAATCCAATAGTTGTGTTCTGTGTGAAACAGTTCACCACGATCTTTGCCTGTCCAGCAGGCTATTACTAGATCAAAGTTATCTGCTTGTTCTAAAAATATTCTAAACATAGCATCATTTGATCCACCGCTTATTGCATGATTGTGTGGTGTGTATCCCAATAATTCAGCTAACTTTACAGGGTAACTGTTTTTTGCACCGTACTCTGCCTCAATTTGATAATGGTCCTTTCCAGGTTCTCCTGCTAATACCAAACCTGGTTCTTCATGCATTAGTGCACCAGCCGCATGTGAACATCCTAGTATAAGTGCGTTAGGCATCGGCTATTGCTTTTTTAACTTCTTGTAACTTTTGAGGCCAACGTTCAGTGTAACCGTCAAGTAACTGTTTGTTTGTTGCAGCCGCAACTTCAAATCTTTCATAGTCTCTACGTGTGTATACTTTTTCTATAAACGTTTCTAATTGGTCTAATAACATACGCATTCTATCTATTTTTCGAAATTCGTCATCGTATGAGTGATCTACATAATCATCTAGTACATCAAAACCATGTGTCCTAAGCAGAGATACACTTTTAGGACTACAAAACAACAACCATGGACGTGGTAATTGTAATGCTCTAAACAGTTTTTCACTGAAGGTTATATGATCTTCATTCATAAAAGTTTCTAAAATAAAACTTACATTGGTTTTCATAATGACTTGTTCAAGGGATCCAAGGCGATCAACCTTGTTGTATGGTACAAGATCTTGTGCAATTAAGTGTTCATGGTTGTAACGAGACATTTGACCTGACTGATACTGGTTGTTTAGTTCTTCTTGTGTTATGTTATAACTCACTGCACCTTTGTCAAGTAAATTTCTACGTATTAATTCGTAAAAAACTTCGTTTCTATCTCCTCGTACTCTGTTCATAAAACAGTTGTATCCCTGCGAGTCACAGTCTTCGTACACAGGATCAAAACGCCACATATGCCAAAGCTCTGGGAGTAAACTTATTACCTTGCCTGCGACCGAACGTAGTGCATGGTTGTCTGTAACTATGGTTGCATTAGGATCAGTCCAAGCATCAGGTGTAGGTTGAAACACACTATCAACGAATCTACAATGTAATCTCTGGTTGTCTTTTTGATATCCGTATGGATATCCAAAATTGTTACTATCATGTATTGTGGCCACATAGCCATGATCAAGTATGTACTTGCTTAAATCTTTTATTATTATAGGCTCTCTTTTGTCAGAGATCCAAATTCCATCGTTGCGTAGTGTCATGACTAATTACTTATATGGCATACTGGGACAACCCTATAAAAACATATACCAACACAGTTCTTTCATACGAACGCGACTGTGATCCTATAGTACACAGTTCGCACGGAGGAGAACATTGTATATTTTTCCAACCCATGCTTCCAAAAGGTATTTTACAGTACCAACAGAAGTTAACAGATCTCTGTGATTGGGCAAACAATCGCACTAATACTTTTACTGATCAGCCTGAAAATTTTTATGATATTGCAAATCTTGTTAAACTTAATCTATGGGTCACAGACATAAGAACACAAGGCATTGTTAAACCTTTGTTACTTGCATATGTAGAAGAAGATAAACCTTACCTAATCAACAATGGTGAAAGTAGACTGAGATGCTTGGAAATAATTCCTGAAGTTAAAACAGTGGATTGTTTTATAACCACTCATAGACGTCATGCTGATCGATTTCGAGCATTGCCACAAATTGAAAATTTTTCACAGTACGCAGAAATCTGTAGAGCTGAGATTGGACAACAGTTTCAATTTAGATTTACTGATCGTAATGCACCCTACGGTATAGATTGGTATGAAACCAACAGTCAAAAGACTGGTCAATTAATGCTTTCACAAGAAGAATGTAGATTACTAATTAAAAATTATCTTAGAGAACACCCATTGGTAGTGTTTTCTCCAGACTGGTTTTCAACAGCAGTTGACTGGGATCTTTATAGAAAGAATCTGTAACTGCATCACGCCATTGCGTATTTCTATTTGTATCGCTAACTTTTACATTTAAATAAGGCAAACTATCGTTGCAATGTCCACTAAAACCTTTTTTGGGCCATATATGTGATTCTTTCCAATGTTCTAAAAACAAATCTCTAATCAATGGCTTTGGGAATGTGCCTACTTTATATTCGAAAGGTAAATTAAGTGCAAATTGCATAATTGGTCTTGCAAGAAACGGGTTACGTGCTTCTATGCCAAATGCGCCTGCAATAGTATCCACACCTCTTATATCGCATCCTGAAATTTGATGCCAATAGTCAGCAAGTAATGTGGCTTGTCCTGGATGCTGATTGTAACTATCTAAACACCATTTCCATAATGGAGAACCGTTACTGTATGGACTGTTGTTATTGTATTTTAATGTTTGATATATATTATAGCCACCAAACAATTCGTCGGCACCAGCACCAGTGAATAACACACGTTGTTTACAATTTTTTGCTATTGCCCATTGACCAACAAAACTCCAACTTTGTACAGGCATTTTAGTTCGTGCAATTACATCAATAAAATCTCGTGCCCAATCTTCGTTGTTAATATGCAATTGATTAAGACGAGACATTTGACTGCCAGTCAAAAAGTCTTCGATATGATCTACAATTGGGTCTTTGCCAATCATGTTTGTTGTGTATAATTCTGCACTATCCAGTTCAGCGAGAATAATACTACTATCCATTCCGCAACTATATGTCAGTGCATGATTGCATTGGGGTGTCATTTGACTAATAGTTTGCTTCCACAAAGCACCAAACTCTTCTCTTGCTTCTTGATAGGTGCAAGACTGAGGACGAATCCAATTCCATAGCATGTCTATTGGATTAGTAATTGTACCGTCACGATATTCCCATCCTGGTATTACTCTTGTTATACCCTGATAAGGAGTTTGCTCTAGCATGGTCCAATGTCTAGTATTATAGGTTTGTTTTACTTTAGTGCAGTCAATGTATTCAAGTATAGGGGCAACTTCACTACACACTATTAGTATATCTTTATCTTTATACTGGTATAATGTTTTTTCGCCTTGAGGGTCAGCAGCATATCTCACAGTTTTTTTATCAGTCCAGGCCCATGCCCATGGACCCCAACCTTGAGCCAATAGTTTTGAATTTATGTTTACACATTCATCTACAAACTCTATATCATTAGAATAACTACCAATGTCTTTATAGTTGTATATTTCGCCATTGTATGCTAGAAAGTTTTCGTGAGAATGTTTGTAGTATTCATCTGAACCGGTTATGTGCAGTATAGCCTGTGCAATAAAAATATTATCGCTATGTTGATACCTTACACTGTCTGGCCCTCGGCTTTTCAATATATCAAGGGCTCGATGATGTTGTTCTATAGGTAGTTTTTCTTTGCTTTTGACTAATAAGATGCCACACATTTACTTTAGCAATTCGCAAATTTTATGTGCAATGGACTTAAAATCTTTTTCTACTAAACCTCGTGTGGTTTCAGCGGCAGTTCCTATTCTTATTCCTGATGTTTCAACAAAGTTACGTGGATCGTTTGGCACACCGTTCTTGTTAACAGTAATACCATGCTCTTCTAGTATGTCTGCAGCCTGTCTACCACTGTGTTTACTTTTGCTTAGATCCATCAGTATGATATGACTGTCTGTACCACCAGTCTGCACTGGAAATCCTTTAGATTCAAATACTGTACACATTGCTTGAGCATTTTTTACAACCTGATCAGCATACTGTTCAAAACTAGGAAGTAATGCTTCACTATAACACTGTGCTTTCGCTGCAATAATATTCATGAGGGGACCGCCCTGTGTTCCTGGAAAGATTGCACTGTTTATACGACGAGTGTAATCAGGATTGTTCCACAGTATCATTCCGCCTCTTGGTCCACGTAGTGTTTTATGTGTGGTGCTGGTAACAACATCTGCAAAAGGCAATGGTGATCCATATACACCACCTGCAACCAGTCCACTGTAGTGTGCCATGTCAACTACAAGAATAGCACCAACACTTTCAGCAATGTCTTTAAAAGCACTCCAGTCTATCTGCCTTGGATATGCACTTGCACCTGCTACAATTACTCGTGGCATATTTAAACGTGCTATGCCTTCGATCTTATCGTAGTCGAGGAAACCATGATCGTCTACTCCATAGGTCACACTATTGTAAACTTTACCACTAAGTGTAGGCGAAGCACCATGTGATAGGTGTCCGCCACTTGCTAGATCCATGCCCATTAGAACATCACCGGGTTTCATAAATGCTTGATAAACGGCAGTATTTGCATTAACACCTGAGTGTGGTTGAACATTTGCAAATTCACAATCGTATAATTCGCAAACCTGTGCTATTGCTAAACTCTCAATGACATCCATATTTTCGCAACCGTTGTAGTAACGTTTGCCTGGATAACCTTCAGCATATTTGTTGGTGAATACACTGCCACATAGTTCCATTACGGCTTCACTTGCAAAGTTTTCACTGGCTATTAGTTCAAGAGTATCTTTTTGTCTGCCAAATTCTTTTGTAAGAATGTATCTAATATCTGGATTCATACTACTTGCTATGACTTGGCATTTTGGTTTCTATAAACCAAACATGCTTTTGTAATTTAGGATGATATTTTTTTACACGTATCTTTTTACCTTCACGTATCATACTCACAGTTTTGTGTGCTAGGTAATGATAGGTTGCGTTCTCACGTTTTTCGCCTTCAGGTATCATCCATGCTTTGGAGTCTTTATTTTTTTTAGCTGCCATCTACTGTTCCTGTTATTGTCATTGTACGTCTTATCTCTACACCTGCATTCACACCACTGTGTAGTATTTTCTGCCAAGGTGTAATGTCAAACACATCGCCTGCACTGTAGTTAGTTACAACTTGATCATCACCCATAAAAAGTGCATGTCCCATTTTATAGTCACCACAGGGTATCCAAAGCCTTTTTATGTCTCTGTTTACCCATCTATACTTTTTCCGTGACTGTGTATATGCATCAACATGAGGTTCAGTAAAACTTGCAGGTGGCAGTTCAATTATCCTGATAAGTGTTTTTCCAGTGTATCCTTCTGATGCTAAAAATCCGTCTGGTAACCATGTATGGAACGTATCGCTGGTATAACAATGATGGGCACAGTTATCAGTGTTGTAATATTTTTCACCATTGGCTATCATCTGTCTAAGAGTAATGTGTGGAGCCGGCTTACGGACACAACCATCTTCACGGTTTAGTCTATCATTAAACCAAACCCAATCAATATCCAGTTTATTATGCGGCTTCAGCAACTTCTTCTCCGGTAACAGTCATAACTCTGCGTGTCTTTGTTCCAATATTAAATGCACTATGCATTATGTTCTGCGGAAATTCAAAAACATCGCCTGCTTTATAGTCAATCACAACTTGTTTCTCAACACAAAGCACATGTCCAAATTCATAGTCCATACAAGGAATCCAAAGGCGTTTTACTCTAGCATCCTTAGCCAATCCAAACTTGCGTTTGGCACTATTATATGTGTCCATGTGAGGCCATGTGTTTGTTCCTGGCGGATGTTCAAGTATTTTTATAAGCACATTAGTTTCGCTTATTCCATTACGTTTCAAGAAGCCTTCAGGAAGTAGTGGTACAAATGTGTGTGACTCATACATAATTTTTTGTGCATTTAGTTGGTTAAGAATTGATTGTAGCTCATTGGGTATCTGTTCATAGCCTTCTTTATCGTACACATTTTCTAACAAAGCACCTCTGCTGACTTCAACATCCACTCTGTTGTCTAGTTGTTCGTTAAATGCTTCCCAATCAATATCTAATCGATCTTGTTTTAGCAAACTTCAACTCCTCTAAAGCCTTTGCGGTCTATTGCTTCGCCAGTTACTGTAATTATTCTACGTGTTTCAACTCCAAGGTTACCAGCACTATGCAGTATGTCACCGGGTATCTCATACACATCACCTGCTTTATAATCGGTCATAATAAAATCATCACCAACACAAAGTATATGTCCAAACTTATAGTCGGTGCATGGTATCCATAATCTTTTTACTGGGCCGTCCTCAGCTAGATCAAATTTTTCTTTTGTGATATGATACCCATCTAAGTGGGGTTGTGTTACAACTCCTGGTTCATGCTCAAGAACTTTTATTATAACACGACCATCCATACCTACTGTGGGCCAGAAATCTTTTGGAAACATATCAATAAAGTCATCGCTTACGTATTCTGTATAAATGCAAGTTGCTTTATCATAATGATGTTCATTTACTTTGTAGTTGTTGTCATATGTTTCTTGTTTTAGTGGCCAGTTATATTCTGTTGGCTTTTTAACTACACCATCAATATTGTCAATTCTGGCATTGAATGCTTGCCAATCAATATGCAAGTGCCCTATTTTTTCCATGTTTAGCTCCTATGTTTTATATAATTTAATAAGTTCGTTTGCAAGTTTTTTATCACTTAATTTGCTTATCTCTCTTATGTGCCTATCACCAACACGATTGATCTTTTGTTTGAAACCCTTGTATTCTACTTCAGAATAGTCTACACCTTGATGTTTAACAATACTTGTATCTTCAAACCCATTTGGTATAAGTTCCTGTTGGCTATATATTTCTAATTTATCTATATCAATAAACCAAGCAAACTTGCCTTGGCTTGTCAATGGTACAAAGCCTGTGCGACATTCAGGAAATATTTCAAAAAACCTTTCCATACAACGTGCATATTTACTTACTATATCCCATCTATCTGCGACTATAAAGTTTCCTTTTTCCATTGGGTACTTTGCGTTTTTTCCTAATTTTTTATCTGCATTAAATATTTCAGGCCGAGAAATTACATAATTTAAGTGATCTTGATCGTAAAATTTAAAAAAGGATAAGGTATTTGTTAAATCAAACTTTTTGTTGGCTAGTATATACTCTCGAAATAGTCTACTTTCTTTAATTAATGTTTTAACATTTCCTGGATGAGCCCAAAAGTAAATTGTATTCAACAAACCACCTCTATCATTCATTGCACTGTCAAGAAACGTAACGTACCAGCTATTTTTATAATAGACCAATTGAGGTTTGTCTTTGCCAATGATAAAGCAACCCAGTGGGTCCATATCTAATTTTTGATCTAAATTTGTAGGCACACCATAATCATAAGGTGTTGCTCCATTGTAAAAATTTTCAATTTGTAACGAGCTCATCGGCTCAATTATTGTACCACATTGTGGGCGTTTGAAAATTGCATATTCGTCTGAGAAATGTTCGAGTAATTCGTCCTCATGTTGATACAAAAAAGTTTGCTTATCTATTTTATCACGATATTTGTAAAGGCTAGGAAACGCATTTTCTCTGTACTCTTCATTCATGTTGTCATCAGTTTCAGTGAAAAAATGCATAACAGTCTCATCTACGCGAATATTGTTTTCAACAAAATCTAACAAAATTCTTTGACTGTCATAGCCGCCACTGTATAGTAAAGCAACATGTTTATATTCTTTTTTAAGTCTTTTTATAAAATCCAAACTATAGTTGTAATCCATGTCAAGAGTTTTGTCTGCAAGTGCATTTCTAAACTCATCCATTAGTGCTGGTGCACATACAAACGGCAACCAACAATCAAACACTTTTTCATACCATTTTACTAGGAACACGTTACCTAATCGTTTGCCGTCAGGAGTTTCCCAGTAGAAAGAGTAATTCATCTTTCGTGCTTGGCGGTTACCTAGTTCTACAAGTTCTAATAATTTTTCTTTAGACATCTTAAGTTCTTTGTAAATGCAGAAATAGTATGACGAGCAGCACTCGTCATACTATAAAGTTTCGATTGATCAATAAGATCTATTGTAGTTTACCAGCTTTCCAGTTGTTCACTGTATCAGCTTTAACACCACCTGGCATCCAATCAGCAGCATCTTTCCACCAATCTTCTAAACCAAGACCTCTTTTTTCCAATTCAGCTGAAGTTGGAATAAAAGCAGTACCATAGTACTTCTTAAGGTCTGCATCGTTAGACATCATGTCACCAATAACAACTTTAGCATCTGCTTTTTGAGCTTCATTTAGTTTAATACCAAATACAACTGGAAATTCAACCAATGAACTTAATCCCCAATTTGGGAAAATATCAGCAAATTTAGCAGTACCGTTTACGCCACCTGTTGTAGCAAAACAGTTTAGATCTGGTGTATTGATTTCTCTTGCAGTATAACCCAAGTACATTAGGTCAGTATCACCTGCTAAGAAACCTTTAAGTGTATTTGAAGAACCGTTGTATGCAACCTTCTTCCACTTGTTTCCAAACTGTTTTCCTAAGTCGGAGAAGTCATCTGGTAAGTTGTTAAAAGTACCAATTGTAACACGATCTTTTGCTTTGATCCATGCCATAATGTCTTTCAAGTCTGAACCGATATTGTCTGACTTACGAACACACATTGCATTTGATCTGTAAAAGAAAGGAGTTACATAACTAACGTCTTTGGTAACTTCTGGTGCAATAAAGCACTTCTTTCTAACTACATCACTAATCCATGATGATCCAGACTTAAAGTAAAATCCTGGACGGTCTGTACCAGCAATGTATTTTTTGTTTTTAAAACAGTTAGCAGTATGTACTAACTTACTGTCATAACCTCTTTCTGTAAGAGCTTTCTGTAACATAACACCCTGTTTCCAGTTGTTACCTGTGTTAGAAGAAGCAACGATAACATCGAGGATCTTCTTTTCTGCCATTGCAGGACCAGAAACTCCTGCAAAAA